TTACCTTCAAACATATAATGAATTATGGACAAATAGTGGAGAAATCACCATAAACAAAACAGAATCCACTAACGGAGATACAAGTTTCCAATTCATATCCAAAACAAAATCTAATGCAACACTCCTCCTAGGGTATCCTGAAGGAAACTTTACACCCGGAGAAGCATATGACTTTAAAATAAAATGCAAATCCGAAACACCTATATCATTAACAATAAACGCCAGATTACATAATAATGAATATGTTCAAAGCTCACACTCAATTAGTGGCACAATAACTGAATTCACAACACTAATTTTAACAATAAACCTAAATTACCATGCTGATTACTTGGACGTAATCATATCAAGCACACAACTTGAACAAACAATCCTAGTTGACGACATAATGCTTTATAAAAGATAAATTAAATTTAATAAGTGTTAATACATGGAGTGGTGGGGAAATAACAAACTTAAACACTTCGGAATTTTTATCTGCCAGAATATCCTATTCAAGTTCAAATGAGTTTTCAAGTAATGGGAGCAAATCAATTAAAATAAATCCCTTATCAGGAAATAATAATGGTTGGATAAGGTTTAAGATACCATTAACAGCAGAATATTATGATAAAACAATTACTTTTAAAGCTAAACTTTATACTCCATTAAACACTTGTGATTGTCATATTTTATTCAACAATGTATTTACTAATGCTTATTTAACAGTCCCTCAGTCTGATAATTTTGTTCCTATTCAATTAACAACAACAGTTTCTAATGATAATTCCATATCTGAAGCTTGGTTTAATTTTGTATGCTTTGACTTAATTTACATTGATGAAATTGAGTGTATATTCAATAAAAGATAAGAATAATTTATTCAACACTACTGTTTGGACAGGCGGAGAATTAAACCAACAAATAACATATAACACAGATTACCTTACACCAAACATAAATTTCAATCCCGTTAATGAATGGCAAAGTAATGGTGACAAATCATGGAAATGCACCGGTGAAACATGGATCCGATTCATAGCACACCCCACACAGGAAGACCTTAATAAAACAATAACCTGCAAAGCAAAAGTATACCTCCCTCAAGGAACCTGCCGAACACATTTGATTACAACAACACCACAAACATACTCTGACATTACTCAAGGCATAAGTACAATATATTTAACCGCCGAATTAACTGAAGAATCCCCAATATATTTTAACTTCCAATTCACTAATTGTGACTTGATTTATATTGATGATTTAGAATGTTACATTCAATAAAAGATAAAGATGCAATATTCAATGACTTTGCACGTTTATCAATGCATAATACTAATTATCATAATGCTTGGAATCAATTAAGAGTTTCTTATGATGAGGATGGGACATTATTAACTAATCCTGAAAATAAGAATGGATATTACCTATTTAATCAAACAACTACTACACAATATCCTTTTAATTTCCCATTAACTTTAACCTTTGATGTGATTGAATCCTCACCAAATTGTACATTTAATATTGTTGGTGAGGGAATAAGCAATTATTACTATATTAATAATGTAGGCCAGTATAAAATAGAGATGACTAGTTCAAGATTTTCAGTTTATTTAAACAACACATTCAAAGTTTATACGAATATATCAGTGGATAATGGAATCAGTTTAAGATTCACACTCCCATCAGAGAATTATTTAAAATTCGCAAATATTACACTAAAAATTTTATAAAAGATAAATTAAACTTATTAACACACAACCAATGGAGTGGTGGGGAATATTTGAATAATACAAGCGGATTAATTCTTTATGACGCTAACTCCACATTAATCACAACAGAATTTCAAGGAAAACATTGTTTTAAATTTATCAGCGATGGAACATTATGGCGTTTTATAGATGTAGTCTTCACTGATTTTGAAGTAGGAACTAAAATCCAATTTACAGGAGACATCTTATCTGAAAATACTGCTGTTTTAAATATTTACACGTATGGTGAAACTAATCAAAATATTATGATATCCTCAGTTAATATCCCATCATCACAATCATGGGCTGAATATACTATCTATAGTAATGAAATTCCTTCAGGTACAACTAGTGTAAGAATAAGAATATTACAAGCCACAACAACAGCAAATACAAAAACCTACATTACTAATTGTATTCTTAAAATTATTTAATAAAAGAGAACCGCAACCTATGTGGATTCAACCTCTGGTCAGGTACAGATTACCTTGGAATTGTTTCACGTGAAAAAAGTGATGACATTGACTTCCAATGCACACAAGGATTAAATAGTCTTAGTTCGTCAAATGAATGGGGTTCAAATTCTGAGAAAAGCATAAAATCCAACTTACCTAGTGGCGAGTATAGTGTATTTTTTAAGTACAATTTAGACACAAATCATACTTATGTTGCAAGTGTTGATGTATGCTCAAAATGCAATGGCGTACTACACTTCATAGCACGTGACCAAAACACAGCCACCAACACCATAATCAAATCAGCATCATTCACACCAACAAGCACACCCGCAACACTAACCTCAACAATAACACCATCTGAATTCACCGGATCCGAAACACAATTACAAATACGAATAGCAAATCAATCAGCAGGAATAATCTACACCGACAACTGGAGATTAATATACATTTAAATTTGTTAAATAAATTACACTACCCACCTCATAACTATACATGTTAATCTGACCTTGTATCTGTCTTGAATTACTGTTGAAACCTAATGACACAGATAAAACCCCTTCATAATTACTTGGTGAATCAGTACTCGCACTAGAATAATAAACATCATTTACCGGTTGTTTAAAATTATTTTGCAAATGGAATGTTGCCCTACAATTAACACATTTAATTTGCACTGTTTCAGTTAAACTTTTATCAGCATCAATAGAAAAGTTTTGAACCCATCTAACCCAAATTCCACCAGTATCCGTTGCAGTTATTTTCAATGCTTCCTGCCCATTCATACCATATTCATCAGTTAATTCCACTGTACAATTCACCGTGTCTGGCAATCGAAGATAAGTTAAATCATTCGTGTATTGACCAAAACTCCAGTGAAGATGATCATATAAATTAGCCTTATCTTTTATAAACATGCTTAAATCATCAGAAGTTTTATTGATTCTCACATCACTAAAATCAATTGTAGATACATCATCGTCACAGTATAAAACAAACTTGTAATATGCTGGTGCGCCGTCATCATTCCATATACGCAGGTTTTCCCCTGTTTCCTTACAGTACAATACGAATCTGTCATCTAGGACGCTAATGTGGAAGTGATACCATTCACCTACAGTTAGGTTTAGTTGGTCGAGGTTAAAATCAGTAGTGTAACCATTAGCAACACTTTCACCACTACTAGTGCATTCTCTTATTCCGCAGAAATCGGTTGTAGCAGTTCCGTCTACGAGTTTGACTTTAAAGTCAATATCATTGTAACCTGCGAGTACGAGGCTAGATAATGTTGCTGTTGCACCACTGGTATCGGTTGCATACATCCGGGTATTGGTGCTGTTGTGTTCTAGTGTTACGTTAGTGTTACCATCCCAACTGGTGTAACTGTTTAATCGGCCATCGTCACGGAAGATGTAATCGTTACTGATTCTTGCTTGTATTGGTAGGATTTCAGCTTCTTCGGTGAAGTATTGGAAGTCACATTCACCGTTTTCATCGGTTGTACCATTGTATAATACTTCACGTGTAGCTCTGTTAACAAATTGCACAGGTACACCAAAGGTAGCGTTATTGTTACTGTCGGTTACTTTTGCAGTTACTTCAGCCACATCAGCAGTGGTGATTGCATTATTAGATGTAGTTAAAGATATTTTTTCTGCGGATGGTAAACCCACATTCAAAATACCGTTAGTGTCCACAGTAACATAATCCTCTAATAATTGATGGATTTGTTCACGTGTATAAAACCATTTATTCATTAAATTTTTCAGATTAACTGATACTGTTTTAATATCCATTTATAATAAACTCCCTAAAAATTATAATATAAAAAAAAATATAAAAAAAATAATAAAAAATAAAATTAATAATGATACAAAACATTCTGACGTATACTAATACCATCATCCTTACTACCTTTACCAGTGATATTATCCACACTAATACCTCCATTAGTTAAAACAGAAAAAACAAAATCTCCTCTGTAAAAACTTTGATTAACTCTTGTACTAGGCTGATAATCCGCAGGGATAGCATTTTCAGTATGCAAATATATTGCACTAACAGTACTCACACCAACAATCCAATAAGGACTTGGATTATAGTCTTTATTCTTACTATCCTTAGCTGAAGCCACTCCTTTTTTAACTCCAGTACGGTTATAAGTAACTCTCGCCAATCTTAACGCCTTATTCACATAAAGATTGCAATAATCAGCAACACTATTATGACCAGATAAAGTAATTTTCTCCCATTTAGTTAATTCAGTTTTAGTAGCAGCGACAAGATCATTTAATACTTTTCCTTGATATGCGGCCAATGATTCTCCATTACGGAATTCTGTACTAGTCACATTATTGATTACTTTATTATGACCATAAGTGCTGGTGGTTCCAATCCCATATGTTGCTTGGCTGCTCGCATGATTTGTCTGTGCATATTCAGAGTGACTGTGTATTCTTCTTGCAAAGTCATCTGGAGTATAACCATTTAATTTAGTGGCATTAATCTGTAATTCAGATTGTGTGTTACTGATTATACTGATTAATTCTGCTTTGTCAATATAAGTATCATCAATGTTTAAGATTTTATCCGCTAATTCCTGGAATTTAGATTCTGAAGTGATTAAAATATTATCAATATTCTCCCCTGTATCACTATAGATTTTAACCTCTGCGCCAAGGTTAACTCCATCTTTTTCATAGTAGATTCTTGTTTTATAATTAACCATTTAACTTACACCTTGTATTCTATATAATTTGGATAAATCTTACATTGTCTATTTAATGCGGAGTCAGGTCTCCTAGCAAAGTAACCAATACTAATACCAGTATCCTCTAAGTTTGGAGTGTAGATTATTGTTACTGTATCATTTAATTTGATTTTTGCTTTCTCATCTTCCTCGTTAATGATTGGGAAATGGATGCGGTTGTTAATATAATCTACTGTGAAATGTTCATCTTCAATTAATTCCATTTCATCATCCATATCCTTATTCACATAGACATGTCTTATCGGATCTACAGCCGCCACTCTTATAGTCACATATTTATTTTCGATTTCTTGGTCTGATATTAAGAATTCTTCTTTGAAATAATCTAGGACTAATGGCATTTCTTCTGGTTGGAGGTTTGTTATGAATAATGGATTATATTCTATTTCCAATCCACCTACAGGCATGTTTAATAGATTGTGTTCTGTGAATGTTACTATATCTGTATCATAGTCTACTTTGTAGTCAAACCATTCACCGTAGGCTTGTTTTATTTCTCCACCTGTCGGATATGTTTGGCAGCTTATTATTGGATATGCGGGACTATTACCGCATTTAAATCCACCTAATTTAAAGTTACCCTCATCATCAGTATCTTCAAAACTTAAATATTCAATTGTATCATCACCATCATCAGCTTCGGCTTCATAAATGTATGGTTTAACATAAATATTATTTTCTTTAAGGACTTTGAGAATATTAGGGTTGTCTATAAGGTATTGACATAACTGGTCACTTGTTAAATTTTTAATCTTTGATTCTTCAATTGCATCTAAGTAAGTGTAGTTGATTAAATCATCCACACTTATTAATTCAAAGTGTTCTTTGATTACTTTTTCCTGTATAATCTCTGACATGCAGGTTACTTCATCAGTATCACAAGTGAATGGAGTGTTTACTCTTCCCCATACATTGGCTCCGAGCATTGGGGTGGATTTTGGATAATATGTTTGTGTTCTTACATACATTTCTTTAGATACATCAGTTTCTAATGTGATTTCAAGGTAATCTATGCTTGGAGTATCTGTATTATTAGCTGTGGTTTGCCACATTTTCGCTCTTACGAAAATCATAGTTGGTTTACCACTAATAGCTGAACGGTTAGCTTTGCCAATTGTAACCCACTCTGATTCATTTTGAGTGTTACCGGTTAGACTGTATTGATATTCTAAGTGTCGGCCGGCTTCATGGTCTAATGTTGTAGTACCTGAATCTGTGGCGTTGATTTCAATACTGTTGATTGGATTGGTGAATATTGGTTTAAAATATAAATATGAATAATTATCTATTGTGTCCCCGTCAGCATTGGTAGTGGTTGAAGGACTATAACCATAAGTATAACTAGTAATATGGCATTGGAAAGCAAAATCTTGTGGAGTGTATTTACCCATTTTATATGCTAGTTTTGTATCAGGGTCGTTTTTACCGTAACGGATGAAACTTCTTCCGTTGTTTTCACTTAACCATGCGTCACCATTGTTATATGTGTGGCTACAGTTACGTCCCCATCCTCCTATACGTGGTGCTTGACCCCAATGACTTAATGGGCTGAAGACTACAATTGCATAATATTTGTCTTTTTCCACTTCTGGGGGGTTGTCGAATTCGAATGCATGGAATCCGGGTGTGCTGAATTTAGGGTCGAAACTTGTTTCTGCTAATGGATGGTAGATACTTGTTTGACCTTTACTATTTTTAACAGCTGGTTTGTATATTTTTTCGGTTTTACGGATATGTGTACCATTATTGGCTTTTTTCCATTTTCCTTTGTTTTTTCCACTTGTTATTTTTTTGTATCTTTGTTTTGTGGTTCCTGATGGTGCGGTGATATATACGTAATCTGATGTTTTTGTTTTTTTATTCCATTTGGTTACGGTTACTTCTACTTCTTCTGTTGACCATATCTGCACGTATATTGGGCTTCCCCAACTGCTGTAGTTTGAATCTGTTGCAATCACTAGTGAAACTGCATCGAGGTTTCCTGTTTTATTGCATTTGAATACTTGTGCTCTGCATACTGATGGTATTTTTGGGTCTTTCCAGTTACGCATCCATTCAGGGTATAATGTGTATGTTTTGCTTTTATTATATCCCACATACCAGTATGTATTGATTTGTCCGTTTTCTGCTAGGTTACGGGTTGATGTGATGTCGGTTGTGCAGCCTGTTTGGACATATGGTAGGCAAGCGTATCTTACTGTGTCTCCTACATTATTGGTGGTTGATTTTATTACACAGTCACTTACATCAGAATCAATTACTGATTCGTCGAAGAAGTCTATGGGTACTTCAGTTTTGTCTTTATCACTGAATGTGACTGTTTTGTTACTGTTTAATTGGAATCCGTAGCTTTTGTTTTCATCGATTGCTTCGGTTATGTCGAATCTTTTTCGTACTGCTGGTGGTGAGAGGTAGTCTAGTGTTTCGCAGAATTGTTTTAAGTATTCTTCGTTTTGACATATCTGTTCCATTAATTGTACGGTAGCGTATCTTTGTTCGCTGAAGCTACTGATTAATTGTAAGTTTTTATATTTTGGATTGCATTTTTCAGCCATAAGTTATTTCACCTGCACTACGATTTCTTCATTGTCAATATCTATTATTTTGTCAGCGTCTTTGGTTGGTTTGATGTATATATTCTGGGAGGTGGAGTCGTAGAAGAATCCTCCTTTTACGTCTCTGAGGTCTTGTAAATTGTATAGTCTACGGTATCCGCTACCAGTGTTGTTTTCGAATACGCTGATTACTTCGTTTTTTTCTGGTGCGTAGAAGATGTTGTTTCCTTCTGTGGATGGTGTCCATCCTCTTTTGATTGCACCGGTTGATAATTGGAATATGTATTCGATTCGTACGTCGCCGATTGCACCTGATAGGTGGTCTTGTGTTATTTTTTCGTATCTGTCGTGGCTTATGAGTATTTGTCCGTTGGATACTCCTATTTCGGTGGTTCCTAGGATTTCGGTTGCTTTGAATGTTGCGGTTAGGATTAATCTTTTGGATTCGAGGTCTGCTTCGCAAACGCATTTTCTTTTACTGGTTTCGTTTCCTAGGTTTAAATCTGTTTTTTGTGGTAGGTTGTTGCCGTTTCCTATGAGTATGAATTGTATGGGATTGAATGATTCGTTTATCCATCTGTTTAGGAAGAATGATTCACCGAATTCTGTGATTAGGTTAGTGTGATTTATTCTTTTTTCACCCTCGAGTGTGGGGATGATTATAGTATATGATCCTATTATTGCGAAGTTCATACGAATTTCACTCCTTTACCGTTTATTTTCATTGATGTGAATACGTTTATGTTATTGTCTGCGGGGATGGTTTTTGTGTCGAAGTTTAAGTGCACCCTTCTTGTTAATGGCATTAGTTTGTTTAATCTTCTCTCAAGGTTGTATCCGTTTTCCAGTCTTATATTGGATGGTATTTGTTTCACATCAAAGTATAAGTCGTAATTGTTGGGAGTGTAATCGGGTTCGTTTCGGAAGTATTTTTTGGGTATGTCTTCTTCAGGCATTATTTTTATCCTCCAGGTTCCTCATTGGGTTCTTGTTCAGGTTCCTCGGTGTTTGATTCAGCAACTTCCTCTTCTGTGGAGGATAAGTTTATTCCATATTGTATTTCCATTATTAAATCATCATCAATGCTTATATTGGATATGGTTTTGCTTATTAGGTCATCGACATCGTCTTTTTTGTAATAGTTTTGTAGTTCGAGTGTTCCTTCTTCTCCGATGAATGCGTCGAGTTTATCATCTATTTGGTTTTGGGTGTAATAAAGGGCGTCATGGTCATGGTTAGCTGCTGCTTTACCTGCGAGTGCAGTGTAGATTGCTTTTCCTTGTACGGGGTTGGTTCCGCTTGCTGTGATTGTGGTGTCTACTGTGGTTTTATTAGCTCCGGTTGCGATTCCATTTAATTTAGCTTGGTCCTCTTTGGAGATGAATCCGTCACTTGTATTGGCCACTGCATTATTATGTCTATGGTTTGTATTGGATTTGGTGGCTAGTCTTGTTTCAACTTCAGAGGCTGTGTAGTAATCTGCTATGTTGAATTCTAGACTGTCGATTTGTTCCCATTTGTTATTGTAACGTATGTATACATCGTATAGGTTTTGGTTTATTTCTGGATTTTCATTGTTGGGTACGATGTATAATCTATTATTTTTTATGTTACTGGTTGGTAGGGTTGAAACATATTCTACTAATGTTAAGTTACTTATTGCGGTTGTGATTTCACGTGTTATCTCTGTCCTTGTCCATGTTTCTGATTTAAAATAGCATCTGTCATGGACGAAACTATCCAAGTCTAATGATTTTTGAGTACCCATAAAAATTATTCTCCCAAGAATTTAAATTATAAAAAAAAATTAAAATTATTAAAAAAAAAGTTTTTATTATATTTTTGAACGATTCATTATACACTCTTACCAAACCAAATCAAGACGATTATTAGAACCGGTATATACAAAACCATTACTAGTAACAATCCTTTCTAAAGAGATGGTTACATTTGAGGTGGTGTTCTTAACTGCTTGAATATAAACATAACTGGTTGCTGAAGAATTGCTATCAGTAGGTTTATATGTTACATTGTTACCTGAGACACTGTTTATTTTGAAACTTGCTGTGGCTCCATCACTTGTTCGGAGTTTTATGATTTGACCTACTTGAGGTTTTAGGATGGTTAAATTGATTTTTAAAGTTCCTAATAACCAGTTTACTTGTCTTGGTGTGAATGCTCCTTGTGTTGCTGAAATATGTTGATAATCAAATTCATCTAATCCATGTTCTTTAGTATCGTAGAGGATTTCTTCATCATATTCAGCATAATCAAGTAATCCATCCTCTTTTAAATCATTCAAGTTATTGTTAATGTAATATGTGGAATTCAGCATGTCCTCACGGTCACTGAAGTATAATTGGTTTTTATCAAAACTATTGCTGGAGGATGTGACTTCATGGGTTGTATGCTCATTATAATACAGGTTATCTGTTAGTTGGAGGTTGTTAATGATTCCCTCATAGCTTAAGTTATCAGTTAAATCTGTGGATTTGTTGATTTCTGTCCATGTTAATAAACCAGTGTTAGTGTTTAATTGGAGGTTTTTAATGAATACTTCCTGTAATGAATCAGATACTGGTATGGCGTAATCCATATTATATAATAATCCTGTTTCGGTTTCATCAATACGGTTACTGTTAGTGTAATCCATGTCTTCGACGAGTACACTGTAAGGACCGGTATTTTTGAATTCAATATCCTGTATGCTTAAGATTTGGTCAGAGGCAATATTAAAGAATTGACTAGTATTTAGTTTGGTATATGATCCATCACTGTTTAATCTGTCACTAGGGTTAGTGTTGATTATTTTTGGTGTGATGTTACCATCTTTACATCCGATTAATGTGCAGGTGGTTGGTACTCTTTCAGGAGTGTTTACGATGGTTTCACCTACTACTGCGATTAGATTATATACTCCAGTTACACTGTCTAATGCTTTTCTTAATGTTTTAAATGGTGCGGTACGACTTCCATTATTATTATCATTACCAGTGGCTCTGACATAGAAGTCTGCATCACTGCATCCACGTACAGTTACAGTTATCTCAGCACGGCCGATTTCACGATCTTCATATTTACCAACAAATAAGAATATATTGTCATTATATTCATCTAAATAGTCTGCTGGACATATCCATTGTTTTTCAGTATAGTCCTGTACTTCGGATATTAATTCATTATTCAGATAGGCATCTACAGTGTAATCTGCACTGATATCTTCGGCTAGACTGTTTAAGAATCGGAATGTGAATGTTACTGGTTTCTTTTTAACTGGTCTTACAGTATTTGCTTCTGCAAAGAAGTATTCTCCTAATCTGTTAGCGTCTTTGAAGAATTGGTCTTTATGTTCCCATGCTTCAGGTATCCATCCGTCAACAACTAATGTATCATAGGTTTTATCTGGGTTGCATGGGTCTGTTCGGGTTTCAGTATGGTATTGGTGTTTTTTGATGTCGAATATTTTGATTAGTTGATGTTCACGGTTCACCATACTTACATCGGTTAGGCCGTAGAGTTTCCATATTTCCAGTATTGGTGCTGGTGTGTCCCATATGCGGAGGTTGTATTCCAACATCCTTTTCATATAATGGTAATCATCTTCGGTTCTGCGGTTGTTGAATGGTGGTTCACTGCGATAATATTCATCTAATGTTTCGATTTCAATGTATTCTTTTCTTGGGATATTATTTAAGTATCCAATATAATCGAGGCTTATGTCATGGTCATAATCATCATATTCTAAAGGAGTTATTATCGGATTGTCATTGTCTTTGTTTTTAAGGTAAACATCCCAGTAATCTTTTTCTTTTGTGAATAAAGTGTCATGTTCAGGGAATCCTTTACGGTAAATGTATTCATCGTAGGTTTCGACTTGTATGAGGAATGTGTCTCCAGGGATATATTCTGCTTCATCTGAGGGTAAGTATTTGGTTACTGTTTCATTATTATATGTTTCAGCAACTATTTTGAATGAGTCATCGGTTAGGACTTCTTCTAATGCTTCGCCATCATCATCGTATTCTACTTCAGGGGGAGTGAATGTGTTGTTGTAGGTGTATTCGAATAATGTTTCATCATTTGTATTGTTGAAGGATTGTGTGTATAATGATTCTTCGTTTTTGTAGATTGTGATTTTTTTAAGGTTATTGAATTTGGCTTTGATGTTTACATCATAATTGAGGGTGTCGTCGTCTGTGGTTTTGTTTATACGCCAGAGGATTAGTTTATTATATAAGTTTTGTTCTTCTTGTGTTAATTCTATAGTATCCTCTTCATCAGCATCTGGACTGTGGCCTTGGATGTCATTTCTTGTATCGTAAGTGTAAGAATAATCAAAGGCATTATTATTGTCCTCGTTTATGTAATCTCCTATATGGATGACTTCATCATTTTTATATATTTTCACTTGTTTAATATTAGGATAAGTGGAGATGAAACGCATAGTATACTCATAAGGTACAGTCTGCTCCTTCCAAACCAACACTTTTTTATTCAAATGAAAACTTTCATAAACATCCACAAGGGACTGGTACACTTTACGGAAATTTTCATTCTGTACCTGCACCACACGATAAAAATTACTACCTACATTTTTATCAAGAAAATAAGGATATTTATTTAATAATTTCTTCAAACTATTCTTAACCATAACAAATCACTTAAATTAAATATAAAAAATATAAAACTGCATTTTTTTATTCCATCACAATAACCATATTATCAATCTTAACCTGCTGCTCATCAGTAATACTCACAGGAGCATTAGCATCCACATTAGGATCATTACTAGTAAAAGTAATATTTTTTAACTCCGGCACCTGCTCATGAATAAAAACACCTAACTGATAAGGGATAAAATCCTCACCAATACCTAAACCAAGGAAATTCAAAGTATCCCCTTCAATATAATTAGTAACAGCATCCTCAATCCTTGACTTAATAGCTTCCTTTTCCACTTCACTATAAGGATTAATCAAATCAATATCAACATTACACTTAGCATAAACATCAATACCCACGGGTTCAGGTGCAAATAATGTAATATCCTCAGGCATCTGACAAACATCACGCCTTAACTCATTATAAACCCTATTCAACTGATAACTGTCACCAGGGTCTAACACAATCTTCAATGTACCTGACCCATCCCAATTAGGAATTAACTTATAACTATTCAAACCATCCAAATTAGCGAAATACTTCTTATAAGCTTCCTCACTTCCACGAATAGTTTCCTTCCTCCAGTCAAGGATTAAATCCCTATAAGCGTCATCATCATAATAATAATCTCCACCACTACTGTTTTCAAGGTTAGTGCAGGTAACAGTACCTAAACCAAAGGTACTGGTATCAGCATCAAATAAATCAGATTCAATACTGGTTAAAGTATTTTTTAATACTCTACTGGTGGTTCCCACATTAACTGCTTGTGCATGAATTGTTATATTCTCCGCTTCGGCAGGAATAGTAACCGATTCAATAGTTTTATAAACTACTCCTTGACCATTACTAACAGCAATACCCTCAGGCAATTCTACACTAGTACTGCTAGGAGAGGTGAAACTAAAAGTAATATCACATTCAGCATAACTATCTAATGGTCGAGTACAACCATATTTAGCTCCAATATCATCCAAATCCTCACCTGTTGCATGAGCCACCTTATCTGATAAGTAAACATCAGTTATATCATAATATACATCTTCAAAACTGTCACTTAAAACACTGAGGTTCATGACATAGAAGTTACTGATGTCTTGTTTGCTTTTAACATAAGTTAAGAATTTTTCATCATGACTTATTAAACCGGAATCGTAACTGTTTTCTAAGCTGAATAGGAATAATTCATCATAATATTTCTGTGTATAATTCATATCTGGAAACTCTCCTCTATTATTTCACCATCTTCTTCATCATCCATTATACTAGTAATACTAAAGTTAATCCTGTAACTGTAATCCTGATTATCTGGACTGTCTGTTATCTTAACATAGTTTACTCGTTGTACTCTTCGCATATTCTCCAATACTTCTGTTATGAATATCTCCATTTGGTAGATTATGTTTCGGCTTTTGTTTTTTTTGATTAGCTCATGTACTCTACAACCGAAATCTTCATATAACTCCACATAATTTAATTCATCGAGTCTTGTCATTATGGCTATGATGCAAGCATTAGCCAGGCTATGAACACCAGTGACATTAACCCAATCATCGTTTTCAAAATCAAGGTCCCATTCTCCATATTCGTTGCTTACAAGTTTCACATCTTCATGTAATGTTTTGTAAAACTGATAATCCGTACTGTTCACATCTAAAGGCAAAGGCATATACTTACCATTCCTCCCATTAAAAAAAAGATAAAATAAAAAAAAAAGAATATTTAATAAAAAAAAACTAAAAGATTTAAATTTGAAATTTTTTTTATGATGAATCATCACTACTAGTCGATAATTCTTCAGCACCCCAACCCGGAGGATAATCCACTAATGCCAAGTTACATGTCCAGTCACCAGCATCATCAGATTCAGAAACCCGTGTAAGATACATGAAACCATTCTCATTAAAAGACGGAGCAATAACTTTAACCCATTCACCGCTACGCCATTGACTACCTCCTAGGACTTTGCATTCAAAAGTATGACCATTGTCACGTTTGATTTTATTCCATTCAGTATTAGCAAAAGCCAAAGCTTCCGTATAATTTTTAATAGGTTCCTCAACAACAGTAGTCTTAGTAGTAGCGGTATCTGTATCAGTATCAATGTCAGTATCCGTATCTGTGTCGGTGCCACTATCTGAAGATGATGATTGTGTGGTTTCGGTTTTAACTTTTTTGCGGACAGCTTCTACTTCACTTTTAACTTCACCGAAACGTTTAATTAACTCTTCATCTTTAATGGTTATTGTTCCACCAGTCCATTTAACAATAAGATAATTAACAGTATTCGGGTTAACATCAGTGATTTGTATACTGTCACTTAAAATATTAACTCCCTCTTGGAGTAATAGATGATAATCAGATTTAGGTTCCTTAATCTTATTAATGTATACTTTACCATCCCTGATGTAACATTCAACTTCACCATCCCAATGTTTTAATAATTTCTGAATGGATTCTTTTACGGTTCCACCACTACTGGATTTCTTATCATCACTGGAATCACTTGTGCTTCCACCCATGGCGGCAATAATATTCTTACCCATTTCTTCAGGACTTCCACCATAAACAGCTTGGCATTTGGATTTAGTAATCTTATTAATTTGAGGATAAGTTTTACCATTGAAAGAATTACACGATTTACTTATACAATCTCCATGATGGTCTTTGTGAATTCCTTTAGTGTTGAAATCATTCATTGAAGAAATACCATTACCTATATCTCCACGTATGCCGAAGTATGCATATTTAAAACTAGTGTTACCATCATATAAGTCGCATAATGCGGTTAATCCTGCTGCAATAAGAAATATTCCTATTTTCCCTTTGGCCTTACCAGAGTAGGAGTAACTTGCAAAAGCATTTGGACCTATGTCTAACTTTTCAACACTATGACCTTGTTTTTCAAGGGCTTTTGCAACAGTACTCTGCCATTTGGAGTCATTACCATTATTCCTATCACAACCAATAACTATAGTTGACACTCCCTATGAACCCCCATCATTATTGACTTCTAATAATTCCTCTAATCTAGCGATACGTTCTTCATAAGCACTTAATAATTTGTCCACTTCACTTTTAGTATAGGTTTCTTCAGATGAAGCATAATCAACAGTATCCATATTTTCATCACGTTCACCTACCTTAACTGTAGGTGTACTGTTAACTCTTAAATCCAATCCATCGAAACCGAATTTAATCCAATACTGATTAGTAGCTTCACGTGTACATAATTTAATATTACCTGGTTTAGCTGGATTTAAACCAATAAACTCCTCATTTTGATAATAACCTAATAATAAATGCTCATCACTATCAGCATCATGCAAATTAACCACAACACAATGTAATTTTGCCCGTGGAATATAACAGGGTTCTTTTAATTTATCACAGAATTCTTTACGGTCCGCTACAGGAGTATATAAATCTAATAATTCACCACCATACTTATGTAATATCTTACATAATACTGTTTTTTTAGTGGAGTCTAATTTAACCTCGGCTTTATCTAGGTATGGATAGTATTTTGTAACTGTACCTGTTCGTAAGGATGTCTTGTCTTGTACTTTGGTTATGGAACGTTGTATGCCATCGAGGTTTACTAATGTGTTTACTGCTGAACTGAAATTTGATTTTAATCTTCCTTCGGTTGCAGTAATATTCTTTGAATCACCCATATCCAATCCCCCATCTTCTCATCACATTTTTTTTAGCAGTCCGGGTTTTTACCATTTTTACGAGTATATGATCCACCATCACTTACAGTAGTGCGGCCACTACTAGCCCATACAGTATTAAATGCAGAACCATTACCAGTCTGGTCTGATGCATATTTTTTCCCACCAATCTCAATAATTGTCCAGAAATGTCCTCCATTAGTGGTACGGTGTACAACATAAGCATTTAATCCTGCACTACTCATCATAGCTCTTGTTAATCTAGCAGTATCAGCACAATTCAAAGCACTTTTATGCTTTAAACATTCAGCAGCAGAAGAATACTTAGAACATTCATAGGAACTATATCTTACATTGGATTTTAACCATTCATGGATAAGTTTACATTTCTTTAACTCATTGGTTTCACTGCCTACAATCTTTTTAACAAGACTGTCAATATCTGCTCCTTCACCACCAGCAAGGTCACTGCTATCACTGCTGCTGTCACTTGAGATATTTGTGAAATCAGTTACATCATCATCTAATCCTTTAACATTAATAACTGGTGTTAAACCAGCTGTTTTAATAATCTCCGCTAGGATTTTTGACCTTTTCATTTGGGTGAATTGGAATTTAAATTTCTGGTCAAGTAAAGTAGTCATACCCGGCACTTTAATACTAACACTATCTTCACTGAAAGTTTGTTCAGTGATAAAACCGGTTAAAACAGGGTCTAAATCACTCCATTTTAATGTAGTGCCTGGTGCTTCCCATTGTTTACGCAAACATACACGTACACCTTTATAGAATCTCTTCTTATCCACACTAGGTAACTTTAAGGTAGCACTATCACTCATATCACTATAATCATACTCATGTTCAGTGCTGAAGATTTCTCCATAATAATAAATATCCAATATTTTCCCTTGATGTAAGGTGTAACCTGTTTTAGTAGTCTCCTCGCCATCTTCAGAAGATGAATTATCAGCCACTACTCCAGTGGATTCATATGGTTTGAAGTTTTTCTCATCAGTCCTGTAAACTTCCAAACCTGTACGGCTGATACTGTACTGTTTTGGTCCAGTATAAATAGTAACCATAGCTTATTTCACCTTGGTAATATTGTTTCCTTTTTTCTTTCCTTTCTTCTCACTGTTTTTGGAAGTCTTTTTCTTACTGGTTTTCTTACTATTCTTCTTAGTATTCTTAGTATTTTTAGTGTTTTTATTGGATTTACTAGTCACAGTAGTGGTAATCTTATCCGTAGGAACCTTAACAGTATCATTAGGTATTAAACTGGTCTCAGAGGGGATTTCAATCAATTGAATCTCCAATGTTAAATAAGCCGGGGATTCATGTTTCTTTTTAATAATACATTCCGCATCGAACTTCCCACCCATCTCTTTACTAATCACTTCCACAGGTTTACTTTGCCATAACCTGAAAGTGGAATCATAAATATCAGGGTATGCTGGATCTATGGGAACATAACAGTTAAGACTAAAATCACGATGAATATAATTGGTTCGTATAACACGTTGAGTACCTCCAATAATTGCTTTACGGGAGGTTTCACGACGGTTATAACTTTCATTCGGATCCAAATCTTCCCCAATTAAATCCAAACCATCAATACTTAAATTGAAATATTTTGAATCAATCTTATCACTATACCAACTCATAATAATAAACCCTAAAAAAAAGAATTCAAATAAAAAAAATGTGAAATAAAAAAAAATTAGACATCAATCTTTTTGATGTCATTTAAACCTTCTAATGCATTAATCATAATTTGGCGTGACTCAGTAGTGGTTAAATTCCTTGCATCTAACTGAATAGCACCCTCACCAATATGAATAGCAATCGGTCTTTGACCTTGACCCATAGTACTGGACTGATTCATACGACGAATACTATCCAACCTACTAGCATCCAATTCAGGACTATTGAATGCCAACATATTACTAAAGTTCGGATTAGAAGCATTAACCGCATTACTTGTAACTTTACTTATACTACTAATCAGTCCTTTTCCACGATTTTCAATCAACATACTGGAAAAGCCCATTTCATCACCCCACATACGGGCGATTTTACCAGGTGAGTGTTGGTCAAGTTTATTTTTAGCTTCCTGTACTGCTTGCTCAGCCATAATTCCAACTGCTTGAACAAAACTAGCAGTACCATTCTGTATAGCCTGAGTTGCATAAGTCACTTCATTACTTGCCACTTGAGAAATCTTAAATGATGTGTGGAAAGCAGACTTACCACCAGATCCTATACGATTACCACCAGACCTGGCAGGTCCAACACCTGCACTCATACCCGCAGTAACATTAGATACAACAGCTCCACGTAAACCATTCATTCCTGCACGAACACCAGCTTTTAAACTGGAACCAATACCAACACCACTACTGCGGAATCCTCCACGCATACTATTAAGTGTGGCTCGTAATTGTACAACAGCAGAACGTACACTAGCTAATATTTGACCAATACCGCCTCCAGCGTTAAGGCCTTGTAAACGATTTAATTGACTTGCAGCAGTCCTTACAGCACCAACTGCTTGACCTATTTTTAAACCAACATCAGGACCAATAAATGGTATAGCTGTTATACCTTGAACTGCTGAACCTACAGCTCTTATATTAACCCCTACACGTTGAACTTTAGTATATAATCCATCAGGAATAGTTTGAACAGTACCATTTAATGAAACTAATTCACGACTAGCACCACTTAACACATCTTTAGCAGCTGCAATTTTAGCAGGAATCATCACTAAACCAATAACATCAGGGAAAGGCATATTCTGCATACCCCTTAATGTTGTACCTACATTCTTAGCACTAGTACCGATACGTTGAACCTTAGTATATAGTCCATCAGGGATTTCCGGTAAACTAGATAAACCTTTTAAAGTATTCCCTACCTTGATTAAATCAGATTTAGCATTATTAATAGCAGTAGGAATATCAACACCACCAAACAATGCACCTACACCAGTATCCCAATTATAATCATCACGGATACCCCGTAAAGATTTCATTGCTTCAGCAGTACTCTTCAATGTATCAGCGATTTTTTGCATTTTACTGGATACATCTCCAGGTATATCTGGTAAACCAGTGTAACTTTTTAATGCATTACCCGCTTTGATAATATCAGTTTTAACATTATTTAATGCAGTTTGAATATCAGCTCCACCAAAAATACCTTGCATGAAACTATCCCAATTATAATCATCACGTATACTACGTAATCCATCCATAGCTTTACTGACACTTTCAATAGATGAGGATATTTTCTCTAATTTACTAACAGCAGCCTCATCAATATCAGGTAAATCTTTGATTTTAGCAATTTCTTGAGCCGCATTAGTTATTTCAGTTCTTGCAGTGCGGATAGCTGTGTTAACATTACCTAATAATCCTCCAAGAGTTAAAATATTACCGGCAGCCATATTCAATACAACACTGGTTAAACTAGACATTGCATTGGATACTGCACCAAGAGCTTTACTGATACTTTGCAAGTTAGTGGCTACACTTTCATCCACTTTAACTGTTTTGAAAACTTCCAATTCTTTAGCAGCCTGAACAAGCATTTGACCAGCTATTTTAACAGGATTGATTAAACCAGTTACACCATTAACTAATGCGGTGGCTGCGGTCATAACTGAAGCGAATGTCATTTCAGCCATGGCAATACCTACTTCAAGTAAAGCTTGACCTACTTGTTTAATTCCTTCAATAGCTTTTCCTAAGTCAATGTCATCAAAGCCTAAAGCATCAATTAAAATCTGAATACCTTTAATGAATAGTAATGCTTCCGCAACAAGTCCTGCGATGATTGGTATCATTACTGCGATTACTGCTGCAATAGCGATTAATGGTACAATCATACTTGTGAATGCTGCACTAATACCTGATAATGCTCCACCAGTTGCGGTTACTCCACCGGCTGCGGCTGTTGCTTCTGGTGCGAGTCCACCTACAGCACTTGCATCTTTAACAACTGTACTTGTTGTATTGGCTATTTGTTTTGTATTACCTATTCCTGGTAATCCTCCCATACTATTTGCAGCGTTTGCTGCTTTTTGTGCGGTGGCGAAATCTTTCATCGCTTGGATTGCTTGTTTGATTCCACCTCCACCGGATAAAGTACGGAATCCTGTTAGTAATGTTTTTAAACCTGTGGTTAATGTCCCTGTACTTACACCTGCCATGTTCATGTAGGCTCTCATTTTAAGTAATGGTCCTGCAATGATTGCTGCACCACCGACTAGGCCTCCGAATGCGAGAACTGCGGATTTAACTGGTTGTGGTAAGCTTACAAATGCACTGACTACTTGTTGCACTACAGGTATTAATGGTTCGATTGTATTGATTATTTCTTTACCAAAATCAGTACGAAGATCATTAATCGCATTGTTCATTCTTTGAACACGTGCCTCATAGGTGTTTGCATATTTATCTGCTGCACCTGATGTTTTTTCCATGATTGCAGCTAATAGTTTTTCACGATCTACATTACCTGCTTCGTCTTTGAAATCTGCAATGTCTAATCCTAATTTTTTAACGGCACGACCTGCTCCCATGAATGCCATTTGTATGTTTTTACTTGCATCGGCTTGGCTCATTCCGAATTGTGCGGCATAGTTAGATACCGCAGTCATGGTGTTTTGGGTGTCTTCAAGACTCATTCCCATGTTAAGGAATGTTGTCATTGCTGTACGGGTGTCTGCTACTCCTCTACCCATACTGTTACTGTAGGTTTTTACCCATGACCTCACATTTGATTCTTGGGTTTCCCAATTTCCACCACTATTGTTAATGGCATTTCCTAGTCTCATCCATCCTTGTTCTGCATCACTTGCAGCCGAAAGAGCAGTTTGACCGAGACCTGCAATACTTGATGATGTTGATTCTATATCATTGAGCATATTGGTTCTCAATGCACTAGTGTCTTGACCGTTAACATTATCTCCGAAACTGGAGGCTTCACCACTTGCATTGCTGAATGATTCTCCTAAACTGTCAACTTCTCCTTCTACATCAGCTATGCCCCCACTACCTATTCCGTCGATTGCAGCAGCCAGTCCGCTCGCTTCTTCCTCTGCGGAACTGAAAGAACCACTAAGGTCATCCACTTCTGTTGATATATCACTTATATTATTTGCACTTATTCCATCGATGGTTGATTGGAAACTGTCTGCACTTGATTCTGCGGAGTCGAAAGCAGTTTCAACTTCACCAAAAGCAGTTGCTACCGTTTCCGCAGTTATGGCAAGATTAGTTAAACCAACATCTAACGCATCCATTGCAGAGGATATGGCTTCAAGTGAACTTGTTACACTTGATTCCATTGCTTCAACAACACTACTTACATCGTCCTGTGCTGTAAATTGCATTAATATATCTTCGTTGCTTACCATAATAATCAAGAAAAAAAATTTTAATTAAAAAATATTATCAGTTAATTTTTTTTTAAACTCCATTCAAGTTTTCCCGCATATGTTCGTATTCTTCTCTTCTTTTGCGGTTTATATAAGCGTATTTTAGAATTAGAAATTTCACGTCTGGTGTGAATTTGTTTTTAATAACCCATGAGACGGGTTTTCCTAGGTGTCGGCTGACTTCAAAGTATAAATCACCCATGAAACTATTAGCTAGATGGAAATAATTTCTCGTTGCTCACTTCATTTAAGCCTAAACGGTTTTGAACTTCTACAAATACTGCGAATTTTGCATTGAAATGGAATTTTGCCCAGAATTGTATACGAGTATCTACATCAGCATCACTTCCACGGATTTTTAATTGGTTTCCGAGGAATTTTTCCACTGCTTCGTATCTTTGACCTGCTAATTTGTCGGCTATTTTCCTGTTAAAATTGTCTATGATGTGTTGTTCATCATCAGTTAGTTCTTCATCATCCGGTTTGTTTACTGCATTTGCATATTCTGTTGCTTCATCAAAGTCAAAATCACGGAAAATATCTATATGTAGTTCTAATGCATCGACTACTCTACTGTCAGTTAAGGGTAAGACTTCGAATTCAAATGGTAATACTTTGCCTTTGTAAGGCATGTTTACTTTTAAGTATTTGTTGACATCTAGTTCCATTAGGTCTAGGAAGTCTTGTTCTGTTTGTATTAGTTCGATTGCATCGTCAACGGCTTGTACTTTTTCTTGTGGGTTGATTTTTTGTAATAGTAATCTGTATTTGTTTAGTAATAGTTTTAAGTCTGTGAATTGTTTGTCTGTGAAGTCTTCTTTGTTTATGCATTTTTTCAGTAGTTTTTGTTGTGTTACTGTTAAGTCTTCTTCAGGTACAAATTCTTGGATGGTTTCTGCTTCTTTTACCCATACTGTTTTTAATAGTTTTTTTTCTAATTCTATTGTTTCTGGTGTGGGTGTGCTTTTTATTTCTTCGGCCATTAGGTTATTCCTCCCAAAAAAAATATTCAAAATTTGCTCAGTTCAGTTAAAATAATAAAAAAAATAGATAAAAAAAATATAAATTAAATTATGTAAAAATGTTAAAAATGTTAAAAAAAAGATAAAAGATTGTTTTTTTATGAATCTATTACTTCATGATTGATATGGAATGATTTTCCAAACCACATTCTCCAAGTGGAATGCATGCGGACACATTCTCCGTTTTCATCTTCAGTACGGTAGGTTGATTCATATTTAAGTGGTAGTAATTGTTTAAGTAACCATTTGATATCCATAAAAATTGCCTCCAAAAAAAAATATATAAAAAAAGGGGGAGAATAATAAATTTTATAATTTTCTTAAAGCTCCACCTTTTACACTGAATGGTTTGTTAGCAGTCTCTTTGCTGATTTCAGTAATATATGCTCCATCATATACATCATCTTCAACAATGTCCCCAGTTTCAGGATTATAATCATAGGTTGCGACCATTGCTAAATCATTAGGGTCTGCTTTTTGCCTATCCATCATTTCCTCGAAAAAGGAACGGAATGTTGGGTCGATGTCACTCATTTCCCATTCGTAGGTTTCATTTTTGAAACTTACACTGTATGGGGAGTATGAATCACTACTGGTGTGTTCTTCAGCATCTATTTTCCTAGTGGTTTTGAAGGTGTCAGTGGTGATTCTTTGATCTTCATATACGATTTGTGCTAAATTATATCTTTGAACGGTTGCCATTGGTTAAATCTCCCTGTTTTTTCTTTGGGTAAAAAAGTCTAGAGTTTAACTGTTGCTTCTACTTCGATTGCAACAGTACATTTTTGCGGGTGCATTTGTCCAGTGATGATTAAACTGTATGGGTCTGCATCGGATTGGTTGACTATTAATCTAGTACCGTTTCCGGTTTTTTCATCGTATTTAATCATTTCCTCTGCACTTACTTTATCGTTAACAATCTTGTTGATACGGGTTTGTAAGTATGCGAGGTTGGTTGCGGATTCGTTTGCTTTGATTTGATTGTAACATGCTTCGAATACTTCACGGAGTAATGCATCGGCATTGAATCTTGCATGGAATAATGCATCCGCAGGTCTTGTGGTTGCTGCGAAACTGGATGAAACACAGAGATTGATTTTTGGATGAACTTTTCCGTTAATGTGTTCATCACGGTTGAAGATGATACCTGCATTTTGCAAGGTTAACATTTCAGCTTTGGTTCTGTCTTTGAATGTTCCTGGTTCAACACTTCTGTATTCGTAGAATCCTGGTTCAACATTTGATGGTGTGCAGCATATCCTTGCCATGGTTTTACCGAATAATAATGGTTCAGTTATACCTATACGGCTGTATTGTACACCGGTTGATTCGTTGGTTAATGCGATTAATTGTGCATCAGTAACACTGCTTGGATTGTTGTATCCTTTGGTGGTGAATGCACATCTGAGATCTAAGTCTTTGGTTCCTTCTTTTATTGAAGCGTATGCGCCATCGAGGAATGCTTTTAATTCATAACTGGTGATTGCATCTGCTCCCACATAGATTTCTATTGTGGCATCGAGTTTGCTTTTAGCTAAGTTTAAGGCATTTAACCATGATTGTTTTGTTTTACCATCACCTACATCGATTATGTATATGTATGGTACTCCGATGTCACTGTTTACTTGTAATCTTGCTTCTTCGAAGAATTCGTGGAGGAATTTGGATAATTGGTTAGTGGTGTTTTCACTATATACTCCTATTCCTGGAACTTCTGCGGTTGTTGCTTTGTTAACATCTTCCCATCCGGTGAATTTTCTGATTACTGTACCGTCGATTTTGTAGTCGTCGGTTGCGGTGTTTCCGGTTGCACCGATTATTACTGGGATTTTGCTTCCTTCACCTGTTAGTTCGTATGTTACTCTTTCATTGTAGTATACACCTGGTAATTTAGTGATTGGCATATTTTAGTCGTCTCCTATAATTTTTTTAAATTCTGCTTCGGTTATGCTTGGAATAATTGGTATTCCTTGTTCTTTTTGGGTTATTTCATCACGGTATTGGTTGAGTAAACCGTTTTGTGATAAATCCATTATTATGCTAATAAAATCAACGGATGATGCTTCCACGAGTTCGATGAGGGTTTTTTTATCAGCCTCTTTTTTTGTGGAGGGTTTCTTATTGGTTTTATTAGTTTTCTCATCTTCTTTTGTCATAGTTAACAAAATCTCCTAAAAATAATTGAAAAATTACTAAATATTAGTCAAAAAAATTGAATAAATAATTCAAAAAAAATAGTATCAAAAAAAAATAATATTAAAAAAAAAGATATTTTCCCTAGATTACACTAGTATTATTAACTAACCTATTGGATACAATACCACCAATAACATGGTCAACATTAAAACCAGATGTAACCTTGAAAACACTTCTTAAAACAGGTTCAGTTTTACTTAAATCATCCAAACTAAAAGGTTGATCTACAATAAAACTAGACCTAATCAGATTATAAGTGGAAAAAACATTACTATAATGATACAAGTCAGGATTAGGACACTGGCCCTTAACCCCTCTAAGGTCTGCTTGGGTTAAATCCACCATACACGGACCGCCACAACCAGCACATTCACCATCCCGATAATTATCACAGAACAGGTAATAATCTGATTGTGCCTGCTTAAATAACGATTCAACCTGATTTATTAAATTTTCACGTTGAAACTCATCATCACACCAAACATGAACAGTGACAGTACCCTGATGAACCTCACGTAAAACTTCCTGTGGAAACTTACGGAAAGGTTCCTCCGGATCGTACAAAGGATGGTTCGGATTAACTGGATAATCCTCGTTTACTATATGGCGTTCCATAAAAGCTGACCCTCCACTATCATCAATCGTGATACATGGAGTTTCATCATAAGGATAAGTCCTTTTTTTAACTGGCACTATCTCATCATCAAGAAATACATTATCAAATAATATTCTACGAATTGCTTTAACAAGTGGAATCATTCTGTATCAATTCCATTTTCTTTTAATTTATTCTTAAAAATTTCACCTATCATATCTTGACTAATAATCGTATTCCAAGCTCGTTGAGGATAATTATTAGCAGACATTCTACTAGTACCGTAAACAACATACATCCAATATTCAGCACTATTACGAATAGTAGCCTCCATACCATCACTTTCAACACTATGACTATCCCGCAAATTACCAGTCCTTACCGGACATTCACTTTGACATTCACTCATAGTCTTCTGTGACACTTCACTAACAGTATCTTCCATAGCTTTAATATAAGCTGAGGAGTCAGTTTTCTTGGTGAAAGTATCATTACGTGTAATTTCAACAGGCATACCTTATCTACACTCCTAGTTTAATAGGTTTACGTTGTTTCTGCACCACCACTTTATGATGATGTAAAAAATGATTATTATTGGAGGGTGTACCGGTTATCTTATAGGTATTCTTTTCACCAACCAAACGGAGAACCATAGTATCAGTAATCTCCACACTCCCGTCAAGGTAAATCTTATAGGCGTCCTCTAATATTTTACCATATTCCATTTGACTATCCTTCATACTCATAGGTTGAAAGTCACATGGTACAGTAGCTACTAGATTATACTCATATTCAGATTCACCAAGGAAACGATCACGAGACTCTTTTTCTGTGTATTCCCATAATTCTACTTCATAATTTGGAAAAAATAATACCATTATAACCATCTAATCCTTGCACTAGCATATCTACTTTTAATATCAGCAATTGTGTTATTGATACGAGTGCCTAAACCATTACTTGTATCATAATTAACACTAACATCCCCTTCCTTGATACTGGATACTGGTCCACCCATACCCCATTGATTATAAGTGACGGTATAGGTTATCATATCCTTAATAAGTGGACCTATAGTGTTATTTAAAAAATCATCATCCAAACCGGAGATATATTTAACATCAATGTCTCCAGTAATGAATTCCTCTAGGTATATTAAACCTAGACTATAATCCACACGATATTTATTTGGACTTAAACATTCACCATCCACCATTATATTATTGAAATCATATACAGGGTAGAAGTCTAATCTTATAATATCTCCTTTAAACCTGGTAATATGCTGTTTACGGTGTACTGGATTAACATCTAAACCTAATAAACCAGATAATTCATTAACTTTACTTTCAATTAATACAGTTAATTCATCATCAGTGAAAGCATCTAAGTTTATACCTTCAAATTTAAGTAATGTCCTTAATTTAGGAACCTCTATCAACACAAAAACCCCTTAAAAAATATTCTTTTTTTTATAGAAAAAGTTTAAAAAAAAATAATCATTTAAAAAAAATAACGGATAAAAAAAAAATTGGTTCATCCCTTTAAAATTTTTTTTATCCAGTTTCATCCTCTTCAGTTTCACCTAACTTCTCATCAATGTAAGCCATAATGAAATTGAATCTTTCACGTTTACTCCAGGCTTCATTCAAACCTAAGTCTTTCCAATAATCTTTCATTTATTCACGCTCCATTTTCTAATTCAAGAATAATTTCAACATTATTCTCTCCCTCGATTACAACTAGCTCATCTATACTAGTAATATAATCTTCAGCAGAGACCCTAATAGAATAATTACCTATTGGAACGTTACGGACAGTACATCCACCAGCCTTACCAGTATTTCCAGTGTATGGGTCATTATTGTCCTGGTAAATTTCAACTAAAGCACCATTAATCCCATTGTCTTCACTGTCTTTAACATGTACACTAACGTTAACTGTAACTGGTTCAGCAGGTTCCACAGTAGGTTCATCTACAGGTTCATCATTAGTTTCACCATTAGAGGATTCTAATTTTTCATCGAAATAATTTAAAATAAAATTAAATCGTTCTCGTTTACTCCATGCTTCACGGAGGCTTAAATCTTTCCAATAATCTTTCATAAGTTGTTTCATCTCCGCAAAAATTAAAATTATATTAAAAAAAAATTTAAAAATAAGAATAATAAAATTTAAGTATTATTCTTATTGGTTGTTACGAGTGAATGGAATAGCAAGAGTGTCTTGATCCCATAATACTTTTACGTCACCTTTACAGAGTAAAGCGACTTTGTAACCGAGAACATCAATGTCCCATTGATTTTTAACATCGAATTCTCTCATCATACCAAATACAAGGTTGGATGGTTGGCCGATGAAACCGTAGGACATTTTGTCGACTGCGGTACCGCTTGCTTTGTAGACACCATTGTCGAAGTTCATACTACCGTAACCGTTTTTGGTTTTACGGAGGATAGGGTCTGCGGTGATTTCCATACCTAAAAGAGTGGTGATGTTACCATCTTGGAAGACCGCATCTCCTAATGGAGTGTCTTTGTTTTTAGCGATTTCTAACATGAATTTACTGTGTACTGCTGGTGGTAAAACAATCCTTGCATTGCTGATGTTACCGTCTTGTTCGACGTATTGTTGTACAGCATTAAGGATACCCTCACCAACATTGTTACCGTAGACTAAGTCTGCGATACCTTTAGATTCGTTGTTAGCATCTGCTGCAACGGTTTGTAATTGTGCTAATACACCATTGGTCATATTGTATCCAGTACCTTCACCAGCTACAGGAGTAGCAGTGGTGTTAGCATATAATCCCCACATTTCGAATGCAGGACCCATGTTGTCAGCTAAAAGGTTCATGTAATTAGATAAGAAGTCTTCCCCTTCAATGTTTTCTTCAAGGAAGTTGTCGCTGATTACAGTTTTAGCTTGTAATGGTTGTGCGATTAATTGTTTTCTGTCCATGTTTGGACTTAATTCGTTTTGAGTTAATTTAGCACTGTTACCAGTGGAGTCTCTTTGACTGTCTAATTCGACATCTGCGGTTAACATGTCTAAGTCATGTTGTAAAGCAGTCATTGGTAAAACTGTGGATTGGTTGAGTAATACTGGTTCATCAACCATCCTTTTGAAAAAGTCATCATAGGTTGGTTCAGCCCAACCAGGGTTAAGTATGTTGTTACTGTCGAACGGTGCGTCTGCAAATTTTAAAGAGAAATCATCTCTGTTTTTGATTTTAGTTTTCAAATCCATAATTCTCACTTTCTTTGGGTAAATAAAATTTAAAAAGTATTATAATATTTTAAAAAAAAAGTTTCTTTTTTTATTCTAATTCCATTCTCAAAAAAATAAAACAAAATAATGGAACATGTTTAAATATATTTTCTGTTACGGCCAAGATGGTCACGTTCAGGACTGTCTAAAAATTTATCACTTTTTTTAGCATTTTCAGATTTAGATTTGTATTGATTTAATTTAGATTTAGGTTTGGTAGCTTTTTTAGTAGTTTTTTTACCAGCTAATTCTTTATATAAACCATCTTTAACCTGTTTTGCTAAAATTGGTTTAACTTCTTTAACAATCTCTGCTGCAATAGCTTTAATATCAACTATTACTTTAGGTGCATCAGCAGTTTCAGTGGTTTCCACATACTCTGCGTCATCATCACTTGATTCACCATCGATTGGTTCATCTGTAACTTCTTTTTCTTCTTCAACAACATCCTCAGCAGTTTCATCTTCAGCTGGTGTTTCATCTTCAGTTGCAGCTTCCTCTTCTGGTTCTTCTTCAGATTTAGTTTCAACTTCTTCTTCTTCTAAAACTGGAGGTTCAGCAGCAACTTCTTCAACTTCATCAGTTTCTTCTTCGATAACTGCTTCAGCGTCTAATTCTTCAATTTCTTCTGATTCATCGATGATTTCTTCATCTTCGATATCAGCATCTTTAACTTCAGGAGGTAATAATTGTGGTAATACTTCAGTTATAACATCTTGTACAACCGGACCAATTTCTCCTCTGATTTCATCAAGAAGTTGTGGTTTCAAATTGTAAACAGCTTCGTTTACGATGTTAACCACTTCTTGTTTGATTTCATCGGTAACCTCAATCGGGTTTGCTTCTTTTTTACTCATAGTATCACTTTTCTTTTCTTTCAGAATGTAATGACAAGCTCCTGTCAAACATCTACTTTCAACGAGCCCTTTAGTTACTTCAACTGTACCGAAGGTGTCCCAGTTTGCCGGGAGCAATGTTAAACTAACTTCCAATAAAATGAAATCGTTTATTACTCTAGAATTAAAACTGTCAATGACAGGGATACCGCCGATACTGAAACCAAAGTTCATTCCGAGGTCTAATCTTTCTTTAATACCTTCAGCATATTCTGGTAAAATCACAGCAGTAATACGAAGAGAACTCTCTTCCAAGGTCGCATCAGTAATCGCACCAATCCCACCTTTATAGGAATGGTCATGGTCAAGATGTAGATTTAACCCTATTACCTGCTTAGCTAATGACTCTAAAGCATCAGGTGAAACAATTTCACCATCCAAATCCTCATTAGTCGTAGAGGCAATACCAGTTATGGTTAAGGTACCATCTTCATTCAAACCATAGGATTTAACGTCAGGAGGTGCATATACTCTGAATTTCTTAAGCTTAGTTTTCATAAACAACTCCATTCTTCTATTGATTTGAAAAAATAAGTTAACAAATATAGTTTATTTAAAAAAAATTGTTCTTCACCGGATTCAAACCAGTATAATATAAAAAAAAGAACATGCGAAAAAAAATAGTATAATTTTTTTGTATACCGGAGAGTAAAACCAATGAATGAAACTTAGAAGAACATGTTCTTCATATTACACTCTTACCAAAGAAAAAACTCCATTGGTGAATGGTTTTACTCTATATTTACAATATACAAAATTTGAGCTGAGGCATATTTTCTTTTTCTATAAAAAAATTGGAGGTCACATAATGTCTTTTATAGATTTGATAAATCTTTTTAGGCAAACAGTTTAATGACATAATCCCTAAAAATATTATCATCAACTAACTTGGTCAAAATACTTAAAGAGGTAATAAAAAATGAAAGGTAAAAAACCAATATATATTTCACGACACATTTGAAAAACTGTATTCATGTAGTTTAAAAATCTATTAAATCATATAATCTATAAAATAGACATTGATGTGAAATTAAAAATGGCAGAATACTAAATTTTTTTTCATTTAATTATAATTCCAACAATTTATAATATTTTTATAGAAACAGATAATTTGTCAGATCATCAAAAAAAATATACCTTAAGGTAGCGAAATGACCATTAATTAAAAGTGAAATCGAAACCGAAATCACCACTAGGACTATTCGTGTCCGATATATTATAATCATTATCAGTCATATTAACCACAAAACCCTCCATTAACTCAGGGTCAACACGGTCATGATTACCAGAACTAATAGAACAGCGGCAATCCGGGTGGACAGGAAGCAAGCCCATTGCTTCCTCTATTGTGTATGGATTGTTCTTTTCTATTTCAATACAATCATCACATACACGGTCATCACCAGCTGTAACAATATCCACTTTATATACTCCCTCATTAACATAGGCTTGTAATAAACCAGTGTTAACAGCACGACCATATTCAGTGGTGGTTATCATTGTGCATCTGCGGTCAACTGTTGAACCACTCCGTGGTGTAATCTTATATGGTGAAGCGAGTATGTCTTTAGCTAGCAAACTTATTGCTAATCCAGCTAATGCACCATTCCATAAGATATCCTTAACATTTAAACAGGAATCCACATTAACATTATAAATCGTATCCCCTACATACTGGTTGAGAATACTTAATGCAGCTTTATCCTGCTTAGTGTATCTTTGAGTGGTTCTTAATTGATTATGGCCTAGACGTGAACCTACTTTATAGAATTTACTTAAAGGTTGAATACCATTTAATGTATTTCTTTGAATGCGACTGTTCAATTCACTGTGTAATGTGGATAATGCGAATATTTCGTCAAATTCATCTTCATCATCACATTCCAGTAATGTATGTGCTTCATAGGTTTTCAACCAGCTAACAACATATAATAGGTTTTCATCTATCCCATTTGATAATAAATTATAAAAATTACGTTCGTCACGGGAGAAGCTTTTTTTAACGAATGATGTGTAGGCTTTACCAATCATTACGTGGAGCCTCCCATTCACTTAACCATTTAGCACGGTTTAAATTGTTTTCATATCTTTTAATAGCTGATATGTCCACATTATCAACTGTGCTACTATCCATTAATGGATTATTATTTAAATTATTAGGAACATCTCCCCATGGAACTGGTTCCAAACCATATTCCTGTCTTACTTCATTAACAGTTAATACTCCGGCGTTAATCTTATTGGTTTCGATTTGAGTACGTTTTAATTTATCTTCAATATCCATTTCATTGAATTTGAATAATTCCTCGAAACCATTATGGCCGAGTACTTTGTTGAATGCTCCTTCGATTAATGTGGCTTTGGATTTCATCATGTCTTTGAAATCCTTGTCTTGTGATTCACCAGAACCCGTTCCGAGGTTTGCAGTTTCACGTATACCTGCTTTTCCTGGTTGAACACCATAAGCGGTTAATATCATGTCACGGCAGAAATTCATTAATGATAAGAAATCCATATCCTGATTAGTGATACTGGATGATTGGAAACTTGCACCTTTAACTGCTAATGTTCCTCCTTTTTTACGGAGTTTACTTAACTCAGATAAACGAGTTAACTCTTTCTCATAAGTCTCATTAGAAACATCCTTATCAAAACTTAATATGGCTCGTGGATCTATACCGTCATTATCCAATAATTCATTATTATGAGATAAACCGCTGAACATCATAAGTATAGGTAAACGTATCTTATCCAACTTACTTACACCATACTTTAAATTCTTCAATTTAATTTGTGGCTCATAGATATGAATCAATTCATCCGGTTCATATCTGATAGTTGGCTGGTCACGATAACCCCATTGCTCAGTATCCGGAAACCATCGGAGTAATTCTGGTGGAATGAAATTAAAACCATTCAACACTTTATAATAATCAGTATCATCCCAAGTGAACTCCTCATAATTAACCTCAATAAACGCATCACCAGTTAACTCGAAACTACGCATATACTGCTTATGAAACATCGCATAAGTCAATTCACTAGTGACACCTTGAGGATTATTAAACAAATTAGTTAAATACTGAGTGCGTTCAAAATTAACCTCACTATCATCCGGATTATTAATACCAAAACCATTAATTAAAAGAGTATCTGAAATAACTTCGATACTACGGAAAACATAAACATTATTCTCAGCTTTCTCATATAAGGTGTAATCTCCAGTGGCCTTATTAGCATTACTGAAAACCCAACCATAGTTAGATAGAAATGTATTATAATTACTATCATATGCTGGTCGCCTTACAATCGGCAAATAACCTCTTAATCTATCTCTCCAACCCATAAATAATAATTCTCCTATTAAATTTCTATCTTATAACCAAACAACTTCCATACGAGCGTCAAATTCCTTTTTATCATCATTCATAAACAGATAATTATAAACGTGACTAGCCGCATCCGTAATATCATCATGTTCCCCAGCGGGGAATGTACTTAACTCATCATAAAAAGCTTGACGTGTAGGTCCATCCTCAATAGCTACAAAGACTTTACCATCCTCAATAGCATTCTGAAATGGAGTAGCACGATCAACCTTAGACTTATTACCTGATACTTTAGCTCGTTCCACAATAAAACCAGGTAACTGATTCTTCCACTCCTGATGTAACAATTCACCAGCAGCAGCAACACCTGTTTCAATAACAATATGGCATGCAGGTGTATCCATAAAAGCAGTATTCTGAATCATCCGTTTAGTATTAGTACCGAAACGACCATGAATCAAATCTAATATAACTGCATAATCACCAAACCTTGCCATTTTAACTCCAGCGGTAAAGTCATTATCAGATAAATTATCACTGGAAGCTATATCCCATGCCCTAGCAACAGATTCCTGAACATAATCTTCAGGGAATCCGTACTGTAATTTTTTCATATTAAAGAAATCACTAGTGGCATCAATAGGTTGCTGTTGATAAACAGATTGGAACACTCGTTCACCTACATTCTTCTTAATATTTAATAAAAAATCAGTATCATAACGTTCAGACCATAAAGCCTCATTATTCTCATCCAAAGCAGCGAACTCCACAAAATCATAACTATCAGGGTCGCTTTCACGAACATGCCCAATTAGATCCTTTGAATGCCAGCGAGTATGTAGTACAATAAGCTTACTGTGCGGCTCGAGACGTTGTAAGATGATTGTCTGGAACCATTCTATTTTCTTATTCAGCTGAGACGGGGTTATATCGTCGAAACCGAAATATGGATCGTCGATGACTAGGTAGTCAGCGTCCTGACCTGTAATACTGCCTGAAGCCCCAACAAGCCTTATACTACCGTCATATAATTCACCATCCTTATTGGTGAACATAATATGTGTACTGGACCTTTTAACATCAGATAAGTACACTCCAAACTGTGGACCTATTTTTTTAACATGTTCTCTTAATTGTATACCAAATTTCTCGGATAAGGAGGCACTATTGTTTACAATTAATATCTTCAAATTCGGATTCTGGAATATTAACCATAATGGGAATGCTAGTGTAACCATTGATGATTTACTATTATGTGTCGGTGTAAAGTTACGGCCGACTAGATACATTCCATCTTGACTAGATACTTCAATACAATTACTTTGCACGGGTAAAGGTAGCTTATATTTGTCAATTAAGCTAATGTATCTGTTATCATAATGGATTTTAAAATTAGCTAAATAGGAATTACCTACATGGGTTTCCCTATCCATTATTTCTTTAGTATAAAATAATCTGGTGATATTATTGGCATAATCATGGAATCGCCATATATGTTCATCACCACTTATGATTTTATCACCATTACTGAAGACAAAAACATTATCAGCAGTGGTCTTAGGCAATACTTTAGCAACAGTGACTTTCTTATGTCCTGGAGATAATAACACATCCCCTACTTTCAAATCACCATGAGTTGTCCATCCACGATTACTAGTGTAAACGGGTGTGCCATCAAAGAGATCATGTCTCGGAGGCATTGATACTGCTAAACGGCTTTTACCAATCCCATCTTTTAACTCCATTAACTTTAAAGCTAATTCTTGGATGTGTGGTGCTGGTACACTATTTGGATAATGTGATGCTATGAAATATCGATAAAACAAGTATAAGTCATTGACGAACCTTTTTTTATCAGGAGTCATTTTTCTTCGCTCTTAATTTACGTGCTTCCTCTTCTTCTTTGATGATTTTTTTCATTAGTTCATCATCGAATAATGAGTCGGCTCCAATATTCACATTTACTGTGTCCTGTTTTATCACTTCACTTGGAGCATCCTGTAAAACTAAACAATTTTTAATAATAATATCCAAGTCTTTCATGGATTCAATCTTAACTGGGAAACCGTCCTTGATGAATTGATCTAGGATTTTATGTAATATTTTCAAGTAATTTAAACGATTTTCTACTAGTGTACGGTTTTCTTGTTTTTCTACTTCAGCTAAGATTTGTAATCTTTTTTTATCAGCTCGTTCTTCCCATCCAAATTCCTTATACCATTTCCATATTGTACGTGGTATAACTCCACAATGTGTGGCGGTGGTTTTAACTGAATCAGTGGTACTGTATCCTTTTTCAGTTAATCCAAACCAGAATTGAAAGGCATCAATATGCTTTGGTTTTTCTTTCATTTTTAATGCAACCTCTCAGAAAAATATTAAATGAAAAATAAAAATAAAAAAATAATAACCAAAGATATTATAATTAAAAAAAAATATGGGCTTTCCTAAACCTTCTCTAACCTTGTTGGAAATAGTTATTTAATTAAATTTCGAAAAAAACCGTGAGATGAAAAAAGTAATAAATTAATTGTAAAAAAAAGTATCCTAAAAAAAAATTTAAAAAAATAACATTCTTCATTTATTAGAGATTTAAGGGAAACCTTTTTCTCCCCCAATTTTAATTTAAAAAAAATAAACCTCAAAAAAAATTAAATATCAAAGGAAAAAAAATAATGATATTTAATTATAAAAATCAATGATTATCATTATACACTCTTACCAATCAAAAAGGACAATCGGTTATATTATAATTACTCCTGATTACAAATGTATACAAAAAATAATGGGATAATCGAATATAATTGTATGGTAAGATATCTGTGTTAATGCATTTATATGCTACTGTCTTTTTTACTGCCTTTACTGTGCCTAAAATCTGTGATTTAGTGTTTTTTACTGTACGAGTATATAAATCATTTAAAAAAAGAATTACTTGGGATAATGAGGGTATACTCTAATTCTATAATCATATATAAAGTTAACTATTACTTATTAATAAAAAAAATTCAAGAAAAAAGAAAAAAGAGAGAAACCACGACTTGTTTAATGTTTTATCCGAGAATATTCAACCCTCACTGACCCAGCGGAGAAAAACTATGAAAATCGAAATGATTCAAAAAGGTATTCATGCATGTCACTTAAAAGAAATGAATAACAAAAACTTGTTTATAGTAAAAACGTTCCAAAATTGTCAAAAATTAACTAATATTTATTTAATATATATTTAACCAAGCCAACTATGAAGAATATTCTCATTTTTCCCCTTTTATTGATAATGATTCTCCCTTTTTTTTATAGTTTATCCTTTTTTCTTTTTTGATAGTCCTAATTTTATATTGCAGTAGCTGTATGACTTCAGGGCGGTGATATTTTATATGACATTTGCAATATTTTAACCGAATCAAAACATGAAGACTTTTTATAAGAGATTAGTTATGATTAAAAAAGAAGTATGAATAAGTTTGCATTAAAGGAGAAATTTTATTTTTATTTTACTATGAAAAAAATAAAGAAACCAATATCATCAATAAGTATGGAACTATTACTAGGTTTTCTCCTTTAATAGTCTATTCATTTTTTTAATCAAAAACATTCTCTTAATCATTCTTTTGTATATTCAGTTAAATAAAATCATATGAATTCTCTGTATTAGAAATCATACAATATAATATTTATTTTCATAATATTTATATTTTACGGTATTAATTTTAAAAAAAAATAATAAAAAAGAAACAAGTTTCTTTATTTACATGAAATGCAAGATAATACCCACAATGATACTAACAACAGGAATCAACACAATAACCGTATTCTTGAAACTATTCAAACTACTAGTTAAAGCAATAACATCCTCTTTATTACTGGACAATTCATCCTGTAACTTATCAATCTTACCTTCTAAATCAGTTAACTTCTTATTATTAGTATCTCTTTGTTCTTTACCTTGTTGTAACAATACTGTGACTGTTGTAACTTTTTCAAGTAATTCTGTTTGCTGTTGGCGGTCTTGAGCTAATTCAGTATTAATACTATGGATATCCTCACGTTTACTATCCATTCTTGCTTTTAACTCCGCAAGGTCGGCTTCAATACTGGCGAATCTTTCCTGATTACAACAGACTTTAGAATGATCCTCCACCATACTCTAAGCCCCACCATCATCAACAACATCAGATTCTTTTTCATTGATGGTAGTGTCTTCTTCTTTAATCACATCTTCACCGTCAAGGGTGAGATTAACAACAACACTTTCATTCTCATTATCTGAAGTAGCATATTCTTCATGCACCTTTTCTTCAGCCACAACAACCCTATGGTCTTCAGTTTTTTGGGCTAGAATCCAAGATGCAACACCAACTAACACAGGAATTATCCACACATATTCTTCAGGTACGATTTGAGATAATCCATCTTTTCCCAGACTTACAATTATCATAGCAATAAATGCTATTGCAGTTGCTATTTTTGATTTGTATTTAAAACTTTCCACCATTTTGTGTTTCACCTAAAAAAATTTTTTGAATTCGAAAAAAAAGTTTTATCCTATTAAATTAAAAAAAAGGACAATAAAAATCATATGGCAGACATTATGTAAAAAAAAATAAGATTTTAATAAGCTCAAAAAAAAAGATAAAAATCTAAAAAAAAAATTTTTTTTTTAGAGTGTTCTTTTCAATATACACTCTTACCAATGAAAAAAAATATTACCTCATCTAAAAAAATAGTTAAAAGAAAACAGCATAAATAAAACAAGACATATATATACTAAACAGTACCAAAAAGAGAAAAAAAATAAAAAGAATAAGAATACTTAAAATTAAATAGATTCTAAGATAGTTCTCCACTTAACATTATCAGTATCATTCAACAATTCATCATTTCTAAACAACCTCCTAAACTTACGACCATGCTGACAGTAAACATCCATATCAGGCAACTCATCATAAACACTATCCATTGCCCCATGAGGATGTAAATATATACGGGGAGTATAACAAGTTTCATCCGTACCTACAGGAGGTTCCATCTCCACACTAAAAAGCACCCGAGTAAGATCACAATACATATTCAAAGAAGTTAACTCAAAAGTATAATCTTTTAATTCATCTAAAAATTCCAAGTCCCGAGACAAATCCAAAATCATATCTTTATAACTACGAATATCATCATCCGTATAAACACGTTGCAATTTATCTTTAGGTTTATTTCTCCTCTTCAAAAAATCAAACATGATTTTACACACTCACTATATAATAGAATTTCCCAGTTAAATCTCCAGTATCAACTTCAGTATCAAACCGTTCAAGGAAATCATTAATCTCTTTAACACTCCTTGTCAACTCACTCTTCCAAGGCCCACTATCTAACACATCTTTCACAATAGTAACTAATTTAGGATTATCAATACATAATTGGAAATAATTTCTTAATGCAATTATATCTTTCAAGGAGATTTCATGACATCCATCATTATCATCTCCAATGTAATTACTGATGACTGTATTAATCCAATATTGTTTACGCCATTCCACAACATCATAACATTCCTTGTCACCATCTTCGTTAGTGTATCTGTATTCTATCCAATGATCCATACCCATGATTAATCCTCCCAATTATCTATTACTTTATATCCCCCATCTTCCTTAGTGAATAAGTTATAAAAACCAGTGAGAACATTAATCTTATCTTCCCTATCATTTAAAAATTCCACTAATTCATCTGCAACAGACTCATTTTTAACAGGTAATATTTCAAAACTATTCTCATTCCAATTTTGTTCTGTATCGACAACATAATAATTATCACCAGGCATTGCATGAACAGTTTTAAATCTAGGATTAAGAAAAACATCATCAGTTAATTTGAAAATAACTTTATCGCTTGATTCAATCCTCCAAAGTTTACTATAATCATAACAATAATCAACTAATTGACCATTATCTTTATAAGTTATTATTAATCCTTCTTCTTTAATTTTAACTAATACATTCTTGAATTCAGTATATTTATAATCATGTTCATATATTTTAACATTTTCATGAAAAGTAACATTACCTTTTAATGCTAATAATGCAGTCCTATCTAATCCGAAATCAACCATTATTCCACATCCTTTTTAGGTATCACTGTACATATTTCTTCTATAGGTTTACCGAAATGTTTAGCTTCTACAGGTTCAAAGAATGTATTATCATAACCATGTTCTTTCCGGAACTTATATGCTGTAACATACTGGAATTTATCAAGTGAATAATTCACTCTTAAACCAGGTTGTACTAAAGCTAATTCAATATAATTAATAATGCCCATCTGAGATAATAATGTAGGATACTCAACAGTATCAATATCTAAACATAGTTCATTATATAAGTAACTTAAATCTTCATTGATTGTAACACCGGAGGGTAGATTTTGCGCATACCATTCGATACTACCTGATTGGATCTCCATCAAACCTCACCTTTTACATATGTCTTCCAGGTTCCATTCTTCTTTATGGATTGGTTTATCTAATCTGGTTAATTTTAATCCTGCCAGTAATGCGAAGAAATTAACCTCATCTAAAGCATAATCCTCATCATCAGTATAAGCTATTAATGGTAATTCACGTGGTAAAGGTTCTAGGATTTCCTGTAATTTACCCACGGTTAATGTCTTGTATGCTGCTGCATCACCGGATTCATAATGCATTAAATTATAAGCCATGTTCTGTAATAATTCAGACCTGGTGATTCCTAATTCTTCAGCTTTCTCATCAATCTGTTTTTGAAACTCTGGATCCACACGGAATGAAATATTTGGTCTTGTATATTTTCTCACCATAACTATTAATCCTCCTCTTAAAATATATTTATGTTTATAATTCGTATATTAATTCTACCATATAATTGTAATTACCACCAATCTTTGCTTCTTTACCCATGCTGAATTTACCAGTCATGCCAATTACATTATTTAACTGAGTAAACAAATCAGTATCGAATAATCTGGTTTGATAATCATTTAATACATGGACAGGATATGATATTCTTAATCCTCTTGGTGTTAATTCAATTTTTGTTCCTAACTCTTCACAGTCTAAGGCTAGGAATACTGTTTCAATATCTGTTTTTAATTTCTCAAATACCTCTTTTTTATGATTCTCTATTTCCCTTTCTTCTTCGGCTAATTTATCTAAACGTTTTTGACATTCAAAGAATAGTTCGCTATTTGATTTTTCCCCTGTTGGTGTAGTGGTGCATTTTCCTACTCTTTCAAGGTGTTTATCTTCAGTGATGAGTTCAGCAGTGACTTGTGGTTCGTCTTTTTCACATTTTAAATCTTCCTCGCAGAATGGGAAGTGGCAGAGCTCATCCTCGTTTATACTGCAATGGTTTACTTCCCCTTCATCACTGAGTCTACGGTAATTATTTTCATCCCATTTATATTCCTGGCAATGTTTTACATTCAAGTTATCTTCAGACATTATTAATCCCTCAATTCATTAGTATGTTTTTTCTAATACTTTCTTTACTCTGCATTCAGCGAAAGCATATGCTCCCCCATTATTGGACTTACTAGGTATATACTCGGACAAGTCTATTTCAAGTAATTCCAATTCACAAATGTAGCAGTACATTAGATCATGATTCTCGAAACATGCGTTAATGTTATCATAAGTAAACTCACAATTGGAGTTCACTAACACAACATTATCCCCTGGTTTTAAGTCCTCTTCATCTGACCATACGGAATATTCATTTAGGTCTCCGAATAATTCAGTTTCAAACCTCATACTTTTTATTCCTCCTCTTTTAGTTCTTTACGGATATCATACATGCCTCTTGGTTCCCAGTTTTTGTCTTGTGTTACTCCTATTTCGTGTAATTGTGATAGGTTGCACATTCCAAATTCCACAGTTAATAGTTTGACTAGGCAGAATAATTCAACATCGCCATTGCATAATTCATCACCGGCTACTACATACCAGTGGTATCGGCCTATGCTGTCGGTGAAGTGTGCGACTGCTTTAGGGTTTTCCTGTTCATCAATTGTGTCAAGTCCTGGTAACTCTACATTATATAATTCTTCGAATAGGTTCATCTCATGGTCCTCCTGAGGATTAGTTTGTCGCAGGCTATTTTGCGGAAGTACCATTCGGTGTGTTGGATTGCAGCGTTTACTTCGATGCCTGTGCTTAGCATGACATTACCCATATTTTCATCATCGTATAAGTGGCCTAGGAGTTTGCCGTTTTCATGGTATACTGGGTGTTTTGGGAGTATGTCTCCGAGTTCATCTAGTGATTTTCTTAGTTGTAATAGTTTGGTTAATCTTCTAGCCACTTCCTCTTTATCGTATAAATGTAAATTGATTGAGTAGTTTTTTGATAATTTTTGTATTATTCTACAGATTTCCATTGGTTTGGTGTAGTTCATTCTGTGTTCCCTCCTTGAAATGTAAATTTTATGGATGGGTTTAGTTTTCCATCCATTCTTTTGCCCATGCTTCTGATTCTGCTTTTCTTCTGTAGTCGTCGAATTCTATGATTAATGATTCGATGTCTTCTTCTGTGAGTTTTGTTGTTTTTTTGTAGCATTCTCTTTCGAGTTGTTCGTAGAGGTCATCGAAGTCACCTTCCCAGTGGCGGATGATCATTGTCCATGCTTCGAAGAGCATGTTTTCATTGAGGTATAATTCTACGTCTGGGTCGTTTTTTGCTTGTTTTTGTTCAAATCCGTATGCCATGTTAATCATCTCATTTCTTTGGGTTTTTATGAATACTTTTGTATTCACCTATATTAATATATGTTTTACTAGTATATAAACCTTATGGTATTTCCAACCCTAAAAAATAATAAAAAAGAAAAAATTAGGCATCAACAAACTGATACCCATTAGCAGCTAAAAAATACCTACTGTTATGATTTGCTCCACAACTTGTCTGAACATAATAATTAATCAGGATCTCTTCAGGAATATTCTCATCAACATACTCGATTAATTCCGCCCATGTCACGATATCAAAAATACTATTGTACCTGATATTTTCCATATCGCAACGTTCTTTAATCTCGGTAATAGTGTCCGCTACTATTTTTGGATATCTTTTTTCTAGTTGTGCAAATATGGTGCCTACACCAGATAAGTTTAACCTTTCGAATTCTTCGAATGATTTTAATTCTATTTCAATCATGAATGTGAACCTCCTTTAAAAAATATAAATAGGATTTTTTTTAGATTATATCTAGTATCCCGCAGTTGTGTTTCATTGCGAAGTCTTTTGCTTCAGTTAAGGTTTTGTTTTCGTATTTTGTAATGAACATTGGTGTTCCGTCACTGTTGTATACTCTCCAGGTTAATACTTGGGTTTCAGGGTCGTATGTTATTTGCATATTTTTCATCTCCTTTTTCTTTGGGTTTTGAATACTTTTGTATTCTTATGTGTCTATTAGGATAAACTAGTATATAAACATTGTCAATCCCTCAAAGACTCCAATTCCCTCTCCAACCTTTTAACCTTATTCCTCTCAGTCCTAACCTGAATATCCATCTTATGCAACTCATGATTCAACTCATCCCTTAAAAACACTGCAAAAGTCCTAGGATTAATCTCCTTATTACCAAACTTATTATGGTATTTCGAGTGATGGTGCCGGCATAACAATACAATATTATCCCTATCAGCATATGCCGGATTATTCCGTTTCACTTTTCTGAGATGATGAGGACCCACATTCTTGGTACTGCCACAGATGAAACATTTAGGTGTACCCCGCAGCATATTCTCCATTACACGTTGAAAGTCATAATAGTATTTTCCTTTGTGGATCCTCTTCATATGAAATGTACCTCACAAAAAATCTTTTTTTTAGATATTTTCTCTTAATCTGATAATTGTTTTTTCTAATGATATCCTGTTGTCTATCATGTCCAAGTATTTTTTAATCATTATTGTGTTTTCTTCAGCTATTTTCATTGCATCGTATAATTCTTTGTTTGTTTCGATGATGTGTGCTTCTTTATCGTCTTTGGTTGGTCTGGATTTATCCAGTACTTCTGCAAAATTACAGTGTAATGTGGCATCGTTGAATTTGTGATTGTATTCTAGTGTTAATCTGGTTTCGGTTTCCACTGCTTTTCTTAAATCATCGAGTAGGTCTTGTTTTTTGTTTAGTAATTGTTTGAGGTTGGCTACTTCGATTTCGATTAGTCCTTTTTCGTCTGCTGGTTTGTAGTTTTTGCAGAGTTCAGGTAATTTTTCAAGTTTTAAGGTTTCTAATTGTAAGTTGTCATAGCTGGTTTCAATTGTTTTGGTTTCGATAGTTTTGGTTTCTTTTTGTTCCATATGTGATTCCTCCATAATCTAATATAAAATAAAAAAAATGTTCTTTTTAGATTAATAACATTTCGTAAGCGTCTGCGAAGTTGCTTAATTTTTTGCTTGTTTCGCCTATTAATTCACTGTTTTCACGTACTTTGAAGTAGCGGCTGATGTTGTATAAGTGTTCTGCGAAACTTTTTATGTTTCCGTAGTCTTGTTTAAGATTCCTGAATTGGTTGAATGCTTTGAGTGTGGATCTTCCGTCGTAGGTTCCATGTGGTGCGTGTCTTGCTACGTGCACTAGTGCATCGAATGTGTCTTCCATTACTTTAAATTTTGCCCATTCAAATTCTTTTTCGAAGTTCATATTTATCATCTCATAGTTTTTCTTTGGGTATTGAATACTTTTGTATTCTTGAATATAATTCTGTAAGAAGTAGTATATAAACTTATCGGTTACAAATTTAAAAAAAATATATAAAAAAGAATTAGTAACTAATACTAATCCTCTCAAAATCAAACTCAACCTTAATATCTAAACCCAATAACCAGTCATAACACCAAACTTCAACATTATCAGCTATTACTCTCATGGCATCAGCTAATCTGTCGGCTCCGCCTAAATCAAATTCTACTAATCTGTCTTCAGTGTACCAGTGACTATATCTAATACCATTTTCATGGAATGTTTCTAAAACATTTTTAATATCTTTTGCCATAATATCTTTTCTCCTTTGGGTAAATAAATTTGAATACTTTTGTATTCCTACTTGTCTATAAGCTCCACTTAGTATATAAACCTTGTCCCAAACCCCAATACAGAAAACTAATTCTTATCGCAATACTCACAACACTACAAAACCCAGGGGAAACAAATGACAAACAAAACAAATGAACCTATAACATTCTTTAGTATGTTCAGTGGAATAGGAGGCTTTGAATATGGACTACAACAATCAAAACACAACTTCAAAAATGTTGGATTCAGCGAAATTGAACCCTCACCAATATCAATCTACCTTAGACACTTTCCAAACCACAAACAATATGGAGATGCAACAAAAATACAAACAAAATACTTATCCGACTTCGATTTCCTTGTTGGAGGATTTCCTTGTCAAGCTTTCAGCATTGCTGGAAGAAGAAAAGGATTCGATGACACCAGAGGTACACTCTTTTTTGAAATCGCAAGGATTCTCAAAGACAAAAGACCCAGATATTTTCTACTGGAAAATGTTAAAGGTCTACTTAACCATGACAAGGGAAAAACTTTCCAGACAATACTTGAAATCCTCAATGAACTCCGGTATGATGTATCATGGCGTATTTATAATTCCAAAAACTACGGAGTCCCACAGAATAGGGAACGAGTGTTTATTAAAGGATATCTTAGAGGAAAATGTGGACGAGAAATACTACATCAAACCAGAAATAGCATCGAGAATCCTGGAAAACTAAAAACTTATCGTGACAAAAATAGAACCTACAGCATATACGATAACTCCCATACACTATCAAGAACATTAACACGTACTGGACAAAACAATGGATTCAACCACCTAATAAAACTAGAAGACAACCGTAAAATAAACATCCACGGATACACCAGGCCAAGCAAATCCCAATCAACAATCGTTTATGATAGTGATGGATTAATGGGAACATTATGTGGAAATAATAAATCCCAACCTAAAATCAAAGAATATGATCATCCTCGAATGAATGTTATAGGTAACATTAGACCATCAGGCCATAGTGAAGGAAACATTTACGGTGCTAATGGTTTATCCAGTACAATAACACGAAGTAATGTTCCATTCATCGAGGATAACAAAACTGTTGCAAGGCCAGTGTTAACTCCGGACCGTGTTAATAAAAGACAGAACGGTCGACGTATGAAAGAAGATGGCGAACCTTCATTCACATTAACTGCAACAGACCGTCATGGAGTTTACGATGGGTATCGTATAAGAAGATTAACACCTGTGGAGTGTGAAAGATTACAGGCATTTCCGGATAATTGGACTAAGTATGGTAAAGATGGTGAATTGATTTCTGATACTCAAAGGTATATGTGTCTTGGTAATGCGGTGACTACTAGTGTTATTACAGCTATTGTTGATGATATGTTTGAGTGTGTTTCTTGCGATAATACTCGTTTTAAATCAGTTATTATTCGAAGTATTCTTAAGAGAATTAAGGAAATCATCAATCCATACCATACTAAAACCGAAATACTTATATACTGTTCCTCGATGGTCAGAGTGTATAATGAGAGAAACAAAGTAGAATAAGTACACAATTATCAATAAACTCTACCATGTCTCTTAAGAATACATCCATACTAAATACTCTAAAAATTATCTAAACTTAACTGCTCCTTATCCTCATAATACTGGAATAATGGACTGAAAGGGCTTCTTTTTTTATAGAATCTTTCACGGTAAAAATCCTCTACAGTAGTGCAATTGTTTTGGCGATTGCTAGTGAATAATCCTTTACAATGACAATCCTTCAACTCCCCTAAATTATCCAATACATTATCCAGAGTATAATCTGGAATGTTTTTTAGTAAGTTAGTGTTGTGGAAATTAGTTTGTCGATGTATTAACTTGTCACCGCAGCAGCAATTATTATTCGATAAATAATGTAAGTCATTATCTGCTATACTGTAACTTATGCCATGATCTTCAAAGTATTCAATCAATGGCTCATAATACCATAACCTAACTTCAGGATAAAGGTTTAATAATCCCATTTGTTTGAAATCTTCACTGCATAATCCTATAGCTTCCAGTAATTCATGATTATGTTTAACATCCTGCGGAACCAGCTTTAAACTTTCAATAGTGAAATGGTCCGCATCACTGAAACAATCAATAATAGATTCCAATTCAGTAATCTCAGGAATAAAAGGTTGTATCCTTATACCTACATGGTAGCCTTGATTTTTTAACTGGTCAAAAAATCGTATACGCTCCTGAATATGCGGCACATTATCCTCTAAGTAACCTACCATATTGGATATGCTTAACTGGAATGTATGAAGTTCTGGTGTTATGGGTACGTCATATGTGTTGGCGGATTTGGTGCTGAATAGGATATGTTGTTCGTATTCATTGCATATTTCCACTATCCGTTTTGTGTATTGTAGGTGTTGTTCTCTTGGTTGGAAGCAATCTGATTGCCCACCACCATGTAATGTTATTCTTTGTCGTAGTAATTGTTCCAGGAAGTCTTTTGGGTTGACTTGTTTTTCATCATAGATTTTATGGAATTTATTCTGTAACCATTTGATATTTACTGTGTCTTCTACTTTGGCTCCGATTACTCGATGGTTGGCGAAGCAGTATTCACAGTTAAAAGTGCAATCTTTATAAGTATCCAATCTTATTGGTAATCCACAGATTGCGAATTTGCTTGATACGTTTAATGGATAAAACATTATAATTTACCTCGATTTTTTCTTTGGGATTTTTATGATAGAGTACATAATAGCTTAATACAGGGTAAAATCAGTAATTTCCACACGAATAGTTAAAGGATTATATAAACTTTTTCATGGTGAGAGTGTATAATGAACGGAAATATCTATTAACTAAAGGTAATTCTGTTAATGATTTAACAGAGTATTAATCTAATACTCACATCAATTTTAACTAATTTTAACAGCCTTATTACCAGTATACTCCTCATAACGATTGATTATGATTTGACAATAATATGGATCCAACTCCATCATGAAACATTGTCGACCCGTTTGTTCACAATAGATTAATGTGCTGCCACCACCACCGAACAAATCTAATACTCGGTTGAAGGTTCCTTTATTTTGGAATTTAGTGAAGATAGCTTCGTATAATCTTATTGGTTTTTGTGTTGGATGTACACGGCCTTGTTTTTCACTTGCCATTGTGAATTGTCTTACTACACTTCGGAAGTTAGTATAAGCTAATTCGCAATCTGTTTGGTCGGAAGCACCATTGTTTTTATCCCATACTAACCAACATTCACTTGATGGTAATGCTTCAGTGTAATAGTTAGCTCCCCACCATATATGGATTATATCCGGATACATCTTCTTAGCTAACTTGAATGATTTAATAGCTACTTCATTGGTGTCATCATTCATTATATCTGTTTTATATTTCTCCGAAAGTACACCGGATTTGGATACGGCTGACATTCCATAGGGTGGGTCGGTGAATATCATATCAATTGTTGCACCGTCAACTAATCTTAGGATATCTTCTCTTTTTGTACTGTCTCCGCATAGTAAGTAATGGTTGCCTAGGCGATAGTAGTCTCCGTGTTCGACTGTTACTTCTAGGTCTTCTTCAGGTTCGTATTCATCTTCAGTTATCTCGGTTTCGGTTGGTGTTTCTATTGTTTCTAAGTGAATATCTAAATCTTCCAGGTCTAAGCTGTTGAATCCTGTTAGTTCTGTGTCGAAGCCATTTATTGTTAGTTCTGTGAATATTTCTTCGAGTTTGTCTAGGTCCCATTCTCCACTGATTTGGTTTAATGCTATGTTTAATGCTTTTTCGTAGTCTTCATCGTGGATTGTTAGTTCGGTTTCTGGGAATATCCATCCGATGTCTCCTAGGCGGATGAGATTTAACTCACTATTTTCACCTTTTTGTATGTATTGGTCGAGTAGGACTGTGTATCGTTGGTGTCCTCCTATGATGTGGTTGTTGTTTAGGTTTATTATTATGGGGTCTACGAATCCAAACTCATTAATACTGTTAGCTAGTTTCTCATATTCTGTGTCGGATATTTTCCTTGGATTGTATTCGGCTGGTATTATACTAGTGATTGGTATTGTTTCTAAATCCATTACTCATTTCTCCAATGTTTTTGAGTATTAGCTTAATACCTCACTAGTATCAGCTATTTTCTCTGCTTTTTCTCCAGTATATTTTTCCCATCTGTCGATGATTACTGTAGCATATTTTTCATCTAATTCCATTATATAGCAGCGACGGTTTAATTGTTCACAAGCTATCAATGTACTACCACTGCCTCCGAATAAGTCTAGTACTATGTCGCCTTGTCTTGAACTATTCTCAATAGCTTTGGCAGGTAATGGTATGGGTTTCATTGTTGGATGTAAATCGTTTTTACTGGTTCTTTTTATATCCCATATGTCGAAGTTGCTTCGGTCTCCATAGAAGTTGTGTTCATTGAACCATCCATATACTATTGGTTCGTATCTGCTCATGTAGTCACTGTTGCTTAGGGTATGGTTGCCTTTGTTCCATATGATTAGGGCCTTGTAGTTATTGTTTAAAGTGTCTAGTGCTCTGAAGATATAATCTAGGCCGAGACGGTAGAAGCAGACATAGTAGGCTCCTCGGTTGTAGTGTTGTATGTTCTGGAATAGTTTGAGGATGAATTTGTCACCATCCTCACGTGACATTTTGTCGTTTTTGATGGCTCCGTGTTTTGCATTAAAGCTTTTGCTTCCATCTGCATGAACGTTTCCTGTGAATCCCATTAGGTAGGGTGGGTCGGTGAATACCATGTCTGCTTTTTCATTGTCGAGTAGTGCTTGGATGTCTTCATCACTGGTGCTGTCTCCGCACATTAGACGGTGTTGGCCTAGTTGGTAGATTTCACCTTTCTGTACTCGGGCTTCAATAGTATCTTCTTCAATGTAGTCATCTTCTTCAGCTTCAATATCAGTTTCATCTAATGTTGTGGATAGCTCGTCTGTGAAGTTAATGTTTAATTCCATTAGCTCATCATCATTGAATCCAGTTAAATCTATGTCGAAACCATTAACTTGTAGGTCTTGAAATACTTCCTCTAATTTATCCAGGTCCCATTCACCACTAATCTTATTCAAAGCTATGTTCAGGGCTTTTTCATTATCCTCATCAGCTATTGTTAGTTCTGTTTCAGTGAATACCCAACCAATATCTCCTAATCGTATCAGATTTAATTCCGCTTGAAACTCCCCATCCAATAGGCACTGGTCGAGGATGGCTTCATAGCGTTGATGTCCTCCTATGATATGATTGTTTTTCAGGTTGATTACAATAGGATCTACCAAACCGAATTCTTGTAGACTGTTTCGTAGTCGTGTTTTATCTTGGTCGGATATGGTTCGTGGATTGTATGGTGCTGGTATGAGGTCTGTTATTTTTATCTTCTCAAAAGACATAAAATATTAGTCCTCCTTGGTGCAGATTATTTCTCTTATCCTGTTTTCTTTTTCCTTGTATGGTTCAAGGGCTTCGTAGTGATTGTTTATTAAATCCCTTATCTTGCGTAGGTCTTCTATTATTGTGGTGTTGTAGGTTCGTAGGGTTTCCATGTCTTTAACATAGTATACCTTGTTTATGCGTATTAGTATAAACCTCATAAATCTTCTTAACTCCCAAAATTTATTTTTTTGGAAAAGCAATGGAATCCGGATTAAAAATGCTCTTCAATATTTTCCCTAACAGGTGGAGTTAAAAAAATCATATTCCATTGAATAAGTTTAGAAATAATGGATATTTTTTATTCTATCTCTATGATAAATCAATGGAAATCTGTTAAAAAAGGGGTTTTTATTATACTATTTTTATGTGTTATCTTCATGTTAAACGGATGTATTAGGGGTTTTGGTTTTATTCTCTTTGGGAGTTATGATATTTCATTGTATTTCTGTGATATTTTATGTTTTTTATCGAGATATTTTTAAGAATATATCCTCATTCTATAATAGTATATAAAGTTAACTATACTTTTTAGTTGGTAAGAGTCAATAATGAAGGGATACAATAAAAAAAAATTATTATAATCGTAGATGAAAAAAAATGACAGACCGAGAATATCCATATACTACTTTTCAAATAAGCAACTTAACAGTCAACAAATGCACAGACTGCCGAAACCAAACCTGCACAATACTATACGACCAACACCACGACCTACACTTCAGCCACACCTGCGGCAAAGTAATAATGCAATCAGGACACTACCACATCGAATACACAACCAACCCTTACTACTGGGAAAACGAATACCAACGCAGACGAGAAATACAAGAACTCAAAACAATACTACGCCAACTCAAAGAACTAAAAAAGAAACACCTAGAAATCAACATCAAAGAAATGACAATAACCATCCACGACCCCTTAACTGAAGATGACATCTACCTAATCGAAAGAAGCTGCCGATACACCAGCTTCGAATTAACTGAACATAATGAGTATTACATAATACAAAAAGAAGAAACAACAGGAGCAAAAAGAAAATGACAGACATAAAACCAACCACAGAAGAAATAGACTTAATAAAATACAGTGTAGACTTATTAATCAACGAACAACTAGGCGAAGAACACGCACTACTCGACCTAATCTACGAAAGACAACAAAACAAGAAAAACATCACAATAACCGTAGAACCCAACACAGAACTATTAATAGGACCAAATGAGGACGTATCCAAATACGGCCACCACATAATAGTCAAAAACAATAAGGAAACCAAATACCTAATCAACACCCACAAAATAATCTACATAAAATAAAAATCATCATCTAAAATTGGAGGCTTAAACAATATGACTGAAGCAGCACTCGAAACAATCAAAATAACAGACATCACACCCGCAAGATACAACCCAAGAAAAATATCAGATGAAGACTATAAAAAACTATCCAACAGCATATCTGAATATGGACTAGTGGATCCAATCATAATAAACCTAAACAACATGCACATAATCGGCGGCCATCAACGCTATGATGTCTTACTAGAGCGATACATCTCAGGGGATGAAACATACGCTGAATTACAATTAATCCGCAGAGGTGAAATCGGATGGATATTTTTAGATGAGGAGCTCACCGTGAAAGATTTGAATCATGAAAAATCATTAAACATAACCTTAAACAAAGTACAAGGAGAATGGAATCTCGAGAAATTAGAAGAGGTTTTCCAAGATATTAGCACAGAGGGAATCCCATTAGAATTAACTGGATTCGATGAAAAGGAAATCAAAGATATGTTTAAAGACATTGATTTGAGTAGCTTCGATGATGGCTTAGATGAATCACTAAGTGATGAAGAACCTAAAGAAATAAGCAACAGCAGGAACCGTAAAGAAATCACTTGTCCTTCCTGCGGACATGTCTTTTTCGAGACAGATTATCTAGATGATGATATTTAAATAATATTTTCATCAAACATAACTAATATGACAACATTAAAAATAGGTAACTTAAAAAAATTAATTGAACACTTACCGGATGATTACAATTTAGCATATAAAATGGGGACTACAACAAAACCATTAAGCAATACTATAGAAATTGACTTGGAGAATAAGGAGTTAATCTTTAAATAATATGATTAATAAAACTATCAATTGGTAGAGTGAATCAATAATACTACATTGAGGGAGAACATCCACTATGGGTGTTCTCCCTCTTTTTTTATTTAAATTTGTGGAATTAAATTATTTAGAGTAATTTCTTTTTAGCTTCAGCGAATTCATCATCAGATAATAAACCACGTTCATGTAATTCTCCTAATCGTATTAGACGATCCATATCTGAAGTGTCCTGTTCCTGTTCAGCTTCGGCTTCCTGTTGATTCATACGGTCTACATATGCTTGTGCGGCTCGTGGTAATGCTTCGATGATTGCTAGGAAATCTTTATTTGTTGCTTTTAATGGTATTTCTCCAATATTGTATGATAGGAATACGAATTCAGCATGCATTAAACCTACTTTTCTTTTTTCCCATCTGTATAAATCACTGTATGATATTTTTTGACCGTTGATTTGAAACATTATATAATCATCATGGAATAATAAACGGGTAGGTTGGTATTTTATTTTACCGTAATTGTTCATGGCTATTAGTTTACCTGTGCTGCCTAGCATGGCTCCGGCGATTAGTTCATCGTTTCCATGAACTCCCATTCCTACTTCTACGTCGACTCCATGGTCTAGTATTTCTTGTATGTATTCTTCGGATGGTTTGTATGTTTCAGTGTTTTCTTGTTTCTTTTTTTTGCGGTTGAATAAACCCATAATTAATTTCCCCATATTAATAATACGTTGTATACTAAACTTTATATTATGGTCTATATTTAAAGGTAACTAAAAAAAGAAGGGATGACCTAAATTAATTCCTGGTATAAATCAAATAATAATTTCATACGATCATCATCATCCGTAAATTTCTCTTTACGATAAGCTTTATCAACTAATATATCTAATCTGTCATGTGCTTTTCTCAAATCGAAAGGCATTAATAACGGATTATATAATTGGGCTAAAGAGGAATCATATTTTTCACGGATATGTATTATATCTTCTGCACATTTACTAATAGCTTCACGTAAATCATCGGGTACTTCAGTAGGGAATGGATAATTATTATAAACAATAGATGGGGAATATCTATAGTCTCCTTTTAGTTTTCCACAAATATATTTTACCCAGGTCATATGCATTTTTGAGGTTAATATTCCGAAGTCATATAATTCAGCATTAGGTACGCAGGAACATGAATCACTTACTATTTTATCTTTATCAAAAAATGCCATGGGAATATATTCCCTGTTTACTGATGAAACACGAGGCACTAAAATATAATTTGAATCTGGTTGTCTTACTTCTCCAAAACGAGTTGGTGTTTTAGCTAGTTCTTGGGTTTCTTTTCGTTTACTTTTGTTTCTTAAATCTCTTACTTTTTCCACTCTTTCAAGTATTAAAGGGCATCTTTGTAGTTCTGCGGGATTATAATTTTCTAACCATATGCAGTATCTTTCTCCATTATTTAAGAATTCTCTTGCACTTATGAATGGATGAATATATTTTTCTGCTTGGGGTTCTTTACGGATTAATTCTTCTTTTTCTTCAGGAGTTAATAGGAGGTTTCCGCCATCATTAGGCATGTTGCCGAACATCATATGAGGAACATTTTCTAAAGGGGTTCTTCTTGTTTTAATATATACATCTTCATAATCCATTAGGTAATTGTTAATGTGTTCAACATTATATTCTTCATATCTGGGACTGGTTATTTTTGGATATTTGAATAATTTTTTAACTGGCCGGTCATGTGTGCTGAATCCTATTATTATTACGTATACTGCTGCTTTGTCTTTGGATTCATTACTCCATTTGAATGTAGTGTGTGCGAAGTTTAATGTGACATTGTAATGTTGGTTTAATTGTTCCCATAGTATTGATGATTGTTCTCCTTGGCAGATACTGTTTGTGGATACGAAGCACACTTCTATATTTGTGTTTTGAATGTATTCTGTTGCTTTTTTATACCATGCACAAACATAATCAAGGTTTCCTACTTTTTTAAATCCTTTGAATACTCGTTTCATATCTTCTTTTTGTTCATCGGATTGTAATCTTGAACCTACGAATGGTGGATTTCCTAAGATATATACATTATCGTTTGGAGGTAATATTTCTTTCCAATCTAATTCTAAAGCATTTTTAATATAGATATTTGGGGAGTCTTTTAAGGGTAGGTTGTCTTTGTGTATTTGTAAGGATTCGAATTTTATGTCCATTTGGTGTTGTGTGAACCACATTGCTACTTGAGCTACTCTTGCGGGGAAGTCTTCAATTTCGATTCCATAGAAGTGATCTATTTTTACTTTAGTTAAATCACTTGCATTGAAATGTAGTTGACTATCATCTTCATCTAATAATATTTTTAGTATTTTATATTCTAGTTCTCTGAGTTGGCGATAAGTGATTATCAGGAAATTTCCGCAGCCGCAGGCAGGGTCCAGGAATTTTAAGTTCCCTATTTTTTCATGTAGTAATTTTAATTTGTTTTTATTATTTTTGGCTTTGTAGAATTCGTCCCATAGGTCATTTAGGAATAATGTGTTGATTACTTTGTTAATATTATCTTCACTAGTGTAGTGTGCTCCGAGGTATCTTCTTACTTCAGGATCAACTACATTTTGAAATAGGCTTCCGAATATGGAGGGGTTGATTTCTGACCAGTCAAATTCACAGGCTTTTAATAATTTTTCTACTGTTGAATCTGTGAACATTGGAGGCACTATAGGTTCTCTGAATAATGCTCCGTTTACATATGGGAATTCTTGGAATTCTGGTGGTAGGTTGCTTTGCCTGTCTTCTTCTTTTTGGTCGAGTACACGGAATAATAATTGAATGTCTTCCCCTACTCTGAATGCTTCGTTTGGTTTTTCGATTAGTTTTTTGAATTGTTTTGGTTTGAATATGTTGGTGTCTTCAGCGTATAAGCAGAATAGTATTCTTACCATGAATAGTTCTAGTGAGTGTTCGTCATAGTTGTCGTTTAGTATTTCTTCGTGTAGGTCTGCGAGTAATCGTGATGCTTGTAGGTTTAGGTTTAATTGTGGTGATTCTTCTGTGTTTTCCATGTAGATGAAATCGAATAAATGTATTCTGGATGGTAATTCGTGGATGTGTATTTCTGTTTCTTCTTTGGTTAATAGGTTGGTTAGTCTTATCCTTTGGAAGTCTGATACAATTACATAATCAGGTATTTCTTCTGTGGGTAGTTGATCTAGATATTCTAATGCTTGTGAGTATGCTAGGTCTAAGTTTTTTCCTAGTGATTTGTGTTCAATTATGAGTTTCCCTTTCCAGAATGCATCTATGAATCCTGGGCTTCCGTCGAATTTTTTCACGGATTCTTCGAATAAGATTACTTTGTGGACATCAACTCCAAATATGTCGAAGAAGTCTCTCCAGTATATTTGTGCTTGGCCTTTTTCGTAGGTGTCTGCGTGATGTTTTTTTACGAATTCTTCGGCTCTTTCATGGATTGTTAAGTTGGATAGGGTCATCTTTTTTAACTCTTTTAAGGGAATAATTTAAAACTATAATTTATAGTATATATTATTTGGTTAAAAAATATAACGGAAAAAAAGACCCATCATCAAAAAAAAATATGATAAAAGAAAAAAAGCCACAGATAGCTTTTAGATTATTTATACCAAACAACCATCACCATTTAAAAAAAAGATAATAATCTAAAAATAAATATCTCTCTGTGACTTCAATACAATATTAATACCATATAATATATACTCCTTGCGGGAGAGCATTTGGTAAGTATTCATGCGACTAAAAAAAAAATAAAAGATTTAGATGACTGGTTCATTGTCATCTAATAATATGAAATCTTCATCTAAACTTATTGCTTCGGATAAGTTTATCTCGAGGCTTATGCCTGTGAATGGTATTCCGCTGAAACCGTATCTGATACTATCATCGCTTGGGACGTAGGTTTCTATTTCTAATATTTTGTCACCGGTGTTTGCGTTTTTAATGCATTCTGCTATTCTGTCTGCGGTTTCTTTTGTTTCGTGGATTAGTCTTATGTCTATGTAGTATGGTTCGTCTCGTATGTGGTCTATTTCGAAGTGTGGTATGTTTTCTCGGGTTAATATTTTTTTGAGTTGGTACATTAGTTTTTTCATTTTTTATCGCCTCGTTCTTTGGGTTTTATTTGAATACTTTTGTATTCTTGTTCTTCTATTAGCTTAAACTAGTATATAAACCTTGTCCAATCACACCAACAAACAAACATCCCCAGACAACATATCCAACGGACTAACACCAAAACCACAACAAAAACTAGAACAACCAGTATCAGCATCAACATTAATCCGGAAATACTTACAAGCCTTACACCTATCAAAATTCCGTTTATACTTCGCAGCCAAACATTTCTTCAAAATCGCCACTATACCCTCATGCAAACCCAAACTAATCTCCTCACACTCATCACTCCTACTAACATTACTAATTGAATCCTCACTGGATAAATCAACTGAAATATCCTCACAGAGTATAACATCACCATTACCTAATCTGATTTCCCCATCATTTATCTTCATTTTTCAACACCTCTTCAATCTCCTCTTTAGTTAAACCTTCAATTAGCCAACCATCAAAATCAACTGTTTTATTCATATGCCTTGTTAATCTTACCGCATAATATATAGTTTCATTATCATCAAAGTAAGGTTTATTCACCCCGCTTGTTTTCTCTGAAACAGCAACCGGTAAATCTAAATCCGCTATACCATAAGATTCACAACTTTTTTCAGCTTCAATAGTATGCATTAAATCCCGTAATGTTAAATAATCACTCATTTATAATCAGCTCATATTTTCTAATTTCCGTATATTATCCTCATTTAATTTCTTTTGAAGTTCCACCACCTGTGGAGGTGGTGGATTCTTGGGCAGATACATTCCTGTGAATGTACATCTTCCCACCATATTTTTGTTCATCAATTTGATTTGGATCTAAATCCTTTTTTTGACTTGTTCGCCTCCCTTTTTTATTTGGTTTATAATGGTCTATAACTTCTTTTTGTTTATTCAATTCCGCTTGCTTTTCCAAAACTTCATTAGTTAAACCTTGCTCTTCATATTCCTTATCGATTTCAGCCTGCTTTTTTTCTAAAGCCGGTTTAACACTATTCTGAAGGTATCCTGTAGTTTTTGGAGTGTTCATTTTTCTTAAAAATCTCATCTTACAATCAGCCCAACCAGTTATATTATAATCCCTTTGCAAGATATCTGGGAACTCCCCATAAGAAGCGACTGCGAAAAAATCAGTTACATCAAAAACACTATTACAATTAGTACAGACCGCTGTTGCCTCATGCCTCCTTACCTCTGCATGATAATTGGTGCTAATAGTAAATTCTTTATTGTGACAGATTGGACATTCACCTATAGCTTCTGCTAACCGTTTAATAACACTTGGTGGAGCATCAGGTACTGGGTTAAAAAACCTTGCCGTATTATTAATATCCCAATAAGCACTAGCTAGATTTTTAATCTTAACAGGTTCCTTTTTCTTTTCTTTTCGTTTTTCAGGTTCTTTTTTCACAGGCTGTGTTTTTATTCCCATGTGATTGTTGAAGTCTTCACTAACATCTAATTTATAATTACAGTTTCGGTCCATACACTTCTTAACCAGATTATAAGAACCATCATCCTGTAGACTAATCTCTGGGAATAAGTGATCATTACATTCGGGGCATCGACCAGCATGTAACACAAAACTTTTATAAACTTCTAAAGCTTTAGTATTCTCTAGACAAGGAAACCTATCTATTAAATATTTATCACTACCCGACACCTTATTTTTTGGTGGTTCAGATACAGGTTCTTTTGTATAAAAAAAATTAGTTAAGTTTTCCTTAAAACTCATATCAATCTAGTCTGACCAGTAGCTTTCAAGTCATTAAATCTTTGTAACTCAATCTCAGCTAAGTCTTTTTCCAAATCAAAGTCTAAATTATCCAAATCAATACTTACTTTCTCACCATACATTTGACTATAATAATCAAAATTATGCACCGCCTCCACAGTATCCTCCTCTTCAATGGTAGATAAGATACATTTTTTTATCTGATAAGTTTCATCTAATTGAGTATATCGCATACTCCTACAACTACGATGCAACTTAAACGGAACTTTTAATTTTAACACCCTGTTAATCCTATATACTGAAAGCAAATCATCATCCTGTAAACGATTACATTTAACCTGACCCAAAATATCCCTGTCATGACCAGTCAAATCCTTAAAAGCAACAATATGAAAATCATTATCCACACCAACATGAGTAACCCTGTCATTATCATCCACCACAGCCAAAGCAGTATAATAACCATACGACATACTCAACTGCCTAATATAAGTCATCTCAGCCTGCGGATGAAACAACAAAAAACGGTCAAAATCCTTAATCAAACCTAACTCCTCATCTACCATAAAAACTCACCCCACTCTAATTCATCTTCCAAACAATCACATGGCAAATAATGAAACATCAAACTAGTATTATGCACACGCCGAGTATAAACTTCAGTCCTAGTCATATCCACCAACTTAACACCAAACTCCTCACATAAAATTTTACTCAAACCCTCATTCCAATCATTTAAACCACCTGTTAAAACTTTCACACCACCATCAAAATCATAACTAATCGTGAAATCATAATCATCAAACCTTAAACGAAAATCAGACAACTGTTGCTTCAACAACTCACGCATCCTATAAGACTCTCTTTTAGAATCAACTAAATCACTCATCTTCATATTAAAAATTTTTATATAAATTAATATATAAAAGTTATGGCATTAAATTTAATATTAAGATATAAAAAAGAAAAAAAGTTATTCCTCAAACATTAGTAAATGCATTATCTTTCGATATAATTTCAAATCCTCAACTGGGTCTTGCACAACATAATTCCCATGACCCATCACATGTTCATGACCCATTAAATTTTCTAAACGGAAATAATCCATATGAGGAGCCATTATTGTTGCGAAAGCATCCCTAAAACCATGAAAATGAATCTTATTAACACGCGAATTATAAGCAAAGCCATAATTTAATTCTTCGCGAAGGTCAATCAGATATCTTTCTGCAGCAACATACTTTAATTTTTTACCAGTTTTACTAACAAACAAAGGAGAATTATTATTCAATTTAACATCACGATTTAACAATGATAAAACAATCCATCGTACCGCTTGAGGATTAAAATAAGTGTAATGAGATTTACCAGTTTTCATAGTAATATTATGGACAACAGCAACAAGAGTATCATTGTAAATTTGAGGTTTTAAATCATCTAAAAGAGTATTAATTCTTGTTTCTTCACTACAATATTTCATTGATTTAACAAAATCCATACAATCCATTTTTAATAAATCATTAATACGTAAACCAGAACTAAATAAACAAAGCAAAACTGGTTTAAAATTTAACGGAGCAATATTAAACAATTTTCGCACATCCTCAACAGTGATAATATCCTCTAATGATTTTTTTAAACGATGCTCTTTCTCACGAGCAATACGAGGATTAACTGGGATGAAAAATGATTTATAAAAATTTTTCACCTTTGCAAGTATTCCTGACCTGGTTGTTCCAGACAATCCGTCAGCAATTAGACTCATCTGAAAAGTAGTTAAATACCTATAAACACTTCCATCATCAGGAAATACTTTATTCTCATAATCTTCCTTTGCTTCTTGCAAAATAACATCCAAAGGTTTACCCACAAACTCTGTAAACTTACTTAAAGAATAAATATACTGATTAACAGTATTCCTATTCGTAACTTTATTTCTAACCATTAATTCTTTGAATGTTTCATCTTCATATCTTAATTTTTGTCTTTTAGTTAGTTTTTTATTTAAATCCCGTCTTGATAATTCCCTTAAATATTCTTGATAAACTTCATTTTTCCGTATTGTAACTTCATGTTGAATGCAAGCAGTATAATAAGCATGTGCAGCCATATATTCATCTTCAAAAATACCTAAATAATATTCTTCTTTTCCTTTTTTCAAGCAAGCTTGCCATTTAATTTGTTTACCAGTTTTTGTTTCAATATTTTTGATACTGACTCCTGGAAATCTACTTGCTCCCCAGTTATATTTTTGAATCAATTGTCCTTTTGTTAATCGTTCAAGATTATCTAAGCTAAAATTAAGTAGATTTCCATCTAATGGAGATATTACTTCATTAGGACCTTTATGGAAAAAATAAGTGATTTGGCGTTGCCTACCATTAATTCTCATTGTTGTTATTATTTGAGGTCTTTGTTTATGGATATCTACTGTCCATTTATAATGATTTACAATGTTTTCATTTCCTTTGCAGTAAATGAATTGGATTTTTCTTCCTGATTTTAAAACACGTTTGTATAATAATTTTTTACAATAATTGCAGTTTTTACATAGAATCATAATTATCAAAAAAATAGTATAAAAATTAGAGTTGACCTACTAAGAGTTAGACCAACCCTAAAAATGATTCGAGTGCAACATGATTATGTTGCAATTAATATATTTCATTTAACAATGATTTAAAAGTTATCTTTTACTATTCATAAATAACATCATTGCTTTTTACCCTCATCTTCATATAAACTTAATAAGTATTTGAATTTATCTTTATTAGTTTTACCTTCAATTGATTGAAATTTCTCCATTTCTGAAGGAGTCATTTTAAAACTTAATCTTTCTGTAGCATATTCATACTCTGAAATATGTCTCTTATATAACCAGAAAATATTCCTGAACATTTCGACAATTTGATCTTCTTCAGATTCTTTTTTAGATTTGATATCATTCAATCTATCCATTAAAAATAATTCAATTTTCTCCTCTTTAAAATACATTTCAGTTCCAGCCGAAATACCCATACCACCAATAAATAATGATACCATATATGCAAAAGAGGTAGCTTTAACCATATTAAACTTATACTGAAATGCATAATAATGTGCAAATGCACACCAACGTGTGCTATTATCAACAATAGTGAATCTAATTCCATTTTCTATAAGGAACTGTTGAAGCTCCTCATCAGTTAGTTTGCAACCAACAATTTCAGGCGAAGCCTCTTTTAAAACTGAAGGCAAATATTCTTTTTTCCAAAACATATAGTATCACCAATCGCTTTTTCCTTCTTTATATTCTTTATTTATAATTTCCCATATTTTACTTTCTTCTTCAAGAGTAATTTCTTCATGGTCACCAATAATTAATGACCTTGAATGAGAATCATAATTTACAAACTCACAATCATCAATATCATTTAAACTGCAATTGTATTTGCTGCACCAATTTTTTTCATGATTATTGAAACCACATTTATTAGCACAAAACTCCACTTCTACAATTTTTTCATCAAACATTTTTGAATGCATATTCCTTAAACCTCCAAAAAAAATAGTTTAGAAGAGTTTTTTTTATTCTAACTCTTCATCAATGTATCCTGCTTCAATTAAGAAAGACTTAATTTCTTCATCAGATTTGCCAAGTAATTGAGATAAATTAAACAAATCAATATCATCCGGTTCAGTATCTATTGATTGCTCTAAAATCTCATCATATTTACCAATTTCTAATTTTGCAGTTAAGTACATAGCATATATTCTTCTTGCTTCTTCATTAACATCCTCTATTCTTTCTTCTTTAAACTCCTTATCCCAGTAGTCTTTGCTCATTTCAAAAAAGATATGCCCATCTTCAATGAATGATGAATCATCGTTAACCTGCCAAGGGTCAAATTCTTCAAAAGTTTCAGCCATATATGATGCGATATCAATTCTTTTGCCATTAAATTGAGGGATAAGTTCAACAACATAGTCTCCCATATTCAAGAAAGCATCAGGTTCTTTGATTTCACATTCCATTTTTGCACCGTCATTAATGATGAGAGTGACATTTTCTCTTACATGAGTACGATTTTCATCATCGTTTGATTGTAGGATTGCATCTGTAATCCATTCATTATCATCTACAAGGTCACTTTCAAATTGTGCAATTTCGTTTTCTTGTTCCCAAGTTGCCCCAGTTATTTGAACTCCGCCATGCCAAATAATTTGGTTGTTGTTGTATCCACTACCATTCCAGTAATACCAGTCTACATCTTCTGCTTCTTCATCATTGATAGTTACATAGCCTTCAACATATATGTCCTGATTTTTGTTACTTATTATTTTGAAATTTACATCAAATTCTTCAAATTTTTCACACATTTAAATCATCTCGAATCATTTTTTTGTTTGAAACATTTCTGTTCAGTCATACTTATATTTGTATTACTAATATATATACTTTATGGTTCATGTGTATAAAAAAAACTAACGATACTCAGACACGAACAAACCATCCCAATTATTCAAAGAATCAAACTCAGGATCAAAAAAAGTAACAAACCTACACCTATCCCAACCACTAACTTCACCATAATAATCATAAACATCAGGATAAGGCAAATCATTACTAACAATATACGCCCAAACATCATCACTAGACCAATTTAACAATGGATAACAATCCCCCTCCTGAAAATAATATTTATACTTCTGCTTCCTACGATTAGATTCCTCTCTACGAACACCAATTAAACCCATATCCCAACCATAAACTTTCTTATTTTCATCAATCTGACCAAAAAACTGCTTATAACCACTACTTGTGTCAGCCCCATCACCTTGACGCTTATTCACAACTACATTAACAGCACCTAAACTTTCAAGATTATTTAAAACTTCAGATTCAATAGGTCTAGGCATTAAATCATCCCCATAATCCCAATGCCAAATAGGAACATCCTTATTCAAACTTAAAGCTAAATGAGTTAAAACAGTTGAATCTTTACCTCCACTAAAACTAACATAACAATTATGCTTATCAAATGCAGCTTCAATGATCTTTAAAGATTTTTCAACTTTAATTTTATACTCCTTTCTCCTAGAATGTAAAAGGAATCCTTTTTTAGTGTATTTGTTCATTTAATTTACTCTCAAATTCAACCCATGATTTACTAAAAGTATGATTCTGAAATGCTTCTTTTAAACCAGTTATCTGTTTCAATCTTAAAACTTCATCCATTTCCATACCTAGTTTATCACTTATTTCCTCATCACTCCATCCGCTTTTAGATAGATCCAGTACAATTTCACTCATACTACGTATTTGATGACTACCTCTTGCACGATTATGTCGTATAGTTGAACCCATACGTTCATCTAAAGGTTTATCAATGATAGTTAAAGGTAAATAACCATGTAATCTCATTGTAATATCCTCGTGTTCTTTACCTACACGATTACGATGAAAACCATCAACAATTTCATATTCATCATCAGCTATTTTGTAAGCAACAATAGGTTGAGTATAACCATCTAACTTTATACTATTATATAACAACTCCATTTCAGGTGTTGCAACTTTATTAGGATTATATTCATTGGCATGAACATTTTCTCTTTTAATATATTGTACATTACAGATAGGTTCTTGTAGAGGATTAACCTCACTTAACATATTATTAATTTTATTAATCATATTTACTTTTTCATCAACCTCCTCAATGCTTTCTAATTCTACTTGTAATTTTTTAATTAATTCATTAATCATATCAATTCATTCCTCCCACCAATATTAGTTTTTTTTAGTTAATACAGTATAGCTTCCTTTCTTTTTAGTTCCAACAAATCCTAATCTTTTTCTTAACTTCAAGATTACTGGATTATTACTAGTTGTTGTCATAGTATGCTCTTTAAAGAAATGCATTTGTTCGTTCATTATTCTTTTAGCTAAACCTTGACATCTGTATTCTTCAACAACATATAATCCACCTAACTCTACAATGTCTTTTTTAAATTTATAATGATAAAAAGCAACTAATTCCCCATTATTCTTGAAATATAATACCCAATTATAATCTGAGTCATTTATAAGATAAGGCATTTCCTTACGATATTTCCGTTCAGCAAAATATTTACCCATATGACTATAAAATTCACTTTCAGATAATTCCTGGGGATAACATTTAATATTTAAAATCATTTTATTTCCTCCGCAAATTTCTTTAACTTACCATCAGTTGTATTTTCAGGTTTAATTAAATTCGTATTATATTTCTCACGCATTTCATTTAGTAATCGAACATCACTTTTTGTTTGACTGAAACTTAATCTGTTCATCCAAAAATCATTTCTTTCAATAGCTCTTGCCACACGCTCCCAATATGGTGTTCTTTTTCTCCCTTCCATTTCCCATTTAGTATCCGGTATTTGTGATGGTTTTAATCCTATTTCTTTTTCCCACCATAACAGGAATTTTCTAATCTTATTATAGTAATGAATCTCTAGTTCCGGTGCATATAATCCTAGACTTTCTAATAGGAAAACACTATATTGTTGCCAGGTCATGTGTGGTGGTTTTTCAGATTTTATATTACCTAATAAACTGGTACGTGCATAAATATTTCCAAAGTTTACACCTTCAACACGATTTAATACTTTTTCCCATGTTTCAGGTTCAAGTTCTCTGAATTGGTCTAATGATTGTCTTTGATCATCACCATAGGGTTGGCATAATCTTTGTTGATGTATGCTTACACCGTTTTTATATAACCATTCGTAGACTTTATTATACTCCCAATCATATTTGCTGACAGCACCCCAGATATCTTCTGTCCTCCAATCGTATATTGGGTAAAAGTTATAAGTGTTTAATGTTTTATTATTAAATTTAACTCTTGTGGTCCAGTTATAATTTTTATAAGGTTCTTTAGTGGTGGATACTATTGTTCTGAATCTGTTGAGGCTTTCATCACTTCTTATACCTATCCCTGCTCCACTTATATATCCATTATGTTCTTTGTTAAACCATTCTGCAAATAATGGTGTGAATTCTTCAAATTCCATATTTTTATAGAAAAATGGGAATGGATTATCATCTTCAGTTAAACAATTTTTAGGGTATTCTCTTACCCATTTATCTTCAACTTCAGTGTCCCAGCAAGTCCATTTCGGTTGAAGTACACTTACAGCATTTCTTAAGCTTATAGGTAAACAGCACCAGTAAAATTCATCAGTAACATTTTTTAAGTGTTGTCTCATATATTCAACATGCCTTATTGTTTCAGCATATTGTGCTTCTAAATCTATGAATAATATGTTGAATTTTTTACCAGTTTCTTCTGCTATCATCTTTGCTAGATGCAGCATTACTGTACTATCTTTTCCTCCACTGAAGCTGAAGTAGATGTCATCGAATTCTTGGAATGCTATTCTCATTCTTTGTTTTGCGGCTGTTAACACATCCACATCAGTGTATACTTTTGACATATTAAATTACCTTAAAAATAATTCCTTTTTATATTTTTATGCTTTCTTTAATTTGGTTAGGAGGTACGTAACACATGACTCTATTTTTTTTATCCCAGTATGGTGGTTTATAAGTTGCTTGTTGAAATGTCATGCCTTCAACTAAAGGTAGTTTCATTGTTACTGGTATTGTTCGCATTACATGATTATCTTTAAAGAAGCTGTAATCTTCTTCTATTTCAGTTATGTTAATGGAGCGTATTTTTCCACCACCAATACTTGATTTTTTACCTATATTGTGTAGATGTGATAGTAGTCTGGTTATTTCTTTTTTATCGCCGTTGCAGTAGAATATTATTTTATCAGTTATGACTGTTGGTAGTACGATTATGAAATCTTTGAAATGGCCTTGGTTAATTTTAACTCTTCCTTTTTGTTGTTTTTTTGTTAAATGGTAGGTTTCTTTATCTGTGAATCTTTTATAGACTTTGTCTTGTTTTAGTGTGTATATGTTACTGTATATTCCAATACTTGCATGGTAGATATCATTTGTTTTTTTCAAGGGTAAGTCTAATTGTGAAATATCAATTATCTCATCGGTTGGTAAGATATAGAATAAATCATCTAAGGCATCACGAAAACATAGATAAGATAATATACTATCAAAATGCAACCACGGACTTGTTAAATATAATGGTGAAGTTATGTTAAACACTATTTTTAATGGAACATAGTTACACCCAGTTTTATATTCTCTGATTTTTTCATCAAATACACTACTACTTACTTCCATATTTTCACCAAACCATCTAAAAATTCAATAATAGATGATTGATTATCATGCAAATAATTTAAATAAACCTCATCAGACATTCCCTTAATACTAGGATAATCCAACTCAACCTTACCATAACCAGTTGCAGACTTAGCACCAATATAAGGTCTTTCCTGCCATAATTTAAACATCCTAACAAAACATGCCTGTTCAATACTATTACAATTCTCAAGCACAAACTCATGAGTAAACCTAGTGCCTCTAATTAATGTTTCAAATTCATACTTCATCTGATGATGTTGATCTTCATCATCCGAATATTCTTTCAAATCATCAAGTCGGGTTCCAAAATCAATAGCTTTCAAATTATAAGCTGAAAAATCAATATCATCATAATCAGCAATATAATGTTTAGTTTCACTACAAACTATATTGCCCATGCCAACTTTAAGTTTACCTTGAATCATCTGATTACCAATAGCTGAACCTAATAAACTTATAGGAGGTATCATTTCCCTTAACTCTTTTTTCAAAGTTAAATTAATAGCTCCTTTATCTTTATTATCCAAGGCTTCCAATAAACCACCAGTGAATAAAAAATGATATATCTTTTTACTATTCAATTCATAACCTAACTGAGTTAAATAATCATCCATAATTAACCTACGCAAATAACCACGTATAGCATTACCATGAATAGTTGGAATATTATCCACTTCTTTTTCATTAGTAACTGGATTAACAATTACTGTAGGTAAACTTAAAATCAGTTTTGTAGTACCATAATCACTACTATCACCATGATGTATAGGTGATAAAGCTGTTAAATTTCCTTTATATACTTCAGTCAACATTTTATTACACCATCCATTTATATTATCTATTTTTTAATTCCTCAACTTTCTCCAAAGCATAATTAGTCACATATAATGATTCTTTTCTAATTAACATCATTGTAAAATCATTATAATTATTCAACAAATCGATTTTATCCGAATCGATTTTTACAAAAACTACATTAACTTTTTTAGTTAATACATCTAAGAATTCCTTAAAATTTTTTGCATTGCTACTTGCACGAATACGATCTATAAAAAATTTATGCGCAGACCTAACACCGATTTTACTCCAAGGTATCTGCAAATATACTTTCGCAAGAACAATAGCTAAAGTATCCTCTAATTTTAATTCAATTTTCTCATCCATCATTATCATTTCTCCAAATATAATGCTAATTCATATACAGGATTTTTAACATTCCTATTTACTGCTTCAATTATTTTTCTTGCCTCATGATTCCCAAAATTATTTTTTAATATCTTGTAATGATATAATTCAATATTCCCAGTTTCCAAAACTATTTTTGGTATTTTTAATTGGCGAAGATTACGTATGAAATCCATTGTAATTCTCAATTGATTTAAACTAGTTGAAATAATATCATAATCCATTACAAAATGAATAACACCTTTATTGTTTAAGTTAAATGCATCATTCATCCGTATCCACCCAATCTTCTGCCAAGTCTTAGTTAAGTAAATAAAAAAAGGCCCATCAGGTAAATTAAAAATAACATCTTCAGCTTCATTTTTTTTAAAGGTTACAAATTCATGTTCAGTCAATAAGAACATTGTTCTCCTATAAGTGTTACTGTTTTCAACAAGATGGTTGCATTCAGGACATATCACATCCCCATTACTGATATATTCTGAAGCTGTGAAATTTGCACCAAATTTCTTTTTAAATCCATGATTAGTGTGTTTTTTACATATGCAACATTGACCTTGCAATTCACCCTGCATAGGCGAAATATCCAACACCTTTACTAATAATTCGCTAAAATATTCTTTAGCATCTAAAGTTATCATAAAAATATCACTCCTTTTAATTCAGTTAAAACACTTTCATCCCAATTATTCAACTGTAACACTTCAACTATTTCTTTAGCTTCCTCTTCACTATCATATTCCCCATAATATTTAGGTTCCCCATCAACTAATTTAGAAACATGATACTTACCCTCGAATTGATAATAATAATCCTCATCAATTAATTCAAAATCAAGTATATTATACTCATTAACAGTATTACTGTTCCCATTAAACATAGTATAAGGGATAATGTCATCTATTAATCTAATAATGTATTCTGCTAAGCTTCTAAAACCAGGATATATTTCTTTACTCCAATCATTCTCTTTAAGGAAATCTCGTGTCAATTCAGCTATTCTTTTATCTTCATAGTAACCGTAATTAATCATTTTACGTTCCTTGTTTTTACGGCGAATAGTCCAACCTTTACCTTTATTAACAGGATATACATTTCCCCTTTTAGGCAATGGTTTCCAACCCACTTTTTCCTGTATTTCACTTACTTTACTTTTATCCCAATTACATTGTTTTAGTAACTTCACAGCTTTACGAGCTTGTTTTTCAGTATAATAACTACCATATCGTATATTATCTTTAATTACTTTATATGGGCTTCTTTTATCCTTTTTACTGACATGAACATAACCATTATAATTAGATGGTTTTGGTCTACTTAAATCCGGAGTGTAAATATGAGGTACTTTCTCCAGTACATTAATTGGATTTTCACCACTGAGACTTATTCTTTTAAATTCGCTCCAGTTAGTATTCCAGAATTTACTTAACCAGTTACGAAATGTAACTTCAGTGATTCCTAATATTTCACTTATATCCTCCTGACATAATTCAGAATCATCATTAAGTAATTCATGCACAAGGGTTAATTCTTTTTCATGATAATCCCTTTCTTTTAAGTTTAAGATTTTACGCTGCGGATACGGCGGAATAGTCATATCATAGTATTGATTTTTTGTATCATCAATAGCTTCAACTAATAAATCATAATCCCAATTATGAGCTACGAGGAAATCCCTTTCAAATAATGCATCTTCAACATGAGTGTAACCCGTGATTGTTTCTAATTGTTTACCCTCTTCTAAATATGCTCGTGGAATTGTAATCCAATATTTAATTTGACCAGTTCTTTTTTTAGCCTCATAATCCAAGTTAACATATCGGTATAATTCCATTAGTTTAGTATACCATATGGGATAATTATCTAGAATTTTTTGTAATTGTTTCCTGTCCCAATTACATTTATTCATTTCTTGTTTTACATAGTATGCTTGTTCATAGGTCCGGCAGCTGCAAACATATCGGCTATATTCATTATTTTTTCCACCATGAATAATTTTATAACTGTGTTTACCATTTTTTTGTATGGATCCTTCACCGTAAGCAGTATTTTTAAATGGTATTAATCGTTCAGGGATTGGATATTCTAATCCTTCATTAATGTACCAGTTATTAGTAGTTAAATCGAGTGTAGATGGTCGGGGAGCATCATTTTTATTATAAGTATAATACTGGTCACGATAAAATAACGCTTCTTCAATAGTGGGAATAGTTGCCAAGTATTCACCTTTACAGTTATTAACTTGATATCTGCGACCATTATATGTTCGGATTAAACCCATATAATATTCTTTATGGTTTTGTTCATACACTTCCTCTGGAGTTAAAGGCAAATCCTCCCAATTATTAGCTATTAGCTTATCTCTATATTTAATTGCATCAGTAATATTACTGAATGTTTTAAAAACTTTATGTTCTCCATTGATTGATTTTTCAACTCGGAATCGATTACCAAGTTTATAAATATGTTTATGTAATTGAGGAATTCTTTTAAAATCATTCTCTTTTTTGGTTTTAATTGGCATTATAACTTCACAACCTCTTCTTGTTTAATGTATTTATTGAATTCATCTATGGTTACAATCATCCATTCACCATTATCCGTAGGATTAGGATTAATTGTATAAGTGGTTTCAAATTTCTTGGAACTCATATTATAATCCTCTTTAATGAATATTAACTTGTATCCTAATTCCGCTAATTTAGCTACCATTATTTTACATTTACTATCATATTCGTTTAATCTGTCAACTTGATAACCATGTAAGTATACTCTTTTTTCATCATCAGCTATTCTAACATCCTCATGGGATTCTCCCATTTTTAGTCTGTATCTTTTATCCATTGAGTAATCCTCCTAATAATTGGTTTTTTATTTGTTGGAATTCTGTGTCTGTGATTAATCCCATGTCCATTAGTTTAGCATAATTTAATAATTCCTCGGATACACTAACATTAACAGGAGATGAGTTATTTTTCTGCTGATTCATTGTTGGTGCTGTGGCCGATTCAGTTGGTGGTTTTTTAACTGGAGTTGGAGTTTGAGGTATGGAATCCTCTTCTTTTATGATAGTGTTATTTGTTTGTCCAGGTGATGTTCCATAACCCCAGTTATCATAAATCATAACACGGTGCATTGCTTTTAGGTAGGTTTCTTTTAATTCTTTAGGGTCTTGTTTGAAATATGCTTCTTGGATCATGTCTTTACTTCGGCCTTGGAAGCTATCCACTTGGTCCCTTGGCAATCCTATATTGGAAGCCATAAATTTCCGGAGAGCATGAGCTCGGAACCTACGATATTTCCCCACTTTACCCCAATCATTTTTATCATTAATCTCTTGAAATCTAGTTAATAATAATGATGATGAAAAATCAAATAGTTGGTCTTCCATTTTAACCTCAGTTAATGTGGATAAGTATTCTATGATTTTATAGGAAGCTTCAGGGCTGCAACAAGTATAATAATATTTATCTGTTTTAATCCGTCTAAGATAAATTAATGGTACAATATTATGATTGTCTTTTAACTCTCGGATGCATTCTTTAATATTATCATTAGAAGGCGCCTGTTTTAAATAATCAGTACAACCTTTAAGGAACATGCCCACTGTTAATGATAATGTTTCGGCTTTAGCTGAACCTGAAGATGACATGAATAATATTATTGCCTGCAACACTAACGGTGATTGATTACATGCTGTTCGTATCATGTCGTGTGTGGGTAATTCTTTAAAGTTAGATACATATGCTTTCTGCATTTTAACGGGAGGTAAATGAGGTATTTCCAAACCAAAATGTCTGAATATACTGCCTATTTTACTGAAATAGCTACCGAAACTTTTATCAGTTGTGATGGAATCACAGTTTATTAAGTATTCTCTGAAGTTTAATAAATCTCTTTTAATGGTACGGTCACGCATAGGTACACGATCATCTTCTTCAGCCATGTACTTATTAACATTTGATTGGACATCCTCATATTGTGTATTGCAGTTAAACCAGTGATGGCACCCTGCAATGTAACCTTTTTGAGTTTGCTCTGAAATGTTACGTTCAATGAAAATCTGTTTCAAAGTAGGCATGCTGTCTTCAACTTTCTTTAATACCTCTGGAGGATATTTACTTACACGTGACACAGTATATTTTCTAGGTTTTTTAGAAACCTTCTTTTTTCCTCTTTTTTGTCTTTTTAAATTATAAATTCTTTTTTTACCATCTAATCCATCTTTTTTCGCATGCTTCCGGATATAATCATGAGTGGGGCTGTTAACTTTAACTTCTAATTCTTCAAGGATATGTGATATTTTATAATCAGTTTCATAGAATAATCTTTTATATTCACTATATATTGCTTCCATTTGAGCTATGCTCTTGGATTTATTTTTTATTATATTATATTTCCTGACATTACCATCTAGACCTTCTTTTTTAGCTCTTGTTTTTATATATGTGGCTCTACCACCATTTCCTTGTGTAACTCCTAATTGGTTATAGATTTGATGTAATGGTTTATCTGTTTCATAGAATAATCGTTTATATTCCTCGTATAATTCTTCTCTTTTCTTTTGTTCTTCTGGTGTGATTTCCCGTACTGGTGGATGTAATTGGAACCTACGTTTATGAGCATTAAGTCCTTCTTCTTTATTCCGTCCACGAATATATGCAGCTATTGCTTGGTTTTCATTAATATTTAATTCTTTATAGATGTCTTTAACATTTAAATCCGTTTCAAGGAATAATTTTTTATATTCCTGGTAAACTTCCTCATAACCCACTAGTTTTTCACCTTGTAGCTTACGTAATTTATGGCCTATGACTTTTCCTTGTCTTTTAGTGGGACTTAACCCATCTTCATCCAATCTTTTCTTAATATACTTGTAAAGGTTACTTTTATGATGAGTACCCATGAGTTTTAGAATATCCCCTACACTTAAAGTTAAATCTTCAAAATATTCGAGGAACTCATTGTATTTTTCCTCATATTCTTTTAATATGGCCTCTTGTTCGGAGGAGGATAAGTTATTAAAATTTTTAACTCCTTTAGGCCTACCACCTAAATTCTTACGGGTTAAATTTTCATGCCTAATTTGACTATTAATATATCTATGAGTAGGAGTTCCTTTATTAACATTTAACTCTTCAAAAATAGCTTCAACAGATTTATCCGTGTTAAGATAAACATTTTTAAACTCAAGGTATTTATTCTGATTATACTCCAATAATTCATCCCTTGACATTTCAAAAATGTTTTCAACATCTTCAACACTAGTAACCATGAAAAAACAACCTTTTATTTTTTTTATATTCACTGATAAGGAGGGAGATTCACTAGGATAAAAGAGTGATAAATGAAAAAATCCTAAATGAATCCCATCCTTATCAAATCATGAAAATATATATGGAAAATAGACATATTCTTTTTCTATTTTTAAAAGTGGTTTAAGGCATAGACTTTAAACTATTTACCTTACCATCTGACTAAAAATCTCTTTCTCAACTCCTTTAAAAAAAATAATTTAAAGTGAGGGATATTCCCACACTTTTAAAATCATTTCTATTAATTTTTCAGTACGTTTATCAATAAATTCCTCATTAGAATCAGCTTCAATATCCATACATAAATCAATTTCTTCTAATGTTAGATTACCTAATTTTGTTAAGTAAAGTTCATCAAGATTTAAATCTCTTCTAATTTGGATGAGTTTAGCATCTGAAACATCTATTTTCGTTTTTTTACCATAATTGGCCAACCTATATAAAACATATTTGTTTCTTCTGAATAAACAGAAATCTCTGTTTTCAAGAGCGTCCCTAACTGTTTCATCAGAAAGGAATCTTAAATTTCCTTTAATATTTAATAAGAATTCTTTTGTGGATTCTACCAAATTATTAAAGTCAATATCTCTCACCATTCTTAAGGCGGTCCCATCAGAACCTTGATTTCCACTTAAACCACAAAGACTTCTTCTCATTAAATAAGATTCTAAAATTTGAATAATTGAAATGAAATCTTGTTTAGTGATATTTCCATTATGATACTCTCCGTATACTCTAAGGAGGTATGGTGAGAATTCTATAGGATTTGCTTTTGAAAAATTATCAAATACTATATGTAACTCTTCATCAGGCTCTTCACCAAAGAACATGTTCATAAAATATTCTGCATTTCTTTTTAAGTCTTTAATAACTCCTACTGGATTTGAATAATTATGAGTAATCTTTTTAAAATCTCTATATACATTAACTCCAATTACTCTTTGTTTTAATTCTTTAATACAATAATATCTTATGAATTTGTCAGCATACCCCGGGTTATGCTCCTCAAATAATATTTCAACACTTCTCCAATAATTACCATATAATTCTTCTTGTTCGGATTTAGGTAATCCCATTAATAAATTATTCCTAACTCTGTCCATTGTGCTTAATGACATTCCTGTTGAGTTTAATGTTTCATAAATCATTTGAGGGATATCATATCTTTCCAAGTAGATTTCAATAATTTGTAATCTTAAAAGTCCTTGATAGACATAGTTAATATTATGTTTATTAATTTTTTTCATGAAAAAACCAAAGTTATTGAAGATGTTGCTTTTTTTATGGGTTTTAATAGTTTTTGAATTGATTTTTTCACCAGAAACAACCATGTCAACTAATTCTTTCCAGTCATTTTTATCACTATCATTGAGGATTAATTTGTAATATTCTTCACCTTTAGAATATTTATTAATGATGAAATTATCAAGTATTTCCTCAGCACTATCAACACCATCTATTTTACAAACGTTCGGATGTTCTTTAACTGCTTTGTATGTTGCTAATGCGATTTCAGATAAAGTGGTTAATCTTTGTTGACCATCTTCAACACACATTTCTATTAAAGATGTTTCACCATCATCTTCTTCTTTATAAACAATGGATCCAATAAAATATGGGATATATTCTTTTTCCCCATTTTTATTGATTTGAGCCTTTGTTTTTCCAGCGTCTAATATATCTTCAAACAACCGCTTACATTCTTCGTTTTTTCTCCAACTATATTTTCTTTGGTGAATTGGGATTATAAATTGTTTTTTCCCTCCAAAGAAATCTATAATTCTACGATTTCTTCCATTCATATTATGTCTCCATTTTTAATTTTTCAAATGTACATATGGTTTTACCATTAACTTATAAGTTTAAAGGTATCGGAAAACCAGTAAAAGGATTCCTTAAACTTTATAATCCCTGTTGGGATAAAATGGTGGGAGTCTGCCAGTTTAAACGGTAGGAATTATTTGTGACTCCCATACATGACTTATACATATTATGGTGGGTGCTAGAGGATTTGAACCCCTATTAGTTGGTCTGGAGCCAACCGTACTAGCCTGATTATACTAAACACCCATATGGTCTCTGGAGAGGGAATCGAACCCCCATCTCCGGGTCTACAGCCCAGCGCACTAGCCGTTGTGCTATCGCAGAGAATAATTTTATTATTAAATAGTGTGAGTTGCCGGATTTGAACCGACGACAAGAGGATCTTCAGTCCTCCGCTCTCCCAAGCTGAGCTAAACCCACATCTGATACAACTGGTCTGCCAGTTATTTTTTCGTAGTACTCTGTTAACTCATTGACTTCCTGTGTATTCTCGCATTTGATGTAGTATTTGTCACGTGCTAAACCTGTTATTGTGTACCTGTAATCATCTAAAGGTTGTAGGTAACTGTGTCGGTTGCTTTTTAGTAGTTCTTGGATGTCATCCATTGTTGTGGAGTGGTATCCTGTTTGGTCTAGTGTTCTGAGTAACATTGTCTTTTTTTTATGCTGGTTGTGTGTTTATTGCTTCTCTGCTTAATCTTAGCATTGTTAACCATTCTTGGTAGTCTGTTTTGTGTGGTTTGCAGGTTATTTCTTGGCCGTGTTCACATTTTAATGTTAATATTCCTCTTGCTGAGTTTACTGTTCTTCCGGTTATGTTTAATCCTTGGTTTATGTCTAGTATTGTTACGGGTTTTACGAATTCGGCTTTTTCGTTTTTATTGTATTTTATCCACATTTTATATCATCTCATAGTTTTTCTTTGGGTAACTATTGTAGGATGTTTCCTACATGTATCTATTAGTTTTATTAGTATTTAAATATTGTGGTTGTAGATTTAAAAAAAATAAGTAAAAAAGAATTAGATTATAATATGCGTTGCTCCACCATATCCAAATGATCTTGAGTTGGTTCACCAAACTCAATAATCTCTTCAAGTTCCTGGAGAGTGGCTTCTTGGAATTCGTTTAGATCCATTTCGTTTCTGATGTCACAAATCATATCGAGGTATTTTATCTTATCCATCCTATCAGGCCTCCATTGCTTTTTCTGTGTATGCTTCGTATAGTATGTGTAGTTCTTGGTCTGTGTAATTGGTTAATCTTGGGTGTCTGTAGGTGGTGCCTAGGCATTCTTCTAGGTGTAGGTGTTCGTAGTCGATTAGGTAGTCGTGGGTTTCGGTTAGGTCTTTTATTGTGTAGTTTTTGATTTCGGTTAATTTTTCTTGTAGGTTCATTTTTAATCATCTCATTTTTTTTTCTTTGGGTATTTGAATACTTTTGTATTCTTGTTCATCTATTAGGATAAACTAGTATATAAACCTTGTCCACACCCCATTATAAAAAAGAATAACCCACAACACTAGAATCATTCACCACATAACCCTTAACATCCCTCTTGAAAAAAAGATAATCCCTACACAAACGGTCACGAATCAACCGACACATATCAGGCACAGCCACAGGCCTCTCTGTATAAAAATACTCCTCAGACAACTCTTTATGAATCTTCACACATAACTTACGGAACTCATCATCCGAATACTTCTTATGACTAAAGACTGGGAAAAAACAACTATCCCCATACTCCAAAAAATTAATAAAATAAACATAAGCTTTCATATTTAATCAATCCTTAAAATTAGATTGAGCATTATTAATAAACTCCTCTAAATGCTCATCAAACCAATCCAATACTCGTTTATCATTACATTCCAATGTAATCTCCACCACACTATTAGGATAACCTGCATAATGAGGTATAATAACTCTTTTCGTTTCTAAAGTATAATTTCTACTCATAATAATTTCTCCCACAATATTTCACTGCTGAATCTACCAGCGTTACCATCATATTTCCAATTAGTAATTAATTGTGTTTTACTGGACACTGGTACATACAACCATAATTCAGTATCCTCTGGTATGTCATAGTGTTTTATTATTTTAAGACAGTCACCTACTGTACTTGTTGTTTCAAAGCTTAAAGGAGGTTCTACTGCGAAACCAAATAATTTATTTCCTTTATATTCCCAAAAACTTATTACTCCTTTAAACTCTCTGTCCTCATCTAAGAACCATGTTGAATTTTCATTAATATTTGATTCCTTTACAAATTTGAGTAAATCTTTAACCCTCATTCTTCCTCCTCAGCTTCCGCTTTCAGTTCTTCTAGGAAGTTATCAATCATATTTTTACCATCATCTAAACAATTATATATCCTATTTAAAAGTTTCACTGTACAGTTTGGTGGGATTTCCTCCTCATCGGGTAAATAGTATATTCCATTACAGAAAGTTCCACCATCACTCCGGAGATAGAATTTATCATCGTTTTTAATGTTGAACATTTCACTGTCTTTATCATAACCCAATACTATCATTCCCCCATGTCCAGCATATTTTTTTTTATTCTAATAAGATTCTTTGTAACTTATCCAAGTAATCATCAACACGTTTACGGCTTTGCCTCACATTTGCCAGGTAACCATCAAAGAATAATCTGTCTTTTAAGGTCATATGATATATAGGTTCGCCGTTATCATCATCAGTATAATATACTGTTTCTTCTGGTCTGATTAACTTGCTATTCATATCATCTATTTTATCTAATTCCCCATGGATGAATTTGAATGTCTGATTTATAGCTTGTTCTTTTTTAGGTTGATTGAAATAATCAATATATTTTCTAGCTGTATTTTCATCAGCCACTACAAGGTCAGGTAATTCTCCCATAATGTCTGTGATTTTAACTTCCTTACTCTCATTTATATCCACTTCTTCTGGTTTTAAGTTCTTATCTAAAGTGTAACTTATCTTAAATCTACCCATAAATTAATCCTCCTTTAGTATTATTGCAATGTATGTATATTCTTTTTTAACTTCGATTACGAGTTCATAGTATTCGCTTAGGAATCCGTCAATGAATACTGTTGCTTCCTCTGTTCGTGGTGGATTATTCGTGTAATACCATATGCTTGGTCGTGGTCCACCAATCTCAATTAATCCATCATGATATATTAATACCCCATCCGCTGCTAATGTGGTTAATTGTATTGTTATCTTCTCACCAGTGTCTTTTTCAAAGCATAGTAATGAACCTGGTGTCATAGTATTGTCTTGGCGTACATTTATTCGGGTCAATTTTCTAATCTCCTTAATACCTTAAGATAACCAGTTACTTGATTCATTTTAGCTATTGCCTGTAAATCTGATGTTTCACCTTGAATATTCAAAGGAGTGTAATCAGTTAACTCATCATTTAATAACTTATAATCTTCAATACAATATAGGTTGCATAATTGGTTTAACCAAGTCATGTTAATCTTACGTTTGTCATGCTCGATTTTACTAATTAAACTTTGGTCTACACCTAGATAATCAGCTATCTCTTTTTGAGTGAAACCATTCACCCGTCTTAAATATTGTAGATTACTACCAACTGACATTATACACGAACCTCCTATGGGTTTCATTATTATCTGGATCCAATGGGTCGCCATTAAATAATCCAGCAAACTTATCATATAATACCCGTAACCTTTGATAATAATCATCACTAAACATTTCACAAGTATCCACATAATCCATACAAGTATGCTTTAAAGGGAAGTAATGTAATGCGAATATTTCTTTATGATTCGGAGTAGCACCTAATACAATATGGAGATTATCAATTAACTCAGTTACTTCTTCACCATACCATAAGATATAAGCTCCCGCTTCATCAGACTTATCAGGTATCTCATCACAATTATTCCTATATAACCATTCCACGAGCATACTAGCTGTAGCATTAGATAAGTATAATACTTCTTTTACCTTGAATCCTTTTTTACGTTTCTCATAATCATAATTGATTATCTCATATAATGTGAAATCTAACCCCAATTAATTCAATCCTCCTTAAAGTATTTTTCAATACATTCCACATCCCCTATATCAAAATGTGCTAATTGCTCTTGTAATGTTTCAATCTCTTGTTTTAACTGTTGTATTGTTTCGTGTTGTTCATTCAGCAAATCAACAATTTTAGGGATTTTCATAATTGCTCCATTATCCCTAATCCTATAAGACCAATCAGTTTCTTCCAATGTAAATCGTTTATTCTCTGTCATTCAACCCACTTCTTAATAATCATGGGGCATATAATGCACCCAATTTTCCTCCACCCATTGATTTATATCAAATCTTTTATCAACAGTATGAGTTTCAGAATAACCACAATCCTTGCAAATTGCCGAAAACTTATACTCTAAATTTTCATTCTTGTAACTCCTTTAATTTTGCTTTGAGTTCCTTGTTTTCTTTTTCCAGTCCGCCTACTCGATTTGCATTTTCCCTTGCTATACGATGAAACTCATTACTCTGTTCTCGGATATGATTATATTGTATTCTTAGTTCCTTGTTTTCATCGTTTAACTCATTCAACTTATCGGCAATGTCATTTAAACAATTCACATCTACATTTTCAACTTTCCCAATGTGGTAACTTCCTTCTTTATGGTCTTCAAGGAAAATAGTTCCATCAACATCGAATACATTAAATCGTTTTTCAGTCATTTGAATCAATTCCGATAAATACTTTAAAATTATGTAAATCAATATTTTCACTTTTAAAATGGGGGTCTTCAGTTTCAATATACTTTTTAACATTAAATTTCATTTGAGAATCAACCCACCTAATCACATTCTCTTTAAATTGTTTTAACTGTACATTCTCATCGTTTAACTCATTCAATAAATGAATTACCTCTTCTTTCCATAAGGTTATATCCCAATCACGAACTGCCCACCAGTTACCATTTTCATAAGCAAGTGTAAATCGTTTATTATCAGTCATTCCACATCACCTTTTAACTCTTCATAAATCCATTCATCACACAAATAAGCAATATCCATATCATCTAACATTTCTTTAAAATGAATACATTGTTGTTTCCATTTGTCTTTTTGTTGTTTTAACTGTTTATTCTCTTTTTCCAACTCTCCTTGTTGTTTTAACAAATCCATATGTCTTTTGTGCAGTTTTTCAAATGCTTTTCTTTCTTCTTGAAGTTCATATTTTAAAGCATCAATTTCAGTCATTCTATCACATCACCATCATTTCTCATATCATCAATACACTTCTTATGCCGACTCACTTCAAAAGCCAAACCAGTATACCTCCCCAACATATAATTACTACAATAATCCTTTTCAGAATTATAATACTGACAATCTTTATGGATATTTCCACCATTCTCTTCTTCATTTAATACTTTTTTTAAATAAGTATTGGCAGATTTTAATGCTTGTTCGAATTCTCTGAATGCTTTTTCTGTTTCCTTTACTTGCTTACTGCATTCATCAAAAGCATTTTTACTCTCTTTAAGAATAACCAATGCTTTTTCTGTTCTTGTTAATTTAGTCATTCCACATCACCATATATTGAAAATATCTTTTTCAGTTGTAAACTTATCACAGATAGCTCCATCGAACTCAACATCAGACTCAAAATGAGTACATTCATAATAAATGCCAGTTTCATCATTATGTCTTAATCTGAAATATGCACATTGATAACATTGTTTTTCAGTCATTCACAATCACCTTTCTTTTTAAAAACTCATCACAAGTATAACCACTATAACTCACTTGTTTATTTCTCTTCGGACAGTAAAATCTTGTAAAATAAACACATTGCCCACAATAGTGTTTTTCAGCCATTCCATATCACCACAAAAACCATTTTTTTATTCTAAATCAGAATGATGTCTCGGTACGCATCTCCAATATTGTTTATCAACGAATTCATCATGTGCTTTAACCAAGTCCTCTTGTAACTGCTCTAATAGCTTTTCGTTTTCCTTATTCTTATGATGGTGTATCCATTTGAGTATTACACAGAACATTTCATTATTACAATCTTCCAGATAGGTTACTACGTTGTGTAAGTAATTTAGTTCCCTACTTGCTTGTTCCAAATTAATTATACTGCATTGTTCGCCTCGTAGTTGAATATGTTCTTGGTATGTGTTCTCGTAGAGATATTTATTAGTCATTTTTTTATACCTCCCATGCTGTTTTAATATTACTCGCTCTTTTGTAGAACTCTTCGCTTTTAGGTGCAATACCAGATAACATGAATCCAGCAGCTATTTGTTGTGCTTCACCTAAACTTAGACTATGCATAGTCATTAATTCTAATGCCATTTCATTAATGGAATCATTGATAGCTTTTTTAAATGCATCACGGATAATGTCTTCGATTTCTTCACTGGTTAAGCTTAATGGTATTTCTTCACCAGTTCTTTTATTAGTTATTTTCATTTTTCTTTCACTCTTTTTGGTCTTAATGATGTTTTTGGTTTGTGTAAATAGGGATTGTTAGATTTTTTTAATTCCTCTTCATATTCCTTATCCGTCATCCCTAGTTCATGAGCAAATTCTCTTCCCAGCAGTAATGTTGTCATTGCAGATAAGAATTCTTCTTTGTCAGGATTAATGTCTCTTTTGTAGATGTCACGGTAGAATTGTCGTTCAATATTGTTCATGAATTTACGGCGTAAATCTTTAGTGTATTTTTCATCACGAATAAGCTGAGCATAGGTTAATAATTTTATACTGAAGTCAATATTATCCAAGAATAATTTCTCATCGGTTAAATATTTCATCATCCTTTCCGCACTCATTAGTAAATGTCCCTTGGGAGTTACATGTCCCCTTTCATCTATCATGATTTTTTCTATTTCCCCATACACCATAAATGAATCATCCCCTCACTTTTTTTTATGTGAATATTAATTTAACTTCAGGATTATCAGCACAATAAGATATTAACTCAATGAATTCATACATTAAAGGGAAATATTTTTCGGGTTTATTGAAATCCGGTAAAGATTTTATTATCATATCCTCATCAACGAATAAACAAGGTTTTAATTTCCTGCATTCTTCTGAAGTTAATTCTCCATCACAGTCGCTGTGATCTATAAGTATACTTAAATCACCAATCTTTTCATAAAATTTTTCACTAAAAAAGAATACTCCCTCTGGGTCGAATGTTAAGTTCCTTAACATTACCATGTATTCCTCATGTACTTCAGTTCCATAATGTAATAAGAAAAATCGTCGAATAAAACTAAATCCAAAATATCCAATACGGAAACTTTTTTCATTATCACTTGTCTTTATTTCCAATCCCATTATTTTTATCCTCCTCTATTTTAACCACTGCTTCCTTATTAGTATTCCATTGAAGTGTTCGAAGCTACCACATTCTTGGTCTGATTTAGTATAATTTTTTAATTTGCAAACATACCAACCATACAATACATTACAACCGTATTCCCAGTCAGCATGTTGGCAATGATTACACTGGTTTAATTCCCTTTTAGAAAATAATATTTTTACTCCTCCTCTTCTTGTTTGAATAAGCACACGTTTTTATCCCAATTGTGTTTTTTTAACAATTCCACCATGGCCTCGGCTTCCTCTAATGTAGAGTACATTCCATATCCTTGGCTTAATCCATTTGCATTGGTTCTTCTGATAAAATACATGTCAATTGATTTTTTGCGTTGAATATACGCAGTAACATCCTCCCAATCCGATTCTTTTTCTTTCTCCTCTTTAGTATGGATTATAATATATGGGTTGAACCATACATCTTCTCGGGGATGACTGGTAATTCCTTGTATTCCCTTAAAAGTAATTGAGTCTATTTCATCTATTTTGTAAGTTTTACTGTAACTTTGTGGATTTAAAATTGGCATAATTTATCCTTCCATTGTCATTAATTCAGCCCGTAAACCTAACAATAATAATTTTTCAGATTCATTTTTACACTTATCCAAATACTGATTAAGCGCAATCAGGCATCTGGTAATTGTGTACTGGTCTAAACTTTTAAGGTGGTCTTCCAAGCATGGTTGGGCATAACCTGATTCATCACTCCGGATTATATCACATTTTATTTCATATTTATCAAACTTACTAGTGTTGAAATCCAAGTCTACAAAGTTTACTTTAACTCTTTCAGTAGAATGTGGAGTCATATGGTTTATTTTTTCAGTGATTAATTGTTCAAGTTGAGGATATACTTTATTTTCCAATAATAATACCATGTTAGCTGCACCTTCAGTATAATCACCATTTAATTTATAATTATACTCATTTAATTTAGCCACGAGGTCTTTCATATTGTAACGTTTAGAATCTTCCTCTTCTCTACAGGTAAGACCACCCATAGGGTCAGGCATAATTAAGTATTCATATTTATCTTCCCTATTACGGTCAGCCCATGTATCTACTACAATATAACCTCCACCTATGTTTATTAATCTGTATCTTTCAGGAGAATTCATTGTTTCACCATCCACACACCATTATTGAGCATATAATTTGCTTCGAATTCACGTAAAGGAGTTTTGGCTTTTTCCCTGATTACAGTGAATTGGTAAATATACACATAATCCTCATCAGATATTTCTGAGTAAATGTTTTTAATTTCATGTTTCAATAAATCAGCATGTCTGTATCCTTCATTTTTTGCTTCAGTATTGGTTAAGTCTTTTAATCGTCTTGCATAATGATTATCAATCCTTAACAATAACAATTTATTTGATGGTTCGAATGTAGCTATTACAAAATCATTAATATTTAATGGTTTGCTGCTTGCACGTGTTGTGGCGTCTTTAACTTCCTCCTTGATGGGCAGATAAAAGTCTTCATGGAATTTTAATATATAATCTACAGTCTTCACCATAATGAGGCCTCCTCTTTTATTTGTTCTTTTTCACCTTCAATAACATAGTCTAAGCCTTGGCTAGTTAAAAAGAATAGGTGTTTTAAATTTTTATCTGTGACTTTTTGACATTTTAAATCAAAGTATAAACTGTCACCATCATTGGTTTTTTGTTTTATAGCTATTCTTGTCTCATCCGGTACAAGTGCTAGTTTTTCTCGTAATTCTTTAGCAGTCACATATGTCATGTTTTTTATTCCTCCTCATGTTCTTTGTTTAATTCATCAACTATTTCATGTAATAATTCCAGTACCATTTCTCTTGCTTGGTCTTTAGTGAAACCTTGTTCGATTAATGAATCTACTAAATGTGTGAAGTCATATTTATCCCTTGCAATTATGGGTTGGATTTGTCCGGATACTTTCAGAGTGTATGGATCTGTTTCATCAGTTTTTACGGTTAACTTTGTGGTATTCATAGTATCATTTTTTAATTTTTCATACTTGCTTTGTAATTCGACATATTGTCTGCGAAGTTCTTCATAATCCCATTTTAATTGGCTGACTTCATTGTTTAAATGTATTAAATGATTATATGCTTTGCTTCCATCTTTACCTGTGCGGCAAGTGAATAATTCCTCCCACATATTTATCTTTGGATTTTTCCAAGCTATTATTCCATTATAATTACGATATTTGTCAAACATCTCCCTATTTTCCCTCCCTCTTTTAATAATCCTCATCTATTCGTTTATAAGGTAATCTGAATACAGCTAAGTCTTCAGGACCACTTACCATACGACCTTTAAGATGGTTAACATATTTCACGGGAAATATTTCACCATACCTGCAATCGGGATGGGTGTTGCAGAATTCTTGTGCGAAGAATTCATCAGTCACAAAACCTAAATGTATCTCGTCACGGTCTAGTAATTCTCCATCTATAGTTTCATAAGGGATTTTCTGTGTTATTTCAAAAATCTGCATAAATTATCACCAGTATCTTATTAGTTCGGGTTTTTCTCCTTTTTTTACTTGTTTATAGTATTCTGATAAGGTGGGGATTAAATGTCGTGGACAGTTGTATCTTACCCTCATGTATTGTGGGAAAGTTAGTTTTTTCCAGGTTACATATAATCCTTTGAAATCTGATAATTGTTTGTAGTATACGTATCTTCGTCTTCTTGACTTTGTGTGTAGTTCTTGGCTTTGCACATCAAGTAAGTGTTTTATTTGTGCTCTTATACGGTCGGCTTTTTTATAGTTACTTATTTTAAATGGGTTGTTATTTAGTATTCTTTTGAATTGTCTTATTAGTTGGTTTATCCGGATTTCTCTTTCCATGTAGCTCTGTCCTTTTTTAGGTTTTCGTTTGCCATGGTTTCCGGCTTTATATCTTTTACCCATAACATTATTCGCCTCCAGGTTTTTTCTTTGGGTTTATAAATTTATTTTTTGTTTATTCGTCTTTTACATCATCAATTAACTCTTGAATATTTTCATCTTCATAATCATTATAACTTAACTCTAATGATAATCGGGTTATTATTCTGGATTGAGTATTCAGATAATCAACGATAGTGATACTGTCATCTAAAGGATATAATACAATATTACTATCATAATCTGTTTTTAATTCTCCAGTGTCATCGATTAGTTCTAGACAGTTTTCTTCTGTGTTTTCTGTGTAAGTGAATCTATCTGACATTTTAAATCCTCATTGAATTTGTGGCTTGCTTCGTATATTCTTAATTTATTTATTATACGGTGTGCTTCAGCTAACTCCATTTGTAATTCATCGATATCACGGTCTTGTTTGTTTAAGCGGTCAACTATTTCTTGAGTGTTTACAAATAGTGTGGCAAATCCAGTAGTTTCTTCAGTGCCGTAGTCTACGATGTGTTCTACGTGGCCTTTTTCTATCCCATATCTTGGTAATAGTTTTCCATCTGATTTTAGCAATAGTCTTCCCCCTGTAGTTCTTCTTTAACTTCTTCTAAACAGTTGATGATTTCAAAATATATTTTCTTTTTATCGCTTGCAGCTTTATCCAATACTTGATGATAAAAGTCTATTTCATCGTCGAGTTTACTTAACACTAGCTTATGATAATCGTTACCGTTTTTTAGTGCTTGATTTTCAGTGTATAATTCGTTTAATATTTCAACAAAATATTTGAGGTTACTTTCGCTGATGTGGTCATTGTTTCCCATGAATTTACGTGTAGTGTATATTCCGTAACTGTCTCTTCGGTTATTGTCTCGGATGTCTATCCATTGGATTTTACCATCATCATCTTCGTCTTTTTTTATTTTTAAAGTGTATCTTTCAATTAGATCCATTGTCGTTTTTTACACCTCCAACCCCTTATTTTTTTTAGGGTAAAATATGGGGGAGAATATTTTTTTTGCCCTTTTTATTCTCCCCCTTTTTTTACCTCACAATAAAACTTTCGGAGATATATTCTATTTTACGAAAACAAATTATTTCATCTTCCTCCACCTATCTTAAAAGAAGGTTTCATTGGAAGATATAAAATAAATTTTAAATTCTCCTAAAATTTACTCGGTTTTTTTCTTTGGGCATCTTTTATTTTTCACGTTTTAGATTTTAAATGATTTTTTAAATCTTCTTCAGTCCATAAGACTAATTTATTCTCTTCAGGATATTGTTCATGCACCACTAAAGGCACATTACCTTTGTCTGATTTAATATACAACTTATAATTCTCAAACTCGTCAATCTTAGATTGAATATATAAGTCTTCAACTGTTAATGTCTTCATTTTAATTCACCGTATTTGGTTTTATATTTTTTTAATTCCTGGAATCTTTCTTCTAATAGCATATTATAGTATTCTATAGTGGATTCATTATCAGATATTTCTCTGTTTAACTGGTCAATAGTATGTTTACTTGATTTTAATTTATCACGTAGTCTTTTGTTTTCACGTTTTAAAGCCATTATTTTTAATTCATCAATCATTCCATTTCACCTCCCTTATTTTTTTCCATTAGTTCTACATTGAAGTCCGCTAGTTTAGTTAATTGATTTTGGGTTCTTTTTAATTGGCATTGGAGTTTACGGTTCTCTTCATATAATTGGTTTAATCTTTTGCAGAGTCGCTCCCAGTCTTCACCAATTCCAAATCCCCATTCGTCAATGTACTCGTTATTTTCCCAATCGAATTCTGTTAGGAATCCTTCATGGTCTGTGAAAAATCTTTCGTGTGTCATTTTTCCAAATGTTTTAAGTCATGTTCGCTTTGTTTAGCTATTGTTTCGTAGAAGTGTGTTAGGAGTAATTGTTCTGAGTGTGTTAGGGTATGTAAGTTACCATAAGCATAGGCTTGTTTGCGGAAGACTCCTTCAATATCCTCAATATCCTCATCACTAAATCTTCTATTAGACATTGCTAATCTCTTCTTTCAATTGTTTTAATAGTTTGATAGCTATATCATGTTTAACAATATAACTATCCTTTTCACCTAGTTTTATCTTTTCAATTCCTTGTTCGCATTCCTGTATTTTATCATCAATCAATTCATTTACTGTTTCGTATTTATCATTTAAGTAATCAGCGAAACTTTCTGCTGTGTATTTATCTCTTATCTCGGTGGTTACTAGGACGTCACCGTCAAGGACAGTGTACTCATCAAAGATATCTTTTATTACTCTATATTTACTCATCTTAATGTTCTCCTTAGTTTTCTTATGAATGCATCGTCAGGTATGGGATTCGGTATCTCCCACATATGTGACTCAACACTACTGTAAGCGTAGCAGACCATTCCATCACAAAGGAAATGTTTTTCATGTGCTTGGATTAATGTTTTTTTTAATAGCATGAATTCATTAGATGAACGGTTAACTCCCATTAATGGAGGTCTTATTTCATATCTGTGTAATTCTATAGGTCTTATTAAGAATCCTGGTTTGTACCATGTTGGTTTGATGTTGAATAGTAGGTTTAGATTATTCTTTAAACCGTTCAGGATATCTTTTTCATCCTGCAAACCCATCTGGATATTTTTAACATCCTCCATAGTGGTCCTAGTTAAGTTTTTATAATCCTCCACTACTTTTTCTTGGACAGCTACGAGGTTATCAATATTTTCTCGTATATCATCAACTAGGATATATTCACGTGAACTCATATTTTTCCCTTTTTTTACTCCTCTTTTATGTTATGGGATTCTGCTTGAAGCCTAAAGAAGTATTCTTGCTCAATTACATTATAATTCAAATTATATAATTTGATAAACTTCAAAATATTATCATCACATTTACAATACCTGTAATATTCCAGTAATTGTTGTCTCCTACTATTCATGACTATTTCCCTTCGAGTATTAGTTTTTTTAATTGTTCTAATTCATATGCTCGGCTATCATATTGGTTAATATATTCATCTTCCGGTTCAGGGTAATGTAATAGGGCTAATTGCTTATTTTCTTTTATACGGATATCAATTAATCCGAGAATGTTATCATATTTTTCAATAGCTTCAGTTAACTTATTATTTAATTCTGTGCAGTGGTCAATGGATCTCATGAAGTTATCATGCAAGTCATTTAACAAGTTAACTATATGTACTGCTCCCTGACTATTATTAGCAATAGCAACAACTTTTGAGTCTTGGTAATCAAATATTTCAACATCATCTATTATAACGAACCTATTCACAACCATAACTCCTTTGGTAGTTTATAAATTAAATCAATATGAAAATCAGATTTATGGATAGTGCATTCAAATCCCATATACTCATTTAAATCATTAATTACTTGTGATGGGAAATCATCTTGCAATTCAACAATTAACTTACCGGTTTCAATATGTTTTACTTTTAACACTTTTTGGAATGGGTATTTGCGTAATATTTTAAGTATGTCTTCTTCTATTTCGTCAAATAAACGGTTCTGTTTAACATCTTTTTGTAAGTATTTTTCAGATTTGGTTGGCATTTTTTCTACGTCCTCTCATTTTATTGTAATCATATCCTTGTGTACGTGCATATTCGACTAAGTGTTTGAACCATCCTGTTTTGTAATTGTATACTGGATGGCCTTTTAGTTTTAATGCTCTGCTGAAGCTGTAGCCTTCATCGAGTAAAGGTTTTATTTCCATGAATAGGTCATGTGTTTCTTTTAATCTAGCTTCAGTGTCTTGTTCGATTACTTTAATCATTATTCATCAGCACCAGCTGTAGTATTATTTTTTAATAAGTTTAATATTTTCTCTAAGCTAATTTCTAAATCATCAGCAGTTAATTTATTGATTTCCAATATTAATTCTTCAATATGTTTATTCTGCTCGGCTTTATCCTGTGATTCTTTTTGTAGTTTCTCATAGGTTTCATCATCACATGGATCCTCAATCTTAATCACCAAATCGACAGAGTATTTTCTATTTCCAACAATATTCTCATGATGATAAACAGCCCCATCTTCAAATTTCAATAATATTTCCCTTACTAAAGTTTTCCATGTTTCGGGGAAGTTGGTTCCAATATCTAAAGTTTCGCTTAAGTCCATCATACTCTTATGTCCTCCCATTTTAATTCCTGTTCTAACGAATCTTTAGTCATGTAAATATATTCCCATGTGGAGTAGGTTTCTTTACTTGATTGTTGTGTTAAATGATTTAGATAGACTAATTTAACATCAAACTGTTTACATAAACTCTCGTGTATTCCTAGATTATATTCTCGTACATTTTCAACTAGTACTATTAAGTGTTCACAGTCACTATAGTTTAAATCGAAATCGTAGTCATTGAATTTGTTTCGGAATTGTGTTAATTCTTTTTCAAAATCGACATAGGTTTCGTTTCTTTGGTTATCTGTTTCTAATAATTCTTTGAATTTCATAATCGTACTCCTCCGAACATATTATTGTAGTAATTATTTTCTATTTTATAGATTTGATTTGCTTGTTCTTTGACTTCGGGTAAACGGGTTTTATCCCAGGAAGTATTGCGGAATATGTCTCGTACTATCTCGGCTAATCGATGATTGGGGTAGGTTCCGAAGTATCCTAGTTTACGTCCAATTGTTTTGCGGACAGAATAAATATTGCCCTTCTTATAGATTAGGTCTCGGCTTCCATGTGGTGCAATATGCCCATGTTTTCTTTGAATACCTTGTAACTGTGATTTATCCCATCCGACTTTCTCGAGGTCTTTAGCTATTTTAAGTGCTAATTCACGGTTCGGGTATACTCCATAGCTTTTGTGTTGGTATTCTATATTCCATGGGTTAGCTTTGCTTTTATAGTTATGATGAACGTATCCTTTGAAGTTACTTGGCTTTGATGGTGATAAATCTGGTTGGTATACTAAAGGTTTTAATGTTAGTTTTTCTAGTGGGTCTTCACCATTTAATATTAATGTTTTGAAATCCATCCAATTGGTATTGTATTGTTTTAACCAGTTACGAATATTCATATCACAGGTATCTAATTTTTTAGCTAGGTCTTTTTGTAAAATATCAGGGTCAGCTAGTATTTCTTTTTGCATTAATCGTATTTCTTTTTCATGTGTTTTGCGTTGGCTGATATTGCGGATTTTACGTTCTGGATATGGTGGTAATTCCATATTATAATATGGGTTTTGTTTATCATCAATAGCTTCGACTAATAATTCGTAATCCCAATCATGGGTTACTAGGAAGTCTCTTTCGTATAATGCGTCTTCGAGGTTAGTGTATCCTCGGAGGATGTCTAATGTACTATCTGATTTTATATGTTTTTGAGGTATACTTATCATATACCTTTTTTCACCAGTGGATTTTTCATATGTTTTATCCACTACTATGTAACGGTAGAATCCCATTAGCCAAGTATACCATTCAGGGTAGGCTTCTAATATTTCAGGTAGTTTACTGGTGTCCCAATTGTTTTCCTTTAATTTCCCCAAGGCATAATATGCTTGTTCGTATGTTCGACAGCAACCCAAGTATGTGTTGCTATAATATAATGCGTAACATGATCTGCTTCTTTGATATATGCTGCCTCGTGGGGAGTATGGTTTATAATCGGGGCTTCTTTGTAATCGTTCGGGTACTGGATATTTCAATCCCTCATTTAGGTATGGGTTTTCTGTTTTTAAATCCAGTTCAGATGGTCTTGGTACTGTTCCTTCTCGGACGTCACTGTATAGGTCACGATAGTATAGTGCTTCTTCTAGTGTTCGTGTTGTTCCTAGGTATGCTCCTCCTACTCGGTTTACACAGTAGCATCTTTGTGATCTGTCTAGATTGATTCTTAAATAGTATTGTCTGATTTCAGTGTCTACTTCAGACATCTCCGTAATTCCTCCCCTCAAACTATTATGTTAAATATTATTATATATTTTTTAATATTTAAACATTAACACCATAACTTTAAAAAAAATATAAAAAAAAGAAAAAAAGATTTTATTTTTTTATAATATGGAATCCTGACTTAACCTTATCCTGGAATATAGTTAACTCTTCATTGAAATCATTGTCTCCTTTGAAGTCACCCGCCTCCTTAATAGCCTTGACGATTGGGGTCCCAGTATGCTTTTCAAACATTCTAACTAAAGCTGCACAGACAACTAAAGAACCTATAATCCCATCCTTTCGGATTTCATCATCATTTAAAAATTCAGTTAATTTTTCAGCTTCCACTTCATCATAACATAAGCAGTGAAATCCACTAATAGTGTCTTCCATAGCTTTCATTGCACTAGGGCACACTCTATATCTTTCTTGCATGGTTTATAACCTCCTTTTATCACGTTTAGGTTTAACATTACTGTAAACAAATCTTCTTAATTGGTTTTTCTTTCGTAAGAATAATCTGGTGCTTCTTTTTTGTTTCAATGCAGGATATTTCCTAAAGCTACGAGCATTATTAACTTTATGGAAAAAATAATATTGTCCTAAAATTTTATGACAGTACTGGTTGTAATAATTAATATGTCTCATAATATTATTCCTCCTCTAAAAAAAAATAAAATATAATAAAAAAATAATTTTAAATTAAATGTTGTTTGTACCATTGGATTGCGTGATATCTCCAAGCGCATTTTTCTTCTGTTAGTTCATGTGGTGTGCCTTTGAAATAATCGGTTATATCCCAGAGGAGGTTTCTGTCTACGCAGAATAGTTCGTTCATGTCATTGTATTTTCTTGGGATGACTCTTCTGTCGTGGCGTTCTTCTGGTATGTCTCCTTTGAGGTATGCTTGTTTCCAGCCTTCAGCGAGTTCGTTGTCTATGAATTGGATTAATAATATTTCTTTGCCTTGGATTGTTTTTTTGATTCCCTTTATTAGTTCGTTGTTGTAGGTTGTTTCGTATCCCCAGCTGAATAGTTTGTCGTTTAGGATTACGCTGCATTGTGTTGGGTTTTCGTGGCTGATTATGATTTCGACTGCGGTGAGTTCTTTGTTTTCGTTTTTGATTTCGTTGAATATTTGGGTTTGGGTTCTTTTTTCCATCATGTTTATCATCTCTTTTTTCTTTGGGTTTTTATGAATACTTTTGTATTCACCTATATTAGTATATGTTTTACTAGTATATAAACCTTATGGTACAAACACACCAAAAAAATATGAAAAAAGAAAAAAAAGACTTAAGACACCACTAAAGTATCCCCAACAAAAGTAACAACCACATCAACAAACCGCCCCACACCAGGCCGAACCCAAAAATCCATTTTCAAAACCAAGATTCAACACAAACAACAGCACGCAACGGAAAAATAGACTCCCACTCACAATCAGGATTATGATTAACAACCCTCACCAAACCCAAATCATCCAACTCCATACAACCATCACAACTAACAGTAATAGTTTTACCAGTACTCAAAAAGATATTAGTACTCCTACCCTCTTCCTGATTAGCTTTAACAAAATCATTATACACATTAAAACGCTTCTCATCATAATTAACATATAAACTATTCAACTGCTCACTACTTACCTCTAATTTCTTCCTTTTAAAACTAAACATAAACTCACCCATCCTATTTTTTTTTAGAGATCCTTAAACTTAACACCAATCAGATTACAAACTAAAGCCAAAAACAAGACAATAAAAAAATAAACAGTACAAACAAAACCCGCACTTAAAAACCAAATAGGATTAAATAAAAACAACCACAAAGCAAAAGAATAAACTCCACTAACTAAACCACCCAACATAAACAATTGAACTTTACTATACATATAACCACTCCTCATGAATATTACTTCGAATAGCTATTATCTCATAACCTTTATACATCTTACCTAAAGGAGTATCCCGATACTTATTCTTACACAAACATTGCAGCCTTAAATGATATAAATTAAAATAATACTCCTTACCATCCTTAAAAAAATCTAATTTATCCAACAACTTTGGTATAAAATCCAAACTTAACTTTAAACTATTATACATTCCATCAAACATTTGCAAACCCAAATATAATTCAAACACCCCCTCAGTTTTTTCAGGTTTGTAAAAAAATACATCCGTTACAATAGCTGAAATTTCTTTAGTATCCTTCTTCATAATATTTCTCCAATAATTGCTCCATCATATTTTCTGAGTCCACTACACTACCATCATCCCATGAACCTTCAAAGATACATAAGTCTAAAGCTTCTTCACGAGTTAACTTCTCATAATCTTCCTGTGTCATACGGTCTTCGTATTCTTTTAATTCGGAGGGATAAAACCAGTATAGGCAGATATGGTTAGCTATTTTCATATCCTCCGGGAAATCTTCCAGCAGGTCTTTTAATTCTTTAATTGTTTTGTGAGTCATATGTTTCTCCAGTTTAATAGTTTATTTAATCGGTATTCTAGTGTGGGTTTGAATTCCGGACAAGCTATTCCTCGTGTATGGTATTTTTCAACCTCGAATGTTCGGTGTTCGCATTCCAGTACTCCTAGCATGTAGGTTTTGTTTAGGTTATGATCTAAAAAATTTCGGCAGTTAAAACAGTACCGATTCAAATATTGCCTGTGATTCCAACGGTTGAAATCAGGTATCAAATCTGTCATTCCCATATCCTATAATGTTCTAGTGAAGCTGTTAATCTCACGTCTTCATCAATATTATAATATTCATCAGGTTTATGGTCTATGTGTAATTGTTGTATGCATTGCAGGAGAAATAATGCTTTTTCCGAATCCTCAATGTTCTGGTCAATAGTGATACTATTAGGACGAGATTTAACTAAGCTATAACTTACTCTTAAGTCAGGGTAGACATGGTGTTTGATAACTTCTAATTGTCTTAATAAGTCATCTCTTTCTTCAATTGTTAATCCAGTAATATTTAATTTTAAAATCATAAGTGGTCATTTTTCTTTATATTTATGTTTTTCAGCTTGTTTCATGTCTATTCCTATGCAACGGTTTTCGTATTGTTTAACCTCTAAAGGTACTAAAGCATATTTGGTTGCATAGTATACTTCCATTTCTGGCGGGTATTGGGATAGTTCCTTTATTAATTCTGTTATGGTTAATGTTTTTAATGGTTTCATAGCTACATCAACACGTTTGTTTAATATTCTTTTAACTTGAAACATTAATTTAATTCAAAGATGATGAAATTATTCATCATCTTCTTTAATTAAATATGGTCTTACCATTACTCCTATGTCGAATGCTAATACTATCCAGAATATCCATGCAAGGAAATCCCAGTTAATAGGATATGGTAAGCATAAAATTTCAACAGCGATAATTACAAGTAAAATTACAATCATTATTTTATTATATTTTCTTAAACTAATCTTATCCATAAATAATTTACTCCTATTTTTTTGTTTTCCATTTACTTAATTCCCGATGCAAATCATTCAAGCAGCATTGCAGGAAGAAATCTTCATTACATGTACCAATACAAGAAATACTTTTATCATCAGGATGTTTCTTGCGCAACTCCTCATAGCGATTATACATCTCACAAATATTAATGTAGTCTTTGCATCGACGGTATAAGAAATCATAATCTAAAGGTAGTTCTTCTGTTGTGAACTTTGGACAAGTATGATCCGGACTCCAATATGATAAATGATATGTACAGAACCCATCCCTGAAATAATATGTGCAGTTTTTACAGATTTTTTCAACCATTAGTCTCTACCATCCCATCTGTATAATTCTGGTTTAGATAGTACGTTTTCTACGAAATCATCGATGTGGATATAAACTGCCCATTCGTTTTTTGCTTGAAGGTAATGGAATCCTTCAGCTTTTAGGAAACTGGTTAATTCATTCCACATTATCTCGTTACTTTCGATTTCATATTCTTCTTCAGGATGGTTGAATCCTATTTTGATTAGGTCGCTGTTTACATCCATTGAAGTGGTTACTGGTACTGGACACATTGTTTTTTCGAATGCTGATAGTACCATTGTCCAATGTCTGATGAAATACTGGTAATGTTTGTATCCTTCTTTGACGTCTTCACGGAATATTACACTAGTCTTCTTCAACATATAATTATATCCCCCAATTAGTCTTTTAGCCATGACTCCAAGATATCTGGTGCAACAATATCACGTACCACGAAATTGTAACCGAAATATTTCTGCTTTTCGTTTGGTTCACCATATCCTAGTAAATCAATATCAGTCCAATCGTCTACTGTGAATAGTAGTGAATTGGATTGTTTTTCAATTAATTGGATTTGTTCTGTGGTTAATTCCTTACAGGTTACGAGGTATAGGATTATTGCGGGTTTAGTTAAGCTATCGTTATAGCCGCTAACTGATACTCCAGTTTGCACTTGGTATATGGGTCCGAATGGTCCTACTGAGAATAATTGATTCCATGAATCCTCTATACGGTTAAGGATCATATCCGATTCCGCTCGTTTATTATAATATTGTTGGATAAGATATCTCATATTAATAATATATCCTAGTGATTATATATAATTGTTATGGGTTTAATTTTAAAAAAAGTATAGATAAAAGAAAAAAAAGAGAGTATATATTCTAGAGGATTATAATGAGATTATTCTATTTTATTAATTTTATTTTTTCTATTTGAAAAGAGAGAAGGAATTTTGAGTTTAAAATAATTTTCATGATAAATAACTTTTCAAAAAAAAAAATTTTAATTTTTTATAGGTAACTCGAAAATAAAACCCTCCAAAATATTTTTTTTTACTCTTCTTTTTTTTGCTGGTCAGACATCACACTAAGTCGATTTTTATATAGTAGACCAAATTATTTAGTCTACATGTATTATATTTATAAAAAATAGGAATATATTAAATAGAGTCAACGGATAAAAAAAAAAGAAGAGGGAAAAAAAGTTTTAGATAATATTATCAAACTGATTGTATACTAAAGTTGATTCGTTTCCAGGTATGAACATGAAAATGAATGCTACGAAAACAATAATGCCCACTACAAATAATATGAGTAAGGTTAAAGGTGAAAGTTGGAACCTTACGGGTTGTGGTTGTGTGTATCTTTGTTGTGGGTATAAGCTTCTTGGATTATTATAGTTATTAGTGAAGCCTAGGCTGATTAGTAGTAATTGGATTATTTGGAGTATCATATTTTAGTCCTCCCCGTAGTATTCTGCCATTTTATTTATTTCGTCTTCGGTTGGCAATGGTGTTGGTTCCATTTCTTGGTGGAGTTCGTCCATCCATATTTTTTCTTGTATGCTCATTTTGTATCATCTCTTTTTTTCTTTGGGTTTTTTTAGTGGAATACTTTATGTATTCACCTACTCATATATTAGATAAACTACTATATAAACTTATCGGTACTAAACTTAAAAAAAAATAATAAAAAAGAAAAAAACATTTTTTAGAACAAAACATGATCCACAGGCAACACAACCCTAAAACCCAACCCTCCAAAATACTCAACCAAATCAACACGACCCCTACCAATACGAGTCCTGCAAACCAAATCATCCGCACCCACAACATCATCAACCACAAACTCATAAAACCACAAAAAACCATCACTACACTCAACACTAAACCTACGACCACCACCAAGACTATCCAACAATAAGATACTAGACAACAGCCAGTTATCCTTATTAGTATATTTCTTAACAAAAAACTTCAAATCACGCATAAAACTTAATCCCCCTCATCATCATTATTCTCCCAATACTCCGATGGTGGCTCCACAAAAGTATCAGGATTATTATTCTTCCAAAAACGCTCAACAGCATCACAAATCTGAGTCTCACTATAATCATAAACAAAATTAATACTAGCCTTACCATGACCCTCAGCCTGCACCTCAACAGCAATACGCTGACGGAACAACTGTTCCACCAACCTTGGAATATCAGCACGCTTAACCAACCAAGCATCATGATACCGGCGATCACAACCAACACGATAAACACAACTCACAGAATAACCCTTCTCCAACAAAACATTATGCATACTCATACAAGCATCCATACTCCACTTAGGAAAAGGACTATGATACATCTTAGCAGTCTCATCAAAATAAGAACGACCCATAAAAGGACCCTCCCATCATAAAAATAATTTATTCAAAGCAAGGGACATCAACATCCCTAGCCTTACCCAGAATAGCTTCCTGTGGTATACCATAATCTTCAGCAGCATCAATCAAACAGGAAATACTAACTTCCCCACCTAAAACTCTACCACCAGTAGGGTTACGAGTTTCACGGTTAAGTTTGTATAAATCCCATTCTTCATCAGTTGTATTGTAAATTGCTATGTAACTCATTATTATCATCTCATAAATTTTTTTCTTTGGGTAATTGAATACTTTCGTATTCTTGAATATACTTCTATTAAAACCTATATATAAATATTGTCATCGTAACTTTAAAAAATGTTTGCATAATTCAAAAAATAATTAATACTAAATACTAAAAAAGTATTATATCCTTTTACCACTTTTCTGACACCACTCTACGAGGATATAATATAGAACAATTTCGATAATACTTTTTTCTAAAAAATTAATAATCAAATATAAATATAAAAAATTTCAAAAAGATTTCATATAATTAAAATTTCAAAAAAATATATAAAATATAATTAAAATTTCTGGCGCCACAATACATTTTCGCAGGGTGGCGTCAAAAAACTGGTAAAAGCACATATTACAAAAAAATAAAAAAATATTACTAAAAAATTTTAAAAAAAAATAAAAAAAGAAAAAATCAAACTAAACTAAAGACTCCTCAAACTCACCCTCAGAAGAATCACAAAGAACCTCATCACCAAACTTCTTATCAAGATAATCTTCAAAAATACCAATCACCTGGTCAAAAGTTTTACCATTACTCATAGCAATAATACTAATACCATCATAGCGATACCGATAAAAATTATTTAAATCAAATCTAAACTCCTCACTAAGATTATCATCATCAATAAACTCAAGATATTCATCATACATTTTAGTAACAATATTCTTAGTTTTAATAGCTAATTCCTTCTGTCTAATTTCATTCAATTCTTTTGTTTTTTCCTGAATTAACAAACTATTAGCTTCAATCATCATTTGGTACTCTTCAATTTTATCTCTAAGAAAAGCAATCTCTGTAAGAATCAGATACTCATCTGATTTAGGATGCTCCTCATAATACTTCCTTAAACCATATCGTACTAATTCACCATTTGTTAACCCACATGTTTCTAAAAGATTCAATTCTAATCCTCTCACTCTTGTTGAAACTCTTCGTTCTCTGCAATATTTACTCAACCCAAACACTTCCTACGTTTATAAACATATTATCCTATTTTGGTGCAGCACCAAATTTCATTACATTAAACTCATCCAATGATTCGACATATCTTATTAATTCATTAGGATTTAAATTATGATTATTAGCTACTTCCCGTATCTGATTTTTACCAATATATTTTAATTTAGAATGAATTCTTTGTATAGTTTCCATAGCTTCATTATAAGAAGTTTCATCATCTTTAGTATTATTATCCAATGATTTTATTTTATCCTGTATCTTTTTCAATTCGGAATAATGTTTCACACCTTCATAAAATAAGTTAGCATATTTATCTTCATGCTGCAAATACATTGATAAAGCATACTCTACAAAATCATCCAAGCTTATGGTTAATTCATTTTTCGCATGTAAAAGTAATATTTCATCAATCTCTAACGTTACAGATTTTTTTGGATAGCTTACACTATCTACCTTAATAGTATGTTCTACCATAATTTTTCATCTCTTATTTTTTTTCTTTGGGTAATTTTTTTTTGATGTAACATAAAAATTGTTACAGTCAGCATGTTAAGTTTTATGGAATTTTCTATTTAAAAGTTTTGGTGTTAGTTTTATGATTACAGTAAAGAAAAGAAGTGGGAATAAATAATATAAATCAATTAATATATACTATATATTGTATGTTTAATAATAGATTGTTCCAAAAATTCTGCCGAGACCGAAACGTAAAAGAATCCACAAAACAAGGATACGAATCCGCCCTAAAAAACTACATGGAATACCACCAAGAAACACTAACCACCCTCATCGATGAAGCACTAGCTGAAGAAAACCAAGGCATACCATTAAAAAACAGGAAACTCAAAAAAAGACTACTAAACTACCGCAATTACCTACTCAAAAGTAAAAGCAGCCCCAATACTGTCAGAACATACTTCAGCAAAGTCAAAACATTTTATCGTCATTTTGAAATTGAAATACCTACACTACCTGATGTTAAATACAATAAACTATACGAAACCAACTACCTCGACCTCCCCACTAAAAAACATATTCGTCAAGCATTGGAGATTGTTGGTGTGGATCTACGAGCAGTCATATTATTCATGTCCAGCAGCGGCACTGCTAAAGCCGAAACATTATCATTAACTGTGGAACAATTCATTACAGGTACGCAGGATTATCATGATGGTGGAGATATCGAAGTAATCCTAAACACTTTGGAGCATAAAAGGAATGTGGTTCCGACTTTTTACTTGAAACGGATTAAGACAGATAAATATTATTATACTTTCTGCAGCCCTGAAGCTAGCCGTGAGATTGTTAAGTATTTGAAAACAAGACCTGGTGTTAAACTATCTGACCCTTTATTTGATTTTAGTGCTTCTACTTTATTAGCTAGGTTTCAGGAGATTAATGATGGTATGGGTTGGGGTTTCAAGGGTAAGTATCGTTTCTTCCGTAGCCATACGCTCCGGAAGTTTCATGCATCCAATATTGGTTTGAGTGCAGAGTATATTGATGAATTACAGGGCAGGAGTAAAAATATGATTCATGAGACTTATATTAAAACTAATCCTGAGAAGTTGAAGTCTATTTATAAGTCTGCTATGAAGAATGTTATGATTAGTGAGGAGAATATTCCTGATATTCAGCATCAGGAGTTTAGTATAACAATTAACATTTTCTTGTCTGGTAAAGAGTATAATATATTCTAAAACTAAAGCCACACCATTGTTATTAGAGCTATTAAACTATAGTCTGTGTTTATATTGTTATTGTGTTAAAATCGTTGTTGGATAAGTAAATGTTAATTTTTAATGAATCTTAAGCCGTTGATGAATCTGAAGTTTCCGGTGTCCATGTGGCGTAACATTCGGCATAATTCTGCTGGGGGTACTTCTTCGATTTTACTTGTTAGTTCGTTCTCATCACTTATCAAGTTAATGGTTTGTTCAACGTAGTCGAGTTCTATTATGATGGATTCTGTTTCGTCGCCTACTGTGAATATGTCGGTGTCGTCGAATCTTTCATCTGTGTATAGGTTGAAGTCAGTGAATTCTTGGAATACTTTGTCTAGGGTGTTGCAGGGGAATTTTATTTCTACTAGTTCTTTATAATTGATATTCTTTTTTGTTGATTGTATGTTACTATTCCTGTATAAGTCATGGATGACGTGTAGTTTGGCTCCGTCTAGGAATAAGTGTTGTCCTCGTAGTATTTTGAAGTCTTTGGTGGTTAGTTTTTCACAGTTGAATTCGATTGTTTTGTTTAATGTGTCTACTGTCTTGTCGAGGTAGTAGTTTAGTTTTTTGATTACTATTTCCATTGCTTCATCAGACCTTCTGAAGATGTAATCGTCTTGTTTTAGTTCTTGGTCATATATGTAGCTGATTAGTTCGTCTTTGATTTGTGGTATTAGTGGATAGGTTATGTCGCCTGTGTTTATGTGGAATGTTATTGTATCTTTTATTGTGTCTATGTCCGTGTTTTTTAGGTTGAATATTTCACTGGCGTTTCGGCCGTATGTGTAAATGATTTTTAGCATGAGGTAGTTTTTATAGTTGTCCTCATGGATGTAGTATAATAATTCGTTGAATTTGGTTTTTATTAATTTCAATTTAATCCCTTTATTTATTTTATTTATTATTTGGTTAATATTATCTTTAATAGCCCTCCACTTATAAATGTTTTTCTAAAACACATGGACGACTACTTTTAACATACAATATAGTAATATCCTCAAAAATATCCCAATCATTCTCATTACAAATACTAAAAATATCCTTCAAAATACCACTATTGATTTTATTCCGTTCATCGAAACTATAATCTCCTTTATAGAATAAATTATATGTAGGTTCACCATTAGGGAAACATAACTTAACCTCATCAATATCATACCGGTAAGTTAATTCATTAAGAATATAATCCTTTAACCGATAATAATCCTGATATTTAGTATAATATGGATTATACTCCCCATAAACATATAATATATTCGTAGTCATTTTACTATTCCCATCTTCTTCAGCAGTAGCCATGAACGGTTTAACCCAACTGAAACCCATATCAGTTAACACCTCAGCTTCAGGGTTAAACTGCTCCAAATACTTAATCAAATCTTTCACTGTATCAAATTTCACAATTAACACAACCTTACAATCAAACCAACAAAACCGATAACAATAAAAGTCACCAGCATTATTAAACTTATTACATCCCTCATAATTAAAACACTATTTCTTCTTATATGTTATCTCCAATTCAGGATAAGATTTACTCAACTTATTCAAATGATTAACAGCTAACCTTTCATCATACCGTTTATACTTACGCCAACTAGCATGCTCACGAAGATTAACATACTGCTCCCCCAGCAATTCATACAATACACAGAACCCAAATACTCCTAGAAACATTGCACCAACCGCTCCCACGATAATACCAATGCTTGTGAAGATATATAATAAATCAGCAAATATCATATCTGTTATTCCTCCGCTCTTTTTCTTTTACGACCCGCTTCACGATATAACTGATTGCATTTGTATTCCATGAAATCCAATATCAAGTTTAAATCGTTATCTTCATCATCAAACCAGTCATGGTCTCCATCATCTGTTTTATAAAAAGCACCCATTACTGGTAAGCGTAAACCTCCTTGTATCTGGAAATACTCCCTTAAATTCTTTAAGGTTTTTTTAGCTTCACCAACATTATCTAAGCGTGTGTGAATAATTAATCTAGGTATGGAATTACAGCCACTAGGATCTGTTAATAATTGATGCCTATAAATTTGAATGTCTTCATCTTTTAAGTCATCCCTAACAATTTCAAGGAATTGAGTTACTAATTCTTCCACATAATCCGTGTTGCCTTTAATACTTTCATCACATATTAAATTGCCTAATTTTCCTAAAGGCAAATCTTTTATCTCATTTACTGGTACTCTTTCTTCTGTTGCAATATCAACAATCATAATTTTACCTCCATCATATTTGGATAATATTTGTTTAATAAATCTTCACGACCGATTATACGTAACCATTCCCTGAATTGTGTATGACTTATCTTTCCAGGTAACACTCGAAAAGCGAATATTTCATCCACCGTTTTAGGCGTTAGATAAGTATCCTGGAGATGCTTAATATAATCTTCTAGTTTCTTATACTGCTCTGAATCTTCAAGATTATTCAACTTGAGTATTGTTTGATAATAGTTTAATTCACGTAATGCATCGTAAACTTTCTCATATGGGTCTTTCATACATGTCTCCCGTTATTGTAACGGTTAATGAATCGTTCATCATAACTGTAATAGCTTAAAGGTATGACTACCTTGAATATCCTACAGTTACCTCTTATAAAAGTTTCCTGGTCAGTATATAATATAGGATCCTTACTTATCATAGCAGCCTCTTTAACAGCTGGAACCACTTCCTCCGGAGATATATTATACTCTTTTAAATAACGTCTATTAAAGGGCCGGAAACAATCATATGCGAATTTTTCATTAACATATTTAAATTCAAAATAAACATACGGCAAATCATCAACATTATCGGGGACATAATGATACTTGGGCCATGGATGATTAATCCATCGGCTACCCCATTCAATTTTCTCAACACCTTTATTAATACTATAACCTTTACCGTATACATGATAATCCGGATAGTATCGTCTCATTTTCCTGGTGATTTTATGAACCAATTTACCTAAAAGGTATTCTCTTTCTTGTTCAAAGGAAGCTAGTTTATCCCCTATATATTTGGCACTGTAACAGGTCATTGATTTTATCCTCTTCTTCTAATTCTTTTAATAGTTCTTCTAAACATGGGTCCGGCGGATAATCAGTAACATCAACTAATTTTAATTCAATACTGTATTGATTATTCTCAGTATCCCTATGGAACCACCATTCCACATTATATTTATCTTTAAAATAATTTATTGATGATTCTCCTTCCTCTGCAAGTTTTAATTTAGTGAGATACTTATCGAAAAACCATTTATCAAATTCGTCTACAGTTATATCAGAACACTCATTAAAATCCAAGACTAATTTACTACTAATCATTTATTCCATCTCTATATTACAACCGGTTATGCAAGTTTGATCCGGATTGTCGTCGAATATTTCATTTAGCAATTCCAGTTTTCCTTGATACTTGGCAGCTTCTAATCTTGCAATATAATCTTCTTTAGATATGATTACATAATCATCAATATCAATGGGTTTACCGTCTTTTCTTTCTAATATTAAATCAGATTGGGTTATAAAATCTTCAATGTTTTCAGGAATATTTAATCTTTTTTTTATTCCATAGCTTGGTTCCAAATATTTTGTTTTTAATTTATATACTGATTCTTCAATACTCATATTAATCCCATCATTTTTTTTTAGTTTTCGTATTCTTGATGACTCCATTTTTTGTAGGCGTCAAAGTAGAATGTGTTTTTAGTATTATCATAAGTGATTTCATAATATAATCCATCAGGTACTGTAGTGGATAGTAAGGCCTTATTATTTCCTAATATACTAGCCATCCACACAATATAAACATCAGTTTCTTTTAGTTGGTAATTATCGGTTACTTCAACTAAGCTATTGTAGTACTCTATTACCATGTCAGTTGCTTTTTCCATGAATTCCTTATCTTCCATTTTTATTAATCCTCATTTTATTGTTTTTATGAATTTTTCAGCGCATCCTTCATCATAGAATACGCCTAAAATATTAAAACCTTCAGGTGTTATCTTATATACTATCCATGTTTCTGTGCCTTCACGGATAATATGTTCTTTATCAGTAGCTATTAATCGTGGTTTGTCTTTATTTTTAACTGTGTCTTTAGCCATTAATTCTAATGTTTTTTGAGGGTCTCCCCATGAGTCATACATTACTTTTTCGAATCCTGTCATGTATGCTTCGAAGAAATCATCACCATCATATGAAGGTTCTTTCATGTACTTTTTACTTTCTTCAACTATTTCTCGATAATAAATATTCTTAGCTAATTCTTCAGTGGTTGGTACCTTCGATTTATGGTATTGTTCCTCGTGTACTCGTCTGTCATGTGCATCGTAAGGGTCGTAACCTACATATTCGCCGTTATCATCATAATATGCCATAAGTCTACTGGTCCTCCATTATTTTATCCGAATCTATTTTTATTCCTAGTACGTTCACCATTTTTTTAAGTGTTACCTCAAATTCATATGCTCCTGTTGGTGTAATTGTTGCTTCGAAACCAGGGTATAATTCTTCTAGTCTTTTTTTCAGGTAATCTGTATTGACTACGAATGAACTTATGTCTCCTTTTTTAGGTAGCTGTGCAGTTAATTCTTTGTATAATTTTTCACGTAATTGTTTTAATTCAGTTTCATTCATAATTATTTATCCTATTTCCAGTATTTTTTTTAATTTATTCTCATCCTCGGCTGTTAATCTGAATGTATTGGTGATTATGTTAATGTCTTCGCAGGTTACTTTTATTTCACCATTGTTTAGTTTATGGCATAAATCATCCATCATCTTATCTGTTAGTGTTATGGGTTCAGTGTCTGGGCCGAGATATTGTTTTTTAGGCATTCTTACATTCAGTAATTCTGGGAAGTATAGGATGTAACCTTCCTTTGTTTTACCATATGTGTATCCTTTCATTATTTCATAGTCTCCAGTATTTTATCTTGGTAGTGTCTTTGTGAAGTATTAAGATTATGTATTGTATCTTGTTGTTTAATTGAAGTTACTATTTATTTTACAATATTTCATAAACGATAGCTACATTCATTCACTTATTTGACTGCTTCGAATGTTAAGTAATCCTTTCTGAACTCATTATTCAAAATTTCCACTATAAATTCAGTTAACTCTTCAGCCATATCCTCATCTATATCATCATCAGTACACGTCATTTTTATTTTTAGTATTGTCTCTAAACTCATCGAGTAGCCCATCCTAATATTGGATCATCATCAAATTTTTTAACATACTTATCAGTTCTGGTGTCTAATATTCCTTTGCCGTGAATGAAGGCATATCTGTGACCAGCGTATCTGTCATTGAAATAGTAATAGCTATTCTCAGTATGGTGCTCATTAAAGAAGTTACTAGTTTTATATTTTATATTTAGGAACATGTCTGTTCTTTTTAATCTTATAGGTCCATGGAATTTATCAGCTGGTCTTTTGAAACCATGGTATTTACTCTTCCAACTAATACGGTTGTAACGGTTGTGAATAAACATCGTATAATCAGGAGTCATTTTTCCAGTCTCCTTATTAGTTCAGCTACATCCTCATCATAGGCTATTCTTTTACCTGTAGCTTTTAATTCAAAATCGATTAATATATTATTCATTCTACGGTCTGCACCATCACTAAAGTTATATCTTACATACCATATTTCATTTTCAGCTTCTATTATATACCAGAATTCACCATTACCAATTACAGAGTTCGGTGGATATAATGGATTAGCTACACATATACCATATTCTAATCCAGGTTTACTTGTGAATAATTGGAATTCTCCATAGGGTGTTTCCACTACACTGAAGACTTCATGTAATTTGTCAATGATGTCGAATGTTTCTGTTTCACTTAACCGAGTATTATGTTCTGTTACGGGTTCTATTTTTTCCCTGTTACAAACCCTTAACTCTTCACGCACATTCAAACGTTCTTCAACAGCTTCAGGGTTACTGGTTACCCAACCCACATAATTAACATGGTATCCTAAATCAACATCACCGGGTGTTAGTTTAGCGAATAAATCAGCTACCAAGTTCCATGTACTATACGGCAATGTATCAGATAATTTATATAAATCCTGCATTGTATTATAGTCTGTGCCTAGGAAATCTAAGTGTATGTTGCTTATAGCTTCGGTGAATGTTTCCACTCGTAATGATTTTTTACCACAGCTTGGACAATAGACTTCACCATCTAAGTATAGGTATGGTGTGGGAGTATTGTTGCAGTTGCAGTATATAGGTGAACCGCAACGGTATAATTCTCCATCCTCTCCTATGGTGGCAGTTAAATCTACGGGTATGTTGTTATTGTTTAATATTGTGAATCTTATACTATCGTCGTTATTACTTGTCATGTGTAATCAATAATTTTTATATCTATATTCGTGTCGCAGTAGATGGTGTTTACTCCACAGGTGGTTAATGCTTGGCGGACGATTTCCACTCGGTCCATTTCTTTATGGTAGTGTAGGTTAGTGTATAATGAGCCTATAGCTATTTCCCATCCTGCACCTGAGGCAGTGTATTCTTGTTGGATTTTGCTTACGCTGAAGTTGCTGAATACTTCATATATTTCATCCTCGAATACTATTATGATATTGGATCCACTGTCGAAGACTTCTTTATGTGTGCCGGTTAATTGTTTATCTAATAGTAATGTTCTTAGTTCTTCGAGGAAGTCGTCGTATAAGTATTCCATGAATGTTTGTTTTTCGTTCATATCTGGTGGTGTGAATTTATATTCTAATATTTCAGATATGAATCCGGAACCTGATAATCCAAGGTATATTTTTTTAGTGTCTAGTTCATTGTAATAAGCGTCGGTTATGTTTACTTTTTTTTCTATGATTTTATTTTTAACTACGCCGCAGATTATGCCTTGGGAGTATTGTCTATCTGAACCGAATATTATTCTTTTATTTTTCGTGTCTTTTAATGCGATTATGATTGTCATAAAAATAAGTTTTCTATATGTTTTATTTTTGGGAATTTTTAATACCAAACCCTTTTTTTATCCATGTTTCCCCCATTAAATTTTACACTTTTAATATGGGGGGAATGATTAACGAGTCCCTCTTTTTTTTTGAATTAATTGGATTTAAATAGCTTTCTTTTTTTTATTTGAGTGGGGATGGATATTTAAAATCATGGAGTGATTAAATCGTGATTGAATGTTAAATTTTTTAATCCATTCCGCCTCATTAAAAAAAGAATATAAAGTAATAGGTAAAAAAAACACACAGGTTTTAAATTTTTTTTTTGAAGAAAAAATCTTATTTGGAAGGATAAAAAATTTTTTTATTTTTGGATGATATTAAAATAATTCTTTCTGAGTATTTTAAAAGTTGTTTTTCTTTTCCCCAAAGAGAAAAAAATATTGATTTCAAAAAAGATGATACAAAAATATTTTTTTTATCATCCAATTATTCCTTCTTTGAATAATTTACCTGTTTTATATTATTTTTTTTATTCAAAAAAAGTTGCCCCTTTTTTTTCATTCCTCCAAATAATCATTTTTTTTCTTCAAAAAAATATTTGATGAACTCTTAATATTTTCCCCTCATATAAAAAGGTGTTTCCTCCAAATAAAATAATGGAAAAATATAAATTCCCAAAATATTCTTTTTTTTATAGTAGAATATACTAAACCCTCCAACCTCACCACCGGTAATTGGGTGGATCATTGGAGTAGAAGGGATTAATGTTATATTCTACTATTTTTTTTTGAATTAAACTTGTAGTGTATTATAGTATCTAGTAAATATTATTTAAAAGTTTCGGTATTAAAATTAAAAAAATGATAGATAAAAGAAAATATAATTGTTTTTTTTATGGGAGTATGATTTCCAGTTTGTGGTCTTCGCTGAACCAGGTGTTTAAATCGCATGGTATATCGTTTTCTCTACAGAAGTCTTCTAGTTCTTTTAGTTGTTTGTCGGTTCCGTAGGCGAATACTAAAGCGTATTTTTCATCTACTATTACTTTTCTTAAATCCATGCTGTTGATTTTTTCTGCTATGTTCATTTTGAATCATCTCTTTTCTTTGGGTTTTATTTGAATACTCGTGTATTCTTGTTCTTCTATTAGCTTAAACAAGTATATAAACCTTGTCCTCTGACCCTAAAAATAAAAAAAGGGAAGATTAAATATAATCCTCCTTCTCAACAATAACCATAAAAATATACTCTCCATCTTTTTTTTATAATTTAAAATAGATGCAGTGTTTGATGTATCCATTAACCCACGCCTGTTTGTAGGATTTTACAAATTCCCATCCTAGTTTTTCAGTGTAATCATGTATGATTCTTTCGGTTGCTCCCGGACGGGCATTTGGTTTGGCTTCATAGGATATTTCTTTTACAGGTACTATTTCCTCTTCCCCATTATCATTTTCAATTATTACTTGTCTGTCAAAGTCTGTGAAGCTAAAGGCAAATAATTTTAATTCATTAGCTATTTCATTTCTTAGGTCATATATTTGTTGTTCTTCTTTCCAGGTCATCATTTAATCGCCTCATGTAATAAAATTATTGGTGAGGTAGGTTATTCTACCTCGTTTATGATTAATGTTATTTCGTCTGCTCTGTGGTATTCTAGGTTGTCTATGTAATCGATGTCTGCGGTTACTTGTTCGAGTTCGTGTGCGAGTTCGGCTTCGAGTGCTTCGATTCTGAGTTGGCCTGGTTGTTCGATTACTATTAACTCGGTTGAGTTTCTTACTTCTTGTGCGAATTTTTCTAGTTTCATGTTATCGGGTTTCTCCTTTGGGTAAGTGAATACTTTTGTATTCCTATTTGTCTATAAGCTCCACTTAGTATATAAACCTTGTCCCATGACCCTAAAATAAGAAAAAAAGAAAAAATATTAATTTTTACAAATCTTAAAAGAATAACTGTAGCTACTGCAACTATCCTCATCAATATTAGGATAATCATCAAAACTATAATCCACACCAGGAGTTTCATCCAAAATTCCTTTAACAGTATTAATAGCTTCGTCCTCATCTTCACCAGTACGCCTATTAAATTCCAATATGCAATGAGCCTCATCAGCGTCATCGTCTAAGTCAAGGATATCAAAGCAGGTTTTGCTATGTAATGCCTGGTGGAAGTGGTCAGCTATTTCACTATTGATTTTTTCAAGTAACTCTACGATCCATTTGTCTGTTTCATATAGAATGCAGCCGTAGTTGAATTTTGTTCCAGTGATTGTTTTAGGGGAGTTCATCTTAATGACCTCCCATTTGTGGTAATTCCACTTTTTCTATCCATTCGAATAAGTCAGCTTCGCATTCGCTGATGGTCCAGTCTGTTGGCATTCCGTGTTGGTATATGGTGTATGTGCCGTCTCTTTTTTGGTGAGTGTATACGGTTCTGAAGGTGAATGCAAATGGGTGGTTGGTGTTTTTGCATTTTTCGATTAGGTCTGCTACGCTTTGCCATGCTTCAGCCATTTCTGGGCATGGTGCTTCGGCTATTAGTTCTGGTATGTTTGGGATGTAGCCGTTTTCGGTTTTGTGTTCAGCAGTCATGATTTGGTATTGGGTTTTTAATGTTTCGTTGTATGCCATTGTAATCATCTCATAAATTTTTCTCTTTGGGTTGTGAATACTTTTGTATTCTTGAATATAAGTTTGTAAAAACTAATATATAAACTTATTGGTTGCAACCTTAAAAAAAAATAAAAAAAAGACCACAACCACCCAACAGGAGATTATGGTCCAAAAGATGATAAAATGAAAAAAACGCAAGGGGAGGGATTTGAACCCCCGAATGTTTAACCATCACTCGATTAGCAGTCGAGCGCAATACCAAGCTATGCAACCCCTGCACAATAAATTAACAAATTAAAGGATTACCTCCAAACCCACACCATTATTATTTTTAACACCAAAAAACCATCAATTTAAAAAAAAATTAATTTATAACATGATTTAGAGATAACCCTTCAATACTAACTCTTACCACAAAAAAATATATATACCCCTTAATCATATTAACTTAACTTGAACAGTCTTCTTCTCTTTTTTACCATAATATTTATCAATCCTTTTCTGACGTGACTTCACCGCTTCAGGATTCCTTAGACAATAAAAATACTCCCCATTATCCTGACAATTACCCGAACCATACTTCGCCCTTAACAAACACGCATGACATATCACACGATGCCAACCCTCCAAATCATGTTCAAAATAAAAACAATCCAACTCATCATCAGATTTGCCTTTATTATATAATCTGGCATAACCAATCATAATATCATTCGGAGGATGAGGATTATTTCCTGGTGTAAAACCGGAAGGGTCTTCCAAATCATTTCTGACCATTTTGGAGTTATAAATTTTCCTATTCTTAGCCATACTTAGAACTTAACCTCCCTGAAGTAGAAACCAGGAATATCACCATCCCCGTAATCATCACGTTTAACATAACCTACAATGTCTGATTCGAAGCTATACCATTCCCATGCAATCATTAACTTTTTTTTATACCTGCTGGTTAGTCTTTTAGCTATGGGTATGGGTGCTGTCCAAGCAGTATCAAAAACAATCTTAATACTACGTATATCCTCATAGGCTATCTTGTCAATGTCAAAGCATAATTTATCCGAGTGTTGGGCGTTCCATTTGGTCCCCCAATACTTAAGTCTCCAGTTGTACCAGTCAAACCAATCATCTAAAAGAGATTTACGCATCTCCTCCTCAGATAAAATATACTTACTACTAGTCTCCACTTTATACTTCGGTTCAGGGATAATAGTATTAAAATCAAAATAACCCTCATCATTAATATGACGGTTAATAAAACCAATAATATCATCACTATCCCCATTTACTGTTATTACATTTGTAACCCAATTCGGCATTTATATAAATCCTCCCTCGTTTTAGTATGCTTTTACTGATTCAATTAAATATTCCATATCCTCAACTAAAACATCCACGGAATTATCTTCTACAGGATTATTCGTAATGAGTAATTCATCAGTTAAATCCTCAACTTGAGTTAATATTCGTTTCATATTATTAACCCTGTCATCCAATTCATTTCTTATTCGTGGAGTGTCCTCAGCAGCTAAAGATATAATATCCTCTATAGTATTGGATTGATTATAAAAATAAACGTTACATGAATCAACCATACCTATGAATTTATCATAAGTCATTTGTGGCGGTTTGAAACGTTCACTAATCAAATCCCGTACAACTTTTTCTTTAACATCAAATAAGACTTTCAAATTATTAACTTCCAATTCATAATCCTGGAAACAATCATTAACTTTCACATTAATATGATCATCTGATTTGCATTCTACATTTTCATCCACATCATCATTATCTACGGGAACCTCAGATTTACCTAATAATTTAAATAACACTCCCATAACCAAACCACCAATCAGTAATAATAAAAACATATTCATCGTATACACTACCGGAATCAAAACAACACCAGCCATTAATAAAAAAAGAAGCGAATATTGTTTATTCCTTTCCCTATGTTCTTCTTTATAATCCAAATATTCATTATATATTTTAGAGGGTACGATTGGTGAGAGGTCATGGTATTTATCCCAGTACCATCTCTGAAAATCCATGTTACCCTCAACTCGGACACTCAAACCCTATTACCTCTCACAGTACATGTTAATTAAAACTTTTTCCTGACCTCTTGACTCTTTACGGGCTTTTTCCAAATCCTTATCAAATTTTTCTACAATAACTTTAATTTTCTCATCCATACTTTTTCACCTCAATTTATGATTCATTAAAACTTATTTTAGCTTGTTCTTCATTAACTACAATCCAATCTAAACCTTTGCTTAAAACTTTTTCTTTTAATTTGTGCAAATCAACAGACGTGATTGATTTTTTCTTACCATCAATTTTATAATTATAAGCCCAAACAAAACCTTGAACTACATCCTGTTTGCATTTATATACTCCCAAAATACCAGTTTTATGATTTTTATATTTGGTCTCATTATACTGTTTACTTGCTTTTCTAAAAGTCTCTTCAGCAATTTCTTCATTAACAATAGTCCAATCCAAACCTTTGCTTAAAACTTTTTCTTTCAATTTAAAAATATCAACAGAAGACAAAGTTTTATATCTATTATTCTCACGATAAGTATAACACCACTTAAAACCCTGATTAGTTCTATCATCGACTACACAATATACTCTTCGGATTCCCGTTGAATGATTTTTATATTTTTCCTTCATATTCCTAGCGGATCCATCTAAAGATTTATTAGCTAATTCTTCATTAATGATCACCCAATCAAATCCTTTAGCCAAAACTTTTTCTTTTAAACTTAACAAATCAATAGCTGAAATCTTTTTTTGTTCCCCATTTTCATAGTACCAATATGCCCAAATAAAACCTTGAGTACAATTATCAGTGTAAGTTTTACATACATTGAGTATTCCAGAAGAATTTAAAGATTTAGCTATATTAATCCTATGTTCTTTCGGATGATGTTTACCATAATGAGGGTGATTCTCTTTATTTGAAAATCTTCTTATTTGTGCATCGGACATCTTTTTTAATGCTTCAGGAGTTGGTTTATATCCTTTGTGTCCTTCAGACATATTTTTTCGAGCTTGTTCTGAATGTTTTCTACCGTAAAAAGGATGATTCTTACCTGAAAAATCCGCATGATTTTCTTTAATCCTCTTTTTAGATTCTTCTGAATGTTTTCTTCCATACCAAGGATGATTTTTTTTATCTTTATACCTTTCTTTAGCAATTACAGATAATTTCTTTTTAGTTTCTTCGGAACATTTTTTACCTTTATTTAATTCAGAGAGTTTCTTTTTTGTTTCTTCAGTATGATAGTGTCCATAAAAAAGAGCATCTTCACCAGAACCACATCCTCCTCCTTTATGGATATTATATCCAGTTTCACGAGTGTTATATATTTTAATATACAACTTTTCAAACCTATTTAAATATCTTTCTTTACAACATTTGATTATTCTAAATTCAAAAGCATTCGCACCGTATTTATTCCAAGCATATTGTAAATGTGGGTTGTAATGTTTATTATTTTTTAACTTACGTTTATGTTCTGACCATCGCTCTTTTATTCGACTTGATTTCCCAATATATTGTTTTCCATTGATGGTGTTGGTTATACTATAAATTCCACAGAGCATATTTTAATCACCTTCTCTTTTTTTTCTTTGGGATTAGGTAAATTATAGTTTGTAAAAACAAGTATATAAAACTAATAGTTTTAAACTTAAAAAAATAATAAAAAAAAGAAATCAATACTCTTCTATACAACTCCATAGAAAAATCATACCAACAAAGATATTCAAAGATTTTCTATAATTTCTAATACACCTCTATTGAATTGAATAGAAAAAAGATGACGATAAACTTTCTAAAGAATTTCTATTACAGCCAAAGCTAGCGAATAGAAAAAAGGTGGCAAGAAACTTTGTAAAGATTTTCTATTACATCATATACTGTTGAATAGAAAATAGATCATCAAAAAGATTTCAAAGATTTTCTATTAAAAAAAATTCCAATGAATAGAAAAAAGATGATGATAAACTCCCTAAAGAATTTCTATTAACAAAAAAATAGTTGCATAGAAAATCTCAAGCAAGAAACATTGCAAAGATTTTCTATTAAATCGGATACAATTCTATTAAAAACAATACAAAAAGGATAACTATAAAAGTTTTCAAAGATTTTCTATTCAACCTTCTAGATATTGTTTTACTTCTATTCCTAAAGGAGTTAACCTGTATAATCTGCCTTTACGTGCTTCCTCATTAATGCATTCTATAATCCCGTGGTCTTTTAGTTCTCGCAGGACCTTTGAGATGTGGTTGGGTAAGATGCCTGTGTCTTTAGCTATTTCTTTTGGTATTTTCACTTCACCCTGTTCTAGAGTGTTCATTACTTTTAATCTGTAATTTGATATTTGCACGTAGGATCCTTTTATTAATATATCATCATTTACCATATTGTTTCACCTCTAATTTTTATAATTTTTTCTGTAGTAAATCTTTATCGTAATCTATACGGCCATGGGGTTGTCTGTAAAATTGTACACGAGTATTCAGTTTACCTTTTAACCAAGTATCTCCTTCATTTATCATTGTGGATAATTTTTCATAATCCCAATCACATAGTAATAGTAGGTCTCTTTCATATTTGGCATCATCCAGGTTATGGAATGTACCATAATATTCTTGAGTATCATGTGAATCTGTTCGGATTATCCTATAATGGTATCCATTAACAGTTTTTCTTTTTTGTATGTATTTCATACAATCGAATGGTTTTAAACGAGGGTCCCAGTTAAAGGTTTTGCATAATTTTACTTGATGTTCAGCTTCCTTTAATGTGTCAAAGGTACCGTAACTAATTTTTGTACCATTTTTCTGTTTCACCACATTATATTTGCCTGAAGGTAATTGTAGTATATATTTGGATTCACTATAATGTAATCTTTCGGTTAAGTTCCAATTATTTTTCTGGAAATGGTCTCGGTATTTAATAGCTTCAGTTAATGAAGGATAGTTTCCGAAACTTACTGTAGATCCATTTATTTTACGAGTAATCTGATATTTACCTGTAGTTTTAATATAATGTATATACTCAGTTCCTTTAACCCCTATCATGTGTGGATTACCTCCATGTTTTCTTGAGTAATTCACGGAACCTTTCATTATATATTTCCACAGAGGGCAGTTCCCGTTGTTTTCCTTGCGGTGTGCGAGTTACCTGTAGCCAAGTATATATCCAGTGACTTAAATTCCTGATAGCTCTTTCACTTAACCTGTTTAATTTGCAATTGCTGCGGTAATAATCAATACAGGTGTGCATATCTTCTAATAATTGTTCGCCGAGTAAATCTTTATCCTCGAAGATGTTTAATAGCTTATCTATTTGTATGGGTGCATTAACATCATTATATTCATCTATAAGAATCCAAGCTAATATCTGTCGGATACAGTAACAATATGTTTTAACTACACGTGGACTAAAGTCATCAGTCCGTTTATTATGGATATATTTCATATAGTTACCATAGGTCATGCTGCCGTAGGCATGTTTCAGGGTATTAACATCAAACTCAGGTAAACCATTTAAGAAATCAGTGTTGCCTTTATAAACCATCGTATGTAATATATGTTCTCTTAATGTTGGGTTGGATTTGCGGTGTTGATGTAGGGTTTTTGTAATATCCCATCCGCTAAAGTCTAAATCATATTCATATACTCTTCGGCCTAAATCATGCATATCTATTACATCCCTTTTACGCTCAATAGTAAGATACTCTTCTACTGGCTGGATATAATAAAACCTTACATCATAGTCACTGTCTTCGTTGCTGAAGCCCCATCCTCTTGAACCTGATTCCACAGCATATAATATTTTTATATTGAATTCTTTTTCCAGGTTAAATAATTCCTGGTTTACATAAGTGTATATTTCTTTAGATATTCCATTGATAGTGTCAGCCATCGTTTATTTCCTCCTCGTTATCTTCTTTTTTCTTATAGTCTCCTACGATTTTAATATCTTCTAATTGTCTGAGTAATGGTTCTCTTTTGTACCGTTTGCGACCTCTTGTTTGCCGGACTATCCTTTTTTGTTCCTGTTCAATGTCAATAGCTAATAGTTCTTGTAGGATGTTTTTTTCCCATCTGCACATTTTTAGTTTATTGACTATTTCCCAAGCTTCCATTAGACTATCATAATTGCCGAAGTGTGTTTGTCGACCTTTAACTCTTTTGCTTACTTGGAATTTGCCTTTAGGAGTTAATGTATAATATAGGGAATCTTCTCTGAAGCTATTTAATATTAGCTCCTTTACTTCTGGTGGTAGTCTTCGGCGGTCCCAGTTAACTTTACGGAGTTCAGCTACTACTAACTGTGCATCTTCCTCGGTTTTGACTCGTGCTAGTTTATGGTTACGGCCGTCAAAGTATTTCTGGACAATGTATAAATCTTCGGTTTTATCGTAGGTGTAGTTTTTAGGTTCATCCATTATATCAATGTTGTTTGTCCTGATGGTTTAACTGTTGACTTTGCAACAATCCTTTCATCATTATTATTACCATATAATTCAATGAAATCTAAAGCTTCCTTTGGTGAATGTATTTTTTCAATATGAGGCACGGGTATTCCATGGTATAAGTATTTGTTTACCCTCCAACCTTGATAGAATGTCTGTTCTAAACTATCCATTTGCATTACACTTCCACGAGCACCCATACTCCAAAAGTTGATTGTACACATCTTCACACTTGTTTCATCAATATCCTGCCCCACTAGGAATAAATCCCCTTTACTTTTCACATGTGTAGCTAGTAACATACGGCCACTACCACAGGCACAGTCATTAGCTATCTTATCAGAATTATCCTCAAAGGTTTTATCCCTAATCACTAAATCTGTTGTAACTTCAGCAACACAAGTAGGACTATAGTATTGGCCTAATTGCTTTGATTTTCCCTGTGACAATACTACTTGCTCATATAATTCACCTAACAAATCATAGTAAGGTTCAGTATTTAATATCTCACTTAATTTATTCAAGTAAGCCCCCAACAAATCTTGATATGCTTCTTCGTTCCCATGATAATTAGGTGGTTCTTCATTACAGTATAGTAAGTTGATTCTAATCACATAATCTAACCAATCATTCCATATGACACTGCGGTCGTTGTGTCTTGCTAGTTCTTCAAATATTTCCTCGAATGTTTTCATAAATATCTTCGCCTCATTTTTTTTCTTTGGGTAATAAAATAATTTTTTTTTATCTTCCGATTATATTGGTTCCGTATTCTCGTCTTTTTTCAGGATTGTTTATTAGTGTTAATGTGTCTTTTTCTGTGTGGATTATTAATTCACGAAATTCAGGATCATCATAATATCTTGTAATAATGACCAAGTATCGTGTGTCGATGTGGTAGTAGGTTTTTAGTATGCTTTTCATGCAAGTGTATTTGTCATGTGCATTGGTATAGTCGTGTAGTATTCTGCGTGCGGTGGGTATGTCTAGTCCGGTATCATTGCTGTCTATGTATAATCGGTTGTCTATGATTGTGAATTTATGTTCCTTTGATGGGTCTTCGAATTTTTCCAGGTACTCATCGAATACTCCTTGTTGGATATTATATATGACTCTCATTAGTTGCATTGCGGATAATCCTGTTTCTTTAGCACATGCTTGTCTTGGTAGTTGACTGTAGATCCATCTTGGTAGACTGTTTTTTATGTGCAGGACGTCTAATATGTTGAAGTTAAGTTTTGGATTGCCTTGTCCTTTACGGTAGATGTCTATTCCTTTAACTCCTGTGAGAGTGTATAATTTTTTACAGGATTCATGTATAGTGAAGGCTAGGTCTTGTTCGGGTAATTCTTTTCTTTGATTGTAGTTGTGGAGTATCTTGTTGAATGTGCCTTCTTCTATATTCCAGATTACTCGTTTTATTGTTCCTGGTGATAAGCTGGGATATTCTTTACTTATACGTGTGTAATCGTAATCGTTTACATAATAGTAGGGTATTTTTTCTTTTATTTGTATGATGTCTTCTATTGTGAATTTGGTTGGTGTTCCATGGTTGTCTTTGTTTTTGAATCTTCCATCTGGTAAGAGTGTTAAACTGTATTTTTTCCTTTGGGATGAAGGTATGTTCATTAAATGTTTACCTGGTTTTACTCTAGGTAAGTTTTCTGGAGTATCATCCACTAGCACTGCTTTTATAGGTGAATCTTTAAATGGAGATTTATATGGTTCATCTTCACTTTTTTTGAGGCCGTGTTCTTTGACTAGGTAATTGTATCCTATGCGTGCGGCTTTGCGGATTTCAGCATCAGTTAAAGTTACTGTATCCATGGTTTTAATTAAATCTGATACTTTGGTGGATTCGATTTTCACTCGCCTTGTAATATTATTAGATTCTTTGCTAAGTTCAGTGAATAAGCTTTGCTTAACTTTAGTTATATCATTGGCGATTATTTCGAATTCATTGTTTAGATGTTTTAGTATGTCTTGGTTGTCTTGTTTTAATTGTTTTATTTCATGGTTTTGGTCGGTGATTGTTTTCATTAGTAGTTGGTTGAATTCTTGTTGTTCTTTTAATTGTTCTAGTATGTGGGTTTCAGTTTCAGAGGGTGTCTCCTCTTTTGTTTTTCGATTGAATATGCTCATCTTTTATCATCTCAAATTTGTTTTTTTTTCTTTGGGTAAAAAAAATTTATTATAGTTTTTATATATTTTTTTTTAAACTATAATTTAATATATAATAGTAATAATATTTAAATGTAATGTATAAAATATTAAAAAAAGAGTATAAAAAAGAAATATTCTATTAAATCATATAGAAATGTATTAACCATCATAGAAAATCTTTGAAAAGTTCCTCATCATAAATTTCCTATTCAACATAAACAGAGGCAATAGAAAATCCCCCTAAAGATTAATGCTAAAGATTTTCTATTAAACCATAATAGAAACGTATTCAGCAGCAGAAAATAGCTTTCACCATCTTTCAATCTTAATCGCATCGTAATGACACACTTCCTGACAAGGAGCAGGCCTACTAAACCTCCCCGTACAATGATGACAAGGAACATACTCATATTTCTCATGAGGACAATCATCCCTATGACCATACAAGAAATCCCTACCCCTCTCTTTACAGGCTTTTACGCAACGACCACAACTTATACAGTTACTGTTAGTATTAAAATAAGTATCCATACCTATAGCCTCTCTAATTGTTCAGGTGTAAAACCATACCCTTGGAGTTTAGCCTCTAACTCATCGGTAGGATGACCGTAACTTTTAAGAATAGTTATCTCCTCTTTTAACTTAACCACTTCATCAACATTTATTGGTGTGAAGCTATTGAAATCAAAACTGTAACTGTAGACATAATCACCATGATATTCACAATGATCATACTGTAAATCCAAACCATACATTTCATTAGCTATCTCCATGATTTTGCGAGGCTTATTAGATATTTTCTTAAACTCTGGGAATATGTTAACCATCGTTTTAGCTGGTCTTACAAATGGACCATCATCCTTATGCAGCCAAGTCTCGAAATCCTCATCCACTTCCTCCACATAATGGTTTAATATCCTATAAACTACATCGTGGAATCCACTTCCATGATATGCTTCGGTTATCTTGAAGCGGTGAGCTATTATGAATGCTAATCCCTGATATACTATGCCACCGTCGGTGATTTTGTCATGACATTTTTGTAGGAATGCTTGTCTTTCTTCTTCACGTTTGCGTTCGTATTCTTCCATTTCTTTTTCGAAATCATCACACATAGTTACCACCATCCCTTATTATTTTCAGATGTTATGATTTCACATAAACCTAATTTGTTATCTTTAACTTTTAATGTCACAGTATCGCCTACCTGAACTTTATAGTAATCTTCAGGGCTTACCCTATAATCAGCACTTATTTCACGATAATAACCATGACATTCAACTGTGCTAATTAAAAATAATGGATCACTATATCCCTCAGCTCCAGTTATATGTTTACAACCTACTTCGATTGTAATTGTATCATCCGCAGCAACAACTCCTATCATTAGGAATAGAATAGCTACTGCTAAACTTATTATTAAAAACTTCCTCATTTTAAACCTCCATTCTTATTATATTCTATTATTGAATCGATTACCTCATGACATTCTTTTATGATTTCACCGGTAGTCCATTTCTTAAAACCATACTCTTTTTGAATATCTTCAGGGAGTAATGTTGTCCAATCCCTGTGGTGGCCATAATCCCATCCGATAACCCATTTGTCCTCATACTCATTCACCCACCTATAATTAGATCCTGTTAAAATTTTATCGGCATAGGTGAAACCACCATGACAATACACTGGAGTCTCATCTAATTCACTTAAACCTAAACCATACATTTTATCATCCTTACGTACAGCAATATAAGCTGTAGGATGAGCATCTAAAGATAGTATGTAATACTCGTAATCTTTGTATATGTCGAAGCATAATAGTTTAGGATTGCGACTAATAGTATTCCCTTTGTATTCCATTTCTTCAAATACTAATAATCTTGATTGTGGTGGCAGAATCATAATCTTCCTCCTCATCTTAAAGTGTCACGTATTTTTTTAGCTTCGGTTTTACTCCAGTTATGTTTCTTCATTCGCTCCACGATGATTTGTGCTTCCTCTTCCGTATTGCATAGGATTTTAACTATTGAAACGTCTTTGTTCTTTTTCTGCACTATCCATCTACGGTAATATTTACTGTAGTAATAGTATCTTGGACTTGCTCTTCTTTTCAGGTTTAATAATCCTTCATGTTTAGCCCATTTGTAGTAACTGTTTTGTGTGGATTTGGAAATGTTTAGTTTATCCATTATCTCCTTGATAGTGTAACCTTTATTATAACACTCCACATACTCATCGTAACAGTCATTAGGGTTTCCTTCAATAATATTAAAATTAACCATATTATTCCTCCTTGATTGTTTTTGGTAGAATGTTACGGTAGGCTTTTAATCCGTTGAAGTATGGTTGACGTGCATAGGTGATGAACTGGAATTTTTCACCAGTCACACCATATTTAGGATTGTATCCGAATAAGTTAACATATTCTTTAATATCATTCCGCTCCAGTTTCAATTCTTTGAGGCATTCTTTTAATGCACATGCATCATCAATAGCACGGTGGAATCGGACGTCTTTTAATTTGTAATGTTCAACCATATTCTCTAATCTGTGCGGGTAACCGGCCCGGTCCTTGAATATGGTTAATGTATCTAACCATTTCACTTTAGATAGTTTGTCCAGAATGTCTTCTTCATCGAAGTATTCTTTTAATAAGTTGTATATGAATAGTAAATCGAATTGAGTGTTATGCGCTACCCATACACTATCCTTTTTGAGGACAGTTATTATTTTAGCAGCAGCATCTTTAGCAGCCACACCCTCGTCTTTTAACATTTCATCAGTAATACCTGTTAATTCAACTATCTTGGATGGTAATTTTTCATCTATTTGAATGAACTCATCATATTCTTCGGTTAATTCTCCATCATCATATACTAGTAATGCTAATTCTATGATATGGTCTTTTCCGGGTTTTACCCCTGTGGTTTCTGTGTCGAAATACACTATCCTCATGCTCAAAGTCCTCTTATATTATTTTTTGTTTTTTAAGTTGCTTTCAGGTATGCTGATTGTTACTACAATAGCTTCCCTTCTCTCTTCAATACAGTTAGCTAATGATATTTTCCAATCCTCTTCTAAAGATTTTTGATTAGTTTTTATTTTATCTAATACTTGTGGTTCGTTATCGAAGAATAATTGTACTAGGCCTTGCATACTATAATTGTAATAATGATGTACCTTATCGAATAAGTCATATTTTTTCAGAGCTTCGGTGATGTAATTGTATTTTAATTCACGGAAGTATTCTTGTATTTTTGTTGATGTGCCTTTACTATTATCATATTCCAATTCTAACTGTAATGCATCATGGAGGCAACTTATTTCTTCAGTTGCCTCCAATAGAGTTATAAAATGGTCAGTAGTACGAGACATTTAAATTATCTCCTTTTTTGGTTTGTAATCATCACATACACTAGCTAAAGGAGATAATGTTCCTTTAGTTTTACTGCATCCTCCTTTCCTGGAGGGATCTTTATCATATTTATAAGTTTGGCAATTGCCACAAATCTCAAGTAACATTAAATTTCACCTCCCCACTATTTTTGCATGACGGATTAAATTTATTACACGTTCGTTTGGTGCTCGACCACGACTCCATAATCCCATATCTTCCATAACTTCACCATCCTCAAAATGGAGGTCGAATCTGCGATTATAATAACCTCCTTCACCTTTGGTGAAACTGTCTACTCCGACTTGTCCGTCGCTCCATTGTTGGCCGACCACATGTCTTTCACGATTAGCTAGTACATCGTTTTCCCAGAACTTTTTAGTGTGGCATTCATCACAGTTGAAATCTGCACGCCTACAGTTATCGTTTAATGCACAGTCTTTTATGATGTGCTCTTTAGTACAGTATGGTTCGCCAGTATAAGCGTACTCATAATCATCACATTTTTGGCTATGGGTTGTTACTGTCCTGTTATGTTTTTCACATATTCCCCATAATCCTGTAATGTCTCCAGGTAATGTGAATGGTTTTTCCAAGTAATGGTAACGTCCTCTTGCATATGTGAAGTTTTTACAGTAATGGCAGGAGTCTTTTTCATCGGCTCCGAATAATTGTTCGTAACAGGATTTGCAGTAATCTTGCAATTTACCATTGATTTTTATTGCATAATTACTGTTGATTCTCTTATTACACTCAGCACAATTAATCATAAATGGTTACTCTCCTTTTTTGTGAAATCTGTCAACATCAGGATTAATAGCTATTCCAATCTCTTTAACTTGTAGTTGACCAGCGTCATCAACATGTGTGACTGTTAGTTCGGTTCCAGGGCTAGGTGCGTGTATGTCATCAACATGGTCGATGATGATTACAGTCCCTTCAGGGTATTGTTTTCTAATAACTTTGATTTCTTCTTTTGATTTAAACATTTAAAATATACCTCCAAAATATTGTTTCTTTTTTTTGATTACCACATGTCGTTTCCACTAAAAGGTGTTGACATGTACATAATCCATTTTCTTTAAAATATTTTCGTCTCCTCTCTTTCGTTTTTGATTTCCTGGAATGTTTTGCCCATCTGCATTAATTGGTTTAACTGGTTCATGTACTCTTTTACTGCTCGCATGTGTTTGCATTCCACTTTGCGGAAGTGGTAGTTCTCACAGCTACAATAATAGCCATGATCTATATCAAAGTAGACGTCGTGTATTTCATCAGGCCTACTTTCGCTGCGAACTTCGAAATGAATCATTTCATTGGTACTGTCTACTATGCATACTGGGCAAACCATTCTTTTAAACTCCATTTAATCTTTTTTTTTGGCAAATAAAATAAAAAATGAATAAAAATAATATTTTTTTTAGTTTCTTCTTGGGATTTTTGTTAATTTGAATGCTTTGGAGTTGTCGAGTTCGATTACTCTGTTGCGGTTGTTGTCGTTTATGTAAAATCCTTCGAAGATTAGTTCTGTTATGTCTTCGAATTTGAATAAGGTGTTTTCCATGTATAGTGGGTGGTATTCTAGTTCGTATTCTTTTGGGTTTATGCCGGTTATGGTTTGTGTTACCATGTTGATTACTGCGTCGGTTAGATCTGCTTGGCCATCTTGTGTTTTGATGGTGCATGTTCCACCTATGCCGATGTAGTTTTTTTCAATGTTTTCTATGTGTTTTGGGTCTTGTTCTATTGGGAGTATTTGGTCGTAGTATACCATATTAATCATCTCATGTTTTTTCTTTGGGTTTTTTTCTTTGGGTAAATATTTTTTTGGGGAGTAAAATGGTTTACTCCTACAAGTAACTATTAGTTTTCATAGTATATAAATGTTTTGGTACTAACTCTAAACTAACCCCAAAAAAAAGAAATGTACAACAAAAACAACAAAACAATACTCAACTGTTCACACCCAAAAACAAAAACACCGACGTTTAAAATTTAACGTTCAAAAAACAAAATCTAAAGTTGAAAAACATTCAATCAAAAAACCCAAACCAGTAACCAAATAATATACAATACAAAAATAAGTAAACTAACCAAAAAAACAATAAAAACACTAAAGACATCTACACTAACACAAAAAACAAAACTAAAAGAAAACAAACCCTATAAAATACTTGAAAAAACACTAAAGAAAAATAGAATAAAAAAAATAAATACTAAAAATATTAAAGCAAAACTCTAGAATAATCAAAGAAAAAAACATCCCTGAAAATCCCAAAACTCCACCACTACAGATATTCTACACAATCCAATAGAACTCTATTAAAAACAATAGAAAATCTTTGAAAAAGAACCTACTAAAGAATTTTCTATCCCCTCCAATAGAACTCTATTAAAAAGAATAGGTTAATCAGACCAGCCCTCATTATCACTGTAAATGTATTCCAACAATACATCTGGTAGGTCCTCAAATGGTATACGATACTCCCTGCAAATCTTCCTTAATCTCATAATAGCTAATAACTTATCAAACAATATATGTCACCAACCCATTAAATCTTTAAACACCAATAACCCTTGACTTTCCGGATATTCCTCAATCACAGATAATAAACATTCAGCAAAATACCGTTTCTCCAGGTTATAAATTCCTTCCTGATAACGGAGCATATTCTTTAATTTAATATTCTCCTTCATCAAAGAATGCTTATCTACAGGCAAATACTTATTCAAACTAAGTATTTCTTTATTAGCTTGCTTTAACTCATAATCTAAGCTATTAAGTAATTTACATATTTCTTCAGCTAATATTTTATCTTCAGAGCCAAAGAAACCTGTGTAAGTCATATCCTCCTCATCATAAATCTGTATTAAATCAGGTCCCTCGGAGTTATATGATTCCTGGAATTTAATAGTATATCTTTTAGTCATCGATATCCTCCTCTTTTAGCTGCTTTAACTATTTCATCAGCTAATTCAACATAGTCCTTGCAATTCTCCGCATACCTTGGATCTACAATGTAACGTGATTTTTCACAATACACTTGCCCAGTCCAGTATAAGCATAGTTTACAATGTTTCATTCAATATCTTCTCCGAATCCTGCGTATTTGCGTAACCATTCTAAAGCAGGTCTTAATTCTTCCAATACTTCAGGGTCAGTTACGGGTTCCTGCTCGTTTATCCAAGCTAATTCTTCTGGTGTAGCTTTTCGCATTATATGTTCACGTACAAAAGCACCTTTCAAATGATTCAATGCTTCTTCCTCATCATCATAATATTTACAATTCAAACCACTATTCCGTTTCAATTTATCCATAGGATTATTATACTTATCATCATAATAATAACCATAACCGGAGCCTTTTACATGTTTTAAATAATCCTGAATATCTTTAAATTGCTTCTTATTATTCCTTACATTTGGTTTCTTACCTGGAGTTACCATAAACTAATCACCCACATCACAAATTCCAAAAATAACACTCCTATAAAAATAGCAATTAAGAATGCAATAATTTTAACTAGAATCATATAATCCACTCACCAGTCAAATCAGCGTGTAAACGTGCAATGCTTTTGCGAGCTTCCTCCTCACCACTAAGGAAATGCTTACAATTATAAGCACACCTGCAATCCTGGATATATTTCTGTCTGTGAACACACCAATCAGATGGGTAACCGCTACGGTAATGATAATTCACACAATCACGGCAAGATAAAGGAACACGAGCTAATAAAATATAATCCTCTCGTATAATATCCATTAAAATATCCACTACATCACCGGTTTTATAATCACGTAAAGCTTTACGGAATCGGCATCGTAACTGTTTTTCCACTTCATTATAATCATTATTCATATTATGCTCTCCCTAAAAACTCATCAATAGCCATATCTGTTGTATCAACTTGCATCCATTCGCCAGAAACACAAGTATACATCGTATAATCACATAAATTATCATATATGAAATCTAACTGAATATACACTGCCCTACGATCCACCACCTCTTCAACAGGAGGCAAATCAGTAACAATCAAATAACGAACATCATCCCCATTAAACTCATTAATAAGCTTAAGGAAACCTTTAAACCTAGAACTCGAACAAGAGTAAGTCCAACCAAACATTTCCTTATAATCATCATAAGAAACATGCCCCGTATTCCGCTCACGGTACAATAAATAAGATAACACACCAATAATGAAACCTAAAACAAAATCCAAAACCAAATTAAACAACATATTATATACTCCCACTATTTATTCAGCCATAAACCTATGATTACCAATATTCAACGTAACACCATGATAATCAGTTAAATTCACAACATCCCCCTTATCTAAAAGATTATAAGTGTGCAAATCCACATCAAAACAATAATCCTCAGTAAAAATAAAATAACGATTCTCATGCACAACTGAATGATCATCCCAAACAATCTTCTTATCCAGAACATGACCAGTCATATTAACCGGTACAGGCTCATGGTAAGTTAACACACCATAACCTGCGATTAGAATCATAACTATAAAAATAACTCCCATGCAGATAGTCTCCTCAGCACTATTTATATCCCTCTGCCACAACTCTCTATCCAGTTCTTTAAGCGTATCTTCATCCATTATAACCAAACACTCCTTTTCATATTATCCCTTTTTTTATGTGTCATCGAATTCGTGTCGGCGGAGAATTTCTGCACGCAGACTTATACTCACCTTTTCCAATTCGATTGCTAAATCCCATATTTGATTTTCACTATTTAGTTTAGTTTTGTTGATTAAATTGATTAATTTATTCCTATCTTTTTTACTCATAATATTACTCATTATTATCACCAGTCAATTTATCTCCTCCTCTTTTATTTGTTTTTAAGACTGTATTGTCTTTTTTTGTTTGATTTTTTCTATTTTACTGTTTGTTAGTGTATGTTTCTGTGTGGTTTTTTGGTGTTTTTAGTGTCTTTTTTGTTCCTGGTTTTACCTCTTTTTTTTCCTTACTTTTTGTTATTTTAAGTTATATGCTCCCTTTAATCCTTTACTCAAAGGCCTTGTCTTTGTTTAAAAACAGTTCTACTTATCCTATTAATTTTTTAAAGGTCTTCTTATAGTATTCTACATCCTCTTCTAATTCTTTAATACGTTTCTCATATACTCCTTGTAGGTTTAATAGTGTAGTTATTGTATCTGATTTATCCCTTATTATTTGTTCTTGCCTGTTGAGTATGTGGATTGTATCAGTGTTACTTATTTTTTTGTGTAGGGTATTGTCTTGTATATAGTATTCTCCACTGCGAGTGTATCTTTCTTTAGTCATCTTTTTCGTACTCTTTTTTTTCTAGTTCAGTGATTTTTGCTTGTAGTTTAAGGTTTTCAGTGTGTAATCGGTTCATTTCTTCACAGTCACCGATTGCTCCTATGAATTGTTCCCCTGTTTCTCGGTTGTATACTTGGTCGTCGTGGATGTAGTATGTGTCTTTCGAGAATATTTCTTCGGCGACTGCGCTTATGTTCCTGTATAATTCTAGGAAGTCTTCTCGGTTGAATACGAATGTTGTATTCGGTGATCGTAGATGATATGTGTCATTGTATACTTGTATTTTCCAGTATTTATCGTTCCATTCTTTCATTATTCTCCCTCTCTTGTATGTCTTGTAATGCTGTGAGGTATCCTGCTTTATATGCGTTTTCTTTATCTGTTTTTAATTGTTTGTTTTCTTGGTATAGTTTTTCGAATGTTTCCCAGCAGTGTATTGCTAGGTCTCCGTCGACTTCTGTGAATTTTGCTAGTAGCATTGGATGGCAGTCATTACAGGTTAAGTTGTATACTCGTTCGGGTTTGTGGAATCTTAAACTAAATTTCTCCCCATACTTTGACCTTTTACGGTCTACACTGCTTTTAGTCCCCATAATCTTTTATCTCCTTACTGTCATTAATGCAATGGGTAAGCTTACCATCATACTTACTATGAATGCTAGGATTGAATTAACTATTACTTCACTCATACATCCACCTCTCCTTTTTCTTTTATTATCCTGATTCTTCTATGGGATTCTATGGTTTTGTCTTTATCGAAGTAGAATGCTCCACCAGTTAAGTATCCTATGTAATGGTAGTGGAATTTTGAGGCGGGATTTATTAGTGCATCTACTAATTGTTCATCCTCGGACCATCCACCGGTTGTGATTTCATATAATCCATCATCTTGTTTACGAAGTTTACCATAGGTTAGTCTTGATTCAACTTCATTGAGTACTGCATGGAAACCATATTTCGTATAGATCATGTTGATTATATCTACTAGGACAAATTCTTCATCAATCATCTTATTTTCCTCCTTTTTCTTTAAAAATGATGTTCGTGTTGGATATTCCCTGAAATCATATGCGTCTGTTATTGGTGAGTATGTCTTAATTAATATTCTGGGTTTGCTATCTTTTTTTAATCGTTCTTTTATGATATTATCAAACCATTTCCACCTTTTATATAATTCAGGGTCTGCATGGATTATTTCCATTATCCTTGTGGGTTCATCATATTCTAAAGGATGTCTCCTGTTCATAATCTTTTTTCTTCCTCTCTTTTTCTTCTTTTTTCTTCCATATAAGCTTTTATTTCTTCATGCTATGTATCCATTTTCCTTTATGCATTCTTTGTCTGTAATATTTATGTCCTCTGCGACTTCGTTCCCATTTCATCTCGAAATCATATTTACCATATGGGTTGATTCTTAAACTTTCAAATTTTTTACTGGGTGTGCAATTCATACAATAGTATTCACTCATTTTTTCCAGGTTATCTGGACTCCAGCATATGCATTCCATAATATCTTAGTCTCCTATTCTTATTTCTTTGTGACCTTCTCGGTGGATGCTCCATGGGTTATCCGGATTCTGTTTTACTCTCAACATATTTTATCTGAACCAGTATTCCCATATATGGAAAATGTCTCCTTTAACACCATATAATGAAATATCCTCATTTATATTCTTAGTTTTTGTTTCTAAGATTAAGGTCACATGCATATTAAACTCATATTGTATTTTGGATAAGTCTATTCCTCGTAATGGTTTACCATAAGTTTTTACTCGGATTTTATCATTATCAACTTTAACATGAGTAGAGTTATAATCATTTTCATGTAACCATTCACGTATACTTCTTTTCAAAGTGTACCTGTGGGTTTTTAATTCTTTCTGATATCCCTGTAATTCTTTAAAATCCATTCTAATTCGACCATTTCCGACTTAAATCTTTATCGTTGAATACTGTTTTTTCTTGACATTCAGTTAATTCACTTATATTATCCTTAAAGAATTTTAAACACATGTCCTTTCGAGGATTGTAGTTATCACAATTAAGATGAATATTCTCCACGCAGTTATCACATTTATTATCTGAATATTCTAATAGTCCATCTTTATTTTTACAATGTAATGTATTATCTTCTAGGTAACGAAATTCACAATCAGTAAATATTATATCATCCATTTTTATCAAATCCCCCTAGTTTTTATTCTGGAAATGTTTACAATCATTTTCTTCTTCTGGGCTCCAATAATATTCTGGGTCTCCCATCCGGTTATCATCATCCATTGCCCAATCAAAGTCTGGGCAGAAACAATCAAATCTTGTAGAATACGGTTCATCAGGCATTATATCTAAATGAATACAATTACAACAGTTATGTTTATATAATTTTTTTAATCTTTCAAGAATACTCATTCTTTCAACTCCTGTTCTAAAGCGAATGTTCTTTCAGAAATCTTTAAGTTTAATAATTCGTTTAACTCTTTAATCTCATTCTTTAATTGTTTATTCTCTATTTTTAACTTTGATTTTTCTTCTACTTTCTTAATCAATTCTTTTTGTAAATTATCATTAGCTGATTTATAACAAGTTAATTCTTCCTTTAACTCCCCATTTTCATTGTTTAATTGGTTTAATAATTCACATATTTGCTTTGCACTACCCATATTATAGGTTAAATCATTGTAATATGTGATAATAGGTTGTTCAGTGTCTTCTATACTACAAGCACAACTCATAATTGGATTGGTTAAGAATACTATTCTAAATCTTTCACTCATTCTATTATTTCCCTCCTCTCATCTTTTTTATACTTTGTTTTAATTGATTATTCTCATTGAAGTAATTATTTAATAATCCGCAAAACTCTTCTGCAATTTCTGGACCTATTAATGTATGATATTTATTTGCAAAAGTATCATGAATTGTTAATGAATCAATAACCTTATACCTAGGGATATCATAGTTTTCATCCCTGTAATGATAATATAATTCTTTTTTTAACACCTCATTTTCTTTAGTTAATTCATTGATTTTACCGTAAGCTGCTTTTAACTGATTACTTAACCGTTTATGGTCTTTTTCCACTGCATCATTAGTGCTGGATAATTTATTTAATTCTTGGACAACTTCTTCAAAAGTTAATAACTTCCCATTTTTTCTAATTCCACTGCATTTAGTTAAAACATTACCTATTGAAAATCTACTCTTACTCATACTTTCGCATCACCTCACTTAGATAATCATATTTCTCCCTAGGTACTGCAACGGTTATTTCACAGTAATCTTCGTTTCTTTCGATTTTGAATAGGATTTCTTTTAGAATGGCTTTTAAATCATTAGCTTCATTGAAAAATTTATCCGCTAATCTTCCATTATCCATTTTCTCATTCTCGATTTGGTTTAATAATTTTAGGCATAAATCTCGGTCATTATCTTCTTCAAAATCAATATTTAATAATGCGTTAACATATTCATCTCTTATCCATCTTCCTGCTTTAGTGTATCTTTCAGTCATTCTTTATCACCATAATTTATTTAATATTGATATAACTTTTTTAAATCCAGCCCATCTACTTTTAGTATAATCATCACATACTTCTAAAGGTTCATCTGAAGTGTTAATATTATGTAGTTTGCAATGCCCCCATGTGTAGTAATAATCTTGTCTGATTTCATAATAATGGCAAATGCAACACTTTTTCTCTTCAGTCATATTTAAATCCCTCAGATACCCATTATAATTAATCTAATAATCACGGCTAAAAAACCACCTATAAAGAGGTAGGGTAATATTGCTTTACTCCAATCTTTTTCATAATGCTCACATTTAGTATAGGCACTTGCTAGTCCACTTTTCCAAGCACAATTTTGCATATTATTAGCACTTCCAGAATATTTACAATCAAAACAAGATTCCCATTCACTCATTCTAAGATCTCCTCTAAATCATCAATATGGCAAGTCCCATCATCCCTGTCTGTGAATCTTATTGCTTTACTTAACACTAGTATCCTTGAACCTTTAGGGATACTAGTGTGAGTGGTTTCATTGTCATAATATAATTGGAATTCTCGGTTACCGTATCCATCATCGATTAATGCTCCGAGGATTTTATATAATTCTTTTATCTTGTATGGACCAGTCATTTTAAAACACCTTGTATAGATTTTTAATAGGATATCTTTCTTTTAATCGTTTGTTCTCTTCTTTTAATTGTTTATTTTCTTCTTTTAATTTTAGGATTTTCGTTTCTAAATCAGTTACAGTATCTTGATTTAAATCTTCTTCAAATGCATCACATAAGTTATCGAAAGGAATATTATAATCCCTTGCAATATTCCGGAATTGTTCCAACTCCTTATTCTCTTCAGATATCTGATTCAATAACTCAAGAAACTCATCCACATCATCATTATCAAAAACATTAATAATACATTCACCATTATATAAGATTTCAAAATGTGTGCCTTCTATGATGGATTCTCTTCCAATTTTAAATGGTTTATCTGTCATGTCTTTTATCCTCCAAGATTCACCTTTTTGCCAGTAGCTTTCTTCAAAGTCATCACAGGTTTTATGATTAACAAATACTTCTTCACCAGTTAATTTGCAAAGGAATACACCGGGGTCTTCCTGATAATAGATTTCTTTGCAACAACTACACTGGGGTTTCGGGATTTCTTCTTTTAGTAAGTCTTTCACTTTAATATATACCCCGTAGGTTCCAGGGTTTAACTCGTAAATCTCATATTTTTCATATTTTGATTTTTTAAACCATTCAATCACAGTCCAACGGTCACGATATCGGAATTCAATACATAATATGAGATTATTATCCACATATGCTAGGCCATGTGTAAACGGATCATCTTCACTTAAACATACTCCTATATCACAGATAGGTACTTCTTTGAATATGGGATATAATGTTTCAGCATATAATTTTAAATCATCCTTATTATTCATTTCTTGGAGTAAATCATTATACCTTGTATCCCAATCATTGAAGTTCTGTGTTATCTCTTCTAATAGGTTTTTAATCATTTAGTTAACTCCTTAGCAAAATCTTTTATTAATTCCAATTCTACTTTATTAGTAATGGCAATGGGACAATAATCAATCTCTTTATAATAATCCATTAGTTTCTTAATTAACTCCTCTTTTTCTTCAACATCTTCAGTATTATGAATTTTCCTTAAATATCCAATGAATTCCTTAGTAGTTTTAAATAAGGGTTCATGTTCAGAATCATCCACTATTCTTAAATAGATTTCATTATCATTACTCATATCCCATTCTAGGTTATGAGTGGTTACTCCTTTTTCCTGGTCATAGCAGGATAATCTGATTATTAGTTTATTATCCATTTCTCGTGTTAGTGTGCGGAATTCTCCTAACCTCATAACTATTATTCCTCCTCATTTTTTGGTGTTATCTCGAATCCATTGGTTATATCTATATCAACATCAATGCCTTCATTTTCAAATAAAGGTTTAAACAATTTCTCAGATAATGCTTCTCTTATTTTTAATACTTCCTCATCAGAACGTAATAATCCTAATTCTTGCAGGATAATTCTATAGTCCTTGTTTTCAGTTTCTTCTCGTTTTAATTTCCCTTGGCAGCGTAAGATTTTATCATGTAATTCCTTATTCTGTTTTTTTAACTCTTGATTCTCTTCATGTAATTCATTTAATAATTTACATAAGCCTTTAAAATCTCTGCAATCATTCATGAAATAATAGTCATCTAGGCCTTCCCAGTCATATATCATTGGTGTGTCACCTTTTTCTGTTTGACCTGTTTCTATTTGGAATCTTTTATGAGTAGTCATCTATGGCCTCCATTAAACTTATTGTGCAGTGTAATTCTTTAGCAATATCTTTGATTAAATTAAATTCCTTACTATTGCGCTCATATTCATGGGCATGTTTGAATAATACTCCTTGTACTTCTAGGTGATTATCCCATACTTCTTTGTCCAGTTTTTTAATTAAACGTGCATAATCCTTATTATCATCGTTTAATTTGTTGAGGAGGTATACTAATTCAGTAATCCACAACTCATTATCATCATGATGCTTATCTATAATGGGTAATGTATCGTTGCCTTTGTAATTGTCGGTTAATCTGAATCTTCGAGTATCTTTCATTTTATTATTTTCAGTCATAATTATCCCATGTTTCTTCATTGTATTGTTTTTCGAAAAATTTGGATAGTTTACAGTAATCATTCCATGCATCGCAACTATACTCAGCAGCTGCATCTATACTTTTTATTGTGTCTCGGAGTATTTCTTTAACACTGTCTCTTTTAGTATAGGAGTCGGCTTCGCAAATCATATTTATTAACTCTTTTAGTTGGGCATTTTCCTCGGTTAACTCATTTAATAAATGTGTTACTTGGTAGGTGGTTAATGGTTCACCGTTACAATGCACCCACCATTTATTTGCTGCTAATCTTTCAAAGGTAGTGTATTTATCCATAATCATCTAGTCCCTTGTGAAGTTTAATTCTAAACCCTCCTCGTCATAATAGGATTTAATGGACCATGTTAAGAAACGATTATCCAGCATTGTCTCGTACTGGGCTAATGTTTTTAGTATAGTGGCAGTTTGACTTTTTTTGAATCTTAAACGGACACTATTTATTATCCCTGTATTTTCGATTAGATTGTTGATAATATATTTTAAATCCATTGTTGTTGCATCTGCAATTTCCATAGGTTTAGGTGCATCATCATCTATTTCCCCATGATGGGCTTCTCGGTAATCTTCGATTACTGTTTTATAGGCTTTACGGTAATTTTCTTTTAAATCCCCGTTTTCATCATATGCTTCATCCGGGATTTTTAACTCTTGAATATATGGATTATCTGTTGGTTCAAAATCCACACTGGTGATTTTAATATCAGTTAATTCTTCATTAGCTTTATTGAGAGCTTCTCTTATTTTTTCTTTTAACTCTTCAGTATCCCCATTATATTCTACATGCATATTTATCATAAAATTCCTAGCCTCCTTTAAAATGGTATTATTGGTTCATCCCCATTCAGTTTCCTATAGTAATTGTTTTCAGGGTCATAATTGACTAGTTCGATTCCTAGTTTGCGAACCATTTCTTTAGCTCCGAAGTATTTATCAATATCAGAGCCTTTACAATTCATTGTTGCGTCGTCGTATTTGTCAGTTACATAATCATAATTCTTTTTAATGCATTCAAGTATCATGTTTTCAGAGGGTTCGACTATCTGATTTAATTTGTCATAGCTGTAGTATTCTTCGGATTCTTTTATTCGTTTTATACATGCTGCTTTTTCAGGATAATCTCTTTGGAAATAGTCCCATGTCCTTTCATTTACTCTGAATCGTTTACCTTTATATTCACATAACATCATTAACACTTCCTTTTTTTATGGTTTGATGATTTCATATTTGATTTCTAAATCTTCCATACTTTGTTTTAACTCGGATAATTTCTTGTTTAATTCTTCTTTATTGGTTATGAAACTGGATTCCTGTATTTGTCTTTCAAATGATTCTAAATCACTGATTAACCAGTGTTTATCCAAACCTATACTCCCATGGAATTGTTCAAAATCATGTAATCGTGAATAATAATTAAAGTATTTGTGGAAATTAGGATCATGCACCATATCCATACGTTCGGCTATGATATCATCATATTTATGATAATCTGTTACTGATTCCGTGAACTTGAATTCCGTATTTTTTAGGTATCCTTCTATTCTATGATGTACGTTGCTTAGGTTTTCTAGGCCATAGTATTTGAATTCTGGTTCAGCATAATAATTACTCATGGCTTCAGTTTCTGCTAGTCTCCAATCGGCTCTTTGCAACCAACCGTAAGCATTTTTATATTCTTCACTATACACTGTTTTACAGAATCCTTCGTGTTTTGTGGGGAATACTTCCTCAATTTCATTATAAATTGCACTTGTTATTTTCGCATAGTATTTAACCATGTCTTTAAAAGGTATTAAATTCATAATTCATCCTCATTTATTTGAATACTTTTGTCTTTGATGTGTATTTTTAGACTGCCATCGAAATCATAATCTAAACTTTCAACTCCAAAACCTACTTTCACATCATTAATATATACGTAGACCTCACAATCATCATCAGTATCTATACAATATTGCAGTAATTCTCTAACATTAATTACATCATCATCCATCATTTGAACCCCCATTTATTTTTTATAATGTTTCGCCAATCATTTAGTAATTTGATTAATTGTTTAACATGCCATTTATTATTCAAATCTAATTGCCGACCAGTTTCAACATCAATAATACTAATATAATCATCATTGACTTTCATCTGGAATTTATCATCATCCATCCAACCGCCTCCTTGGTTTGAAATGATATTTACTATCGGCTGTGCGGTGTTTTATTAAAGTGCAGCCTTCTTCTAAATCAGACTCGAACCATAAATCTAGATCATCCACACGGTACCATTCCCTGTGCAATCCTTTAGGATATATGCTATGTATTAGGTTCATCCTGCAATCCATTAAATCTAAACCAGTACATTTTTGATTTAGGTAAATTAAACATCGGCATTTAAATGTCATAGTCAATACTCTCTTTCAGATTTTGATTGAATATTCAACCTTTCTAATATACTGGGTAATTGGTTAATATCCCAGTCACATTTTTTTAACTCCTCAACAATAGATTCAGCTTCTTTTTTATCCTTATAAGTGCCGAAATAACAGGTTTTACCATTTCTAGTTTTATTTATGGAATATGCTTTACTTTTAGTCCGTGTAATATACTTGTATTCCCCAGTATGATATTTTCTGTTTCGTTGGATTCTGAATAAATCTGATAGGGAAATGTCATATTTTTCTAGGACATCTTCTAAAGGTTGATTTTTCAAATCTTTTAATAATTTATCTATAGGAATCATAGTTTACGTACTGATTTTATACCTAGTTTGTCTCGGATGTTTGGTAGTTGGTTGCGGTCCCAATCAACTTTTTTCAATTCCTCGACAACAAGTTGGGCTTCTTCTTCAGTGGCATATGTGCCGTAACTCATTTTTCTACCTTTAACAGTTTTAGTTACACGATACCTTTTCCAGATACGGTCATAATAATAATTCTTAGTCATATAAAGATTCCCCATTTATTAAGAATTGCGTGTCCTTGGTAATCTGTAATCGTAATTTGCGATGATTCATTGTTTCTAAGATTAATGTTTCACCATTACCTTTCCAGGCACGATTAATATGTATACCATTCAATTCAACATCATAATCTTCTCCGATTATCCGTATCTCCGAATGATATAAATCATAAGGGGTTTTACTCTCATATTCCTTTAAAAATTGTTCTATTTGACTCATAGATAATTCATCTCGGCTTTTTTCTTTGGGTTTTTTCTATTCAATTAATATTGCCATGTAGAAAATTCTTTGAAAAGTTCTTCCACAAGGATTTTCTATTAAACAGTATAGAAATCTATTCAAAAACATAGAACATCTTTGAAAAGTTCCCTATACCTGAATTTTCTATTCAATTAATAGAAATCTTTATTTTCTCTTTAACTCGTAACATATGCAGTAACTATTAGTTTCAGAGGTATAATGCTCTAAACTAAAATCATCGAAATGTTCATTGACTTCATGAGTTACTGATTCAACTCTAAGACCGTATTCCTCGGCGAATCGGAATATTAACTCATCAGATATCCTTTCACCACCTGGTTTAAAGTAATCCTCAACGAGCAAATACTTGCCACCATCTTTAAATTCAATGATGAAACAATGATTATCTTCTTTTTTACAGTTATCGTAGAGATATTTCTCCATTTCCTTTGTTAAGGTTTGATTTAAATATGTTACGAAACCATTATATAAATGATATAATCTTAATTTTTCTTTAGAAGATCTGTCTTTAAATTTCTCTTCAAATGGATGAGACATACTCAATCACCTATTCCATCTACGAGCTCTTTGACTAATTGTCTTCGCATACCGGATTTAAAATCTTCCCTTTCCATATATGCTTTTAGATAATCCGCTGTTAATTTCTGTTTTTCTCGATAATTAGTTTCCTTATCCAGTTTTTCGGATAATTCTTTAACTTTATCATCTATAACAATATACTTTTCACATAAATGTCTCAAATGCATTATGTTTAATCCTCCAGTATCACATTATTTGATATTTTATTTACAGTATTCCAGTAAGCTTTTTCTAATACTCCTTCTTTGAGTATGAGGAATGAGGGGTTTACTTCACCGCTACGGGATTTACCAGCACATACACAATCAACAATCATTTCCAAACAATCAATTAAATCAACATCATCCTGTACATTAGCATTAATATGATGTCTCTCTAAAGTGGTATGTGTCTTGTACCATTCACGGCTTTTAAAATCAGGAGTATCTAATCTTTCTAATGTATCGTTAGCGAAGTCTTGGAAGTATTTCTTTTTGGTCCAGTCATGGATTTCACCTCTTTTCATAAGGATTTTAGCTAATTCATACATCACTCGACAGACATCCTGTTGATGTTGTGTTGTTTCAGCGTATAATTCTTCTTGATTAGTGTATCCGTAATCAGGATTGTTGGTTTTCTTGATTTTTATCTTTCTCATCATTAATAACCTCATTTATTTTAAAGGAACTCATTAAATATCTTTCAGCTACAGTTTTCTGTAACTCCAGAGTATTCAAATATTTACGGGCTTCATCAAGTTTATTTAAGATTAATATATACTCCTGCGCCCAATCAACTAAGTGATTCTGTGTATTAACTAACTCTAAATCAACACACATATGCTCCAGTAATCTTTTCTCCTCGGAACGTGCTTGTTTCCATTCAAACATTTCCCTTTCAAAATCATTACTCATAATCCCTTATACTCCTATAGTCGCATACTTAAATAATCCATTTTCAACATATTCTTCATTAATTGCTTTACTGGAAACACGATATGCTTTACGAGTCTGATTATCCATTGTGATTAATATGAACTCTGATTTAATAACATCCTCATTAACTGTAACAGTAATAATGAAATCAGCTTTATCTAAATATTTACCGTCGATTTCAAAGTAATGTTTAGCATCTAATATTTCAAAGGCCATGACTTTTTTATCAGTACTAACATCTATTATTAGGTTAGGATTAACTTCTAGTGAAGCCTCATAATTATAATCTTCGTTAACTCTTAAGGTTAATGAGTCCACTTCAGAGTCATAATTATACTTTAACTGAATAATATCATTATTTGACATTAAAACCCTCTTATTCAGTCTCTTCTAATCTTGGTGCTAGTAAGAAACTCATTTCTCCATCATCGGAGACTAGTTTGAATTTTAATGTTAATGGCATGTCAGTACCTAAAGCAACTTCTACAATGTCACTGAATTTACTGGCCTTGAACATTTCCTGTAACTTAGGCACATTATAACAAGCTTTAACAGATTCATTTACATCCCCATCATGAATATATTTCACTTCCGCATCACCGAATTCACCATCGGCAATTGCTTTAAAGTAATCCCCATCAACCATGAAGTATACTTTTTCACTGAATAACGCCATGTCTTTTAAACATTCATTAACCAATTCACTTGGAACCTCAACACTTACAGGTGGATTTAATGCAGGTGGTTGTGGGCTTTCATATTCCATATCTATTAAACGGATTTTGAATTCACGGTCAACATCACCAGTGAACTTAATAATAACATTACCCTCATCACTAGATAATGTTAAAATATCATTACTTTTAGACCTTTTCAATATTTTCATGAATTCATCAGTATCAATAGTGATTTTATCCGGTACAGTGCATTCAAACTCATCAAATACAGTTGGTTTCAAATCAAGACCTGCGAAGCATATGTGTGAGCGGTCCATCGCTGTAACACGAAATCCTTCACTATCAATTACACAAACAACCTCATCAACAATACTACTTATTGCATCAAAAGCGTTTTTAAACATTTTTATATCACTTAAAACTAATTTAAACATTGTTTATTCTTCCTCCTAATTTCTCTACTTTTATAACTGCTGCAACCAGAATATTTCCTGGTATCTACAACTTTGTTAAAATATTTGCAGATTACGAAAATGGATTTTTTACTTGATCCGAATCTACATGAATTACAAGATTTCATTTATTATCCTCCAAAAAAAAGTAATTGGATTAAAAATTTATTTTGAATATTTCCTCTTTAACTCAGATGCTACTTTCTCATCCCAATCACATTCCACCAGCTTATCACGTACATGCTGAGCAGTTTCAAAATCAGGATATGTTCCGAAACTTTTCTTATATTTATCAACAGTCTTATAAATTGTACATTTACCATGTTTATGTTTTATGATATAACGGCTTGCAGTGATTGTATAATTACGGCCACCTTTCAATGTTGGTTTTTCTTTTAAACCAGTTTCATCTAGGACTCTGTTTCTTAAATGATTATATCGGGCGACACTTAAATCATATTTCTTTTTCAATTCAGGAACATGTATCTTCGGATTTAGGAAATCCTCTTTAAATTCAGGATATATTAAATCCAAGTTTGCATCGGAATTAGAAACAATATGAAATGTAATATCTCTACTCATAATACACCAAAAATGGATAGAATTGTTAAACTGAAACAGGTTAAACAGATAACTAGTAATATACTGCTGATAATAGTATTCCTACGGTAACTTTTATCAAGATGTTCCTTGAAATAGGAATCCTGCAACATTACTGATTCAATTATCTTATCAGCTACACGTTTACCATCATGTGATTTAATAATCTCAATAATCTCTTCACTAACATCTTCATCCAGATTAGTATTCAAATTCAAATGCAACTCCATTAACTCATTATTATGTAATTTACTTGAGTTGTCTAAATGTTGGAGTAACATATTCATTGTTAAATTACCTTGACTGAATTTCCAATCATACTCATTATCTAATGGGGTGTCTAATTGTGGTGCTATAACTATAGTCTCCCAGTCCAAATCACTAGAATCAGATAATCCTATAATCTTTTTCTGTAAAGCATAGTAACCAGTATCGTAACGGATTACACGGAATTCACCTACAGGGTCCCCGTAATCTTTCTCTTTACTCACCACAAAATGCTCATCATCAAATTCAATAGTATTCATGATATTGCTCCTATGATTTTAGTTAATTTTATTCTTCCAAGGATTAATTTATCACCATTATTGTCTTCGAAGATTTCAAGGTAATCATTATTTAATAATCTGATTCTTTGATGAGATTTTACTTCAATTATAGAACCATTATCAAGGATGATTTTAGCATCATCACCTCTTATAATGATTGATGATATTAAATCAACGATTGGTGGGACATTTGCTTCAAACTGTACCTTATGAACCATAAAAACCTCTAATATTATCCTAAGTCGAAGTAGGTTTCTTTTCCCACTCCATCATTATCATTAACTTGATAATTACCATAACCACTATCCGCACCCATAGCCTCTTTATAATCTAGTTTTTGGAATACGAATTCATCTTCGTTATGCTTATAGAATTTTAATCTTACAGCACCATCACCATCACAATAGATGGTTAATTGTCTACTAGAACCTACAGCTCCTAAAGATTGCATATAAGCAAAGACTTTCTCTAACATGTTTAATTGTCCCTCGTTGACTGCGGTTATTTTATAGTATCTTGTTACTCCACCTTCAACGGGTTCGACTATGCTTGAGTCACTATAATTTTTATCAGTCAATATTAATCTGCCTCCATATTTTTTCTTTGGGTAAAATAAAAAAATTATTATATATAATATATTTAGGTTAAATAAATATATAAAAATATTGTATCTAACTCTAAAATAGTATACTAAAAAAGAAAAAAAATAATGGATTTAATCCTTATTTTTTATTTCGACAATAATCCATCATATTAATAATCGATTCATCCTTGTTCAATTTCTCCAATACCTCAGCACATATATCATAATTAACCCATTCACTAGCACTTGAAGCTGCGAAAATCACACCCCTACCTAATGGATCATCCCATCTAGCTGGAGATTCAATGAATTTCAACTTATCTATAATATAGTACCAATGCTCATCATATTCACCTTTACGACCTTTAGTAATTCCAAAACGGTCAATTTTAACTGGAATATAATCATATAATTTTTTAACTAAGTTATCCTGTAAATTATCTTCTAATGTGGATTTAGTGATTTTAAGATTCAGATAGTCTTCATCATCTAATTCGTAAAAGAAGCTGCAACCAACAATCTTTTCAACCCATTCACTTATCTTATCCTCAACATCCTTATGGATGCGGATAGTATATAATTTCTCATCAGCCACCCATTCCTCATCGATTGGGCAATTTTCATTTAAAAATTTCAAGTAATCTCTAGTTTTCAACACTTGTGTATTCCTCCAAGATATGTTAATTTAAAATCAATTAGTGCTGTATATCTGATTAACCTAGAATTCCCACTATTATAATGGAAAATCATATATTTCCAGTAGAATTTTATTTCACGCACATCTGAACAGTGTACTGTCCACTTTGTAATGTCATGATTGTTAATTATTTCTGCTTCAATCAAGTATTCTTTATAATTTTCACGAATCCCCTTATTCATTAAATCATAAAAAGCTTGATTTTCCTGTAAATCTTCAATTTTATTCAGTATCATATTAATCTAATATTCTTCAGCGTCTTTTCTTTTCCACACTGATTTATGTAGCCTAGTGAGGATGTTTCCTTGTAAATCAGAGGCCTCTTTTTTCTCACCATTAACGGGGAATTTCCTAGTTTTAGCCTTAGCAGGCACTACTGTTTCTGCTGGAGGATGTTGTAATTCTTCAGCTTTCAACATATCACTAACATCCTCATCATCTTCTTTCAATGCTTTATGAAGATAAGTTAAATAGTCCATTGCTTTAACAATATCAAGTAAAGAATCATCTTTTTTACCTGCTCTGACAGTATATTTTATAACATTACCTTTACAGAAACCTATAAATTCATCTTTACTCATCAAACCTTGTTCAAAAGCTTTAATTGGACTTAATCCATTACAGGAGTAATAATCTGGTTCAACCATTATCAATCATCTTCCTTAGTTGGTATATTATGATTCCATGCAAGCATGTAATATTTATCATTGATTAAATATAATGTGGTTCCAGTTTCTTCTTCAACTTTTTTCAAATCCTCCAAAGAAATAACATCAAATTTACCAGTACGTTTAATTGAAACACCACTAGTATCCACATCAATAGGTCTGTCAATTAATCTGATTTTGTTTAATTCAGTTTCCATATCATCAATAGCCCTGTTTAAATTTTTTCTTTCAAGATAAGCTTCGCTTAATTTTTTAAAATCCTTATTAACCATCCTTAACACATCCTATGTTTTTAGTTGTCTTTTTCAAACATGAAACAACCACAGTTATCTTCAATTAACTCGTCAAAAAGTGTACATTCACTTTTCCATTTATGTTTACAATTCAAGCATACTTCCGCATCACTATCAAATACAGTAATCATATTTAACTTCTCTCCTCATTATTCATCATAGAAGAATTTAGGCAGGCTTGCGATTACCTCATCATCTAACCTTAAATCAATATCTTTTGATGTTAAATTAGATTTATTGAGTTCCCATTCCCAACCAGGAAATACTTCAGTTAATTTCTCAAATACTTCATTTGCATATTGGTTTTCAACATGTATGGTTAGTATTATGAAATTATCTCCATCAGTTACTGAGTCAACATAGATACTATCCATACATGCGGAGATTTCTACACCTAATTTGCTGCGAATGTATTGATTTATATCCTGTTCAATACTGTTAAATAACTTATTCGCACAGTATAAGTCAGCGAATTTCCGTTGTAATTTCTCATGAGAGTCTAAGACCATTTCTATAAGCCTCCTTCTTTATAATTCATTAATTTATCCCATTCTTCACGGATGATTTTTTCAGCTTTTTCACCTGTGAAGTCAAGGTATGGATCTATCCGTAATTTGTATCTGTCCACACCTCTTTCATTAACATAATTTTCAAGGCCAAATATTCCTAACCCTGATATTTCACCTGCTCTTTCCCATGACGCTTTACCTTCAGTATATGATTCTAAAGCGATTAATGTTAAATCTGTCCGGTAGCCAAGGTATTGATATTCTCTTTCAAGGTTTTCTTTGATTCTCTTTAAGTAACCTTGTGTAAGGTTTAATTGTAGTTTGAAATCTTCTTCAGTAAACTCGGATACGCTCCACATATTGCGGAGCATATCAGTTATCCCATCAATTTCCTTATAACATTCCTTAACTAATGCCTCAGTTTTACTATTATCATACTTCATGAGGCGAGCACCTCTTTTATTAATTGGACTGCTTCGGAGTCATTGTAGAATCTAATTTTTTTCAGTGATTCTATGATATCTAAATCAATGTGTTCTTTGTTTTCTACGATGTCTGCTAAATCCATTAATGTGTATAATCCGAATCCGATGTGTGATTTTTTTATTTTATCATCTGATTCGTAATATTTTTCTGATAATAATTCTGCGAAATCATGTATTAAACATCCGATGTATTCACTATCTCCCATATTATCCTCCAAGTCTGTGTTGAAATATTCTTTTATGAATTTTTTAATCATCTTCGATTTCCCCATCTAGTTTACGGTCAGGACATAATCTGTTAACTAAACGGTATGCTTCTTGATAGTTTTTATCCAATTGATATAATGCTCCATCGCACCATAATTCTTTATCCATATTCCCTTCACGTTCTATACGTTGGGACATTGTTACATGTGTACCTACATTATATAATTCTCCTGCGTAGTGTAGGAGGAGGTTTAATTCCTCGTCGGTGACTTCATATTTTTTACTCATTTGCAGCCTCCATGTTGAATGTGTCTAGTATTGCTTGTATCTGCAACGGTTCAGTGCTGAAATCTTTACGGATTAAAGGGTCTTTTGCGAAATTCACATGATTAAAATACATGCTCTCCAGTATTGCCCTACGTAATTGTTTTAGGATTAATTTTTTATCCTCTTTAAGATTAGTTTTGAATGTTAATGTCACACTCCATTCAGTATCCTTCTGGAATAACATATTACTAGGGTTTATTAAGCTTAAATCTTCACTGAAATCAGCATAATTATAAACCATATCTTTCATTTGTTCAAATCTTTGTCTGCGAATTTCATCAATCACAAAACCACAGCAATACTCGAGTAATCCTAATTCTTTCCGGTATTTGCAGGTTTTACATTCAGGGGTGAAATCGAATCTTCTTAAATCAGCTAGATTATTAATCATCCTTTTCCACCACCTGTATATCCGTTTTCTTCACCTAATTGGTATAGGTATTCAACTGCACTACCAAGTAATGATTTGATAGTGTCATAATGTTCTAGATTTTTACAGTTGTCTCGGAATTCATTGAATGCATTTAGATGTTCATTGTATTCCGTTGACCATTCTGTTTGATTCACTTAATCATCTCCTCTCATTTTTTGGGTTTTTTCTTTGGGTTTTTTTAATTAATAAATGAGCATTACTTTATGTAATCTTCAAGGTAGAATATTAATATGAAATGTGTGTCGGCGAATTTAATCTTATAACCGGGTAGTTTATCTGTTTGGATACATGAAGCGAAATCTGAGCGTATCTCATTAACTAGGGATTTGTTCATTTTATTGTAATTTTTGAAATGATATTCTAATCGGATATGTTTTAATTCACCAGTGACGTTTACTTCTTCAAGGTTTTCTTTCAAGTAATCGGGTAGTTTGCGTTTTATTTTATTTTTTAAAAGATTTATTGTATGATTCAATTCAGTCATTTGTTTTGCAGCATCATATCCTAGGCTTCTTGCACTTACTCCACTCATATCTTTAACCTCCCCTAAATCATCCCATTTATACTGGGGCATTGGGGGTCTCATATGTAACAGATCATATTTTATAAAATCAATCCATTTCTTCATAGTATCTCTGATTCTTCGGTTAATAATTTCTCATATACTTCAGTGTTAATAACTGTCCAGGTTAATCCTTCTTTTTCAACTCGTTCTTTTAATCTTAATAATGAGTTGCTAGTGTAACTTTTCTGCTGACCATCTTTATGATTATTAACATAAATCCAATAGAAACCTCTACGTGAACCTTTATCAGGTGTACGATAAACATATTTAACTCCACTTGTTGAATTCTTATGATTTTTTGTCATATCCTCACGTTTCTCCAACAATTCATGATTCAACTTATATGAATCAATAGCTAACTTGTTATCTGTAATAATCCATTCAAGGCCACGGTTCATGACTTTTTGTCTTAATCTTGTTAAATCATACGAGGATAATACTCGAATTTTAGCCCCGTCGAAATAACTGTATTTCCATTGGTAACCTGTGACGACTTTGTTACATTTTGTTAAGCAGACATCTAATATTCCCCATTTATTTGTTTTGAGTAATGATTTATCTTCTAATTCTGGGAATACTGATTCTATCATATCATCATCCTCCAATTCGTCTATGTGAATTCTATCCATTCCAAACCCTTATCCAATACTTTTTCTCGTAATCTGTTTATATCAACAGATCTTATACGCTTACGTTTACCATCCTCCCAATACTGGTAACGGTAAATGAAGCCTTGTTTACATGTTAAATCTTTCTCTTTAATTACACGATAATAATTGGAAGTGTTTTTAGCTTTACTCATATTGATTTTACACTTCATTGACAATGGTACTCCTTTACGATGCAAGCTCATATGCTCGTGTGCAGTTAGAGCTTTAAGGTTCAGGACACAATTGTTCAGTTTATCCCTGTTGATATGGTGAATGTGCATATCTCTTGGGAGTCGTGTATTATGGTAATCTTCATAGATTAACCGATGCAATAGTTTGTCTTTATTGCCTTCTTTTACACTTACGATTTCATAATAACCGTCTTGGTTAATTGTTGCTGTACCAAATTTTGTTTTAAGTTTACTGGCTATCATATATTAATAAATTAAATAACATCTCTAGTTACACCCCCTTTAATACTCGTATTTGCTTGATATAACTCCTTCACTGTTCTGATAGTGACTATTTAATCCATCATCACCATATCCTTTTTCAACCGGGCTGGTTAATGTGAAAAATACAATCTGTGCAATAGGCATACCCCATCTTAAAGTAAAAGGTTTATCAGACACATTCTTAATCTCCAAAGTCACATTACCTTTAAAAGCAGGGTCGACAAATCCTGCGGTTATGTGGATAGCAATACCTAATCTGCCGAGACTTGATTTACCATCTACTTGTGCAACCAAATCCCTAGGAACAGTTACATACTCCTCAGTACTACCCAGTATAAACTCACCAGGTTGTAACTCATAACTACATAAAGCAAGATTCTTTAATTTACCATCCAATGTTTTCAAGGTCTTATCCAAATGTAAATCAACACTTGCTGGTTGAATACATTCATCTTTAATAGAACCTGAGAATAATTCATGTATCCTTAAACGGATATCTCTGTCAGATAAAATACCAAACCCTTTGTTTTCTAATTTATCAATGTCTTCTTTAATCTTGAATAATGTGTCATAAATATTATTCAAAACTGTTTTGATTTTAGTGTAAAGAGTATTTGAACTCATGATTTCATCCCAATTACTTTTTTTGCTTGGTCTAAATCTCCTTCATACACATGTAAACTAGACGAAGTATAAGCAATTCCTTTAAATTTAAGTAAAGGGTAAGCTTCTTTTAAATCTTCAACTAATTTGATTCCTACATATTGTATTAGTAACATATTTGAAGGAAAAGCAGTGTAACAATCATTAGAGCGAAACATGATATGTAAAATTAGTTCATTATTCCTGATTGTTGCTTGAGCCCAGTTCCAGCAAGGTATGTGTTGTTCAGTTTCATCTAATCCTGCTGAATATAATGTTGCAACCGCTCGGTTGCTTCCATGATGTTCAAGTAATCTTCTTTGGATTATTTTAAATTGATTATAAAAATCAGTATGGCCTTCACGGGTGCATAATTGGATGTTTTGGATTCTTTCGGGGTAAGTGTATATGAATGGTTTGTCCCCATTTTCATCTTCTTCAAGGTATATTTGTTTTGGATCATCAAATTGTAACACATATTCTGCCAGAGCTTCCCCTTTTAATGGATAATCTTTAATGTCAAAGACTCCTTTTTTAATCATATCAATGAACATTTGGCTTGTAATATTTTGTGCTCCAAATTGATTTAACACATTATCGATAAAACAATGATTTATTAAGTGTTCTACGAGTACATCACCATCATCTTTTACATGTTTTTCCCCATTTTCAAGTACATCATGTAAAAATTTAATCCAATTTTTCTCAATACTATTCATTTTCAACCTCTTTAGTAGAATTTTTTAGTATAGTAGTGTCTTTTTTAGTGTCTTTTTTGATTTCAGTATAATCATATTCACACTTTACTAGACGGTACTCCATAATCCACACTCCACAGTAATGATAGGTAACTCTTCTAATGTTTCTGATTTCTCCATTTTCGGAACTGGTTTTGGTAAGAGTTCCGATTGATAATCTGATACATATATTAAATATTTACTGTCAATTCCCATTTTAGAAATCTCCATATTTTGCTTTTGGTATTTTAGGGATAATTCTTAGTAAACAAATAGGAAAAAATAAAATTAGTTTTGGGGTTCTGAAGCAATTATTTGTTTTAATTCTGCTTCTTCGTTTTCGATGAATTCTATGTTGCTTTCAATTTCATATTGGATTTCATCGTCTGGTGTGTATCCGTTGTAATCTTGGCCGTCGATTATTAATTCATCGTGGTACTTTGGGATTGCGTGTAGTTTTATCATTTCATCGCCTCATGTTTTTTTTCTTTGGGTAAAAATTTTATTGTGGGAGTAAAATGGTTTACTCCTACAATTAACTATTAGTTTTTATAGTATATAAACTTAATGGTTTTAAGTTTAATTATTCATCACTAATAAGAAAATCTTCATCAACACTCAAAGCAATAGTATTAACCTTACCCAGCTTCACAACTTCAACATCATAAATATCCGGAAAATGCTCCAAACCTTTAATCTCACTACACACAGCCTTGGCGATTGTGAAACCATCTTCCAGTTCATAGTTTAAAACTGAGTCATTATACCTGTCTTTGACGTGCATTTTTAAGCGAATATCCACATAAACATCACTCACTCTTGTCACCTTCTAATTTATCTTGTTTAGCAGATTTAGTAGATTTAGTAGTTTTCTTTTTAGTGGATTTTTTAGCTGGTTCACTGGGAAGAGTGTTTAAATATTTGCAAACCGCATCAGCTTCACTACGATCACTTAATTTTAAAACAACTTTACGACCTTTTAAAATCTCATATTCCTTATTACTTGTCCAAGTTCTTGGAACACGTCTAACAGTGTAAACATCTTTTTTACTCATAAATTTTAGTCTCCTTGTTTTTTCATTTTACGTTTCAAAATACCATAAACAGTATTCGCTTGTTTCTTTTTCATAGGATATTTTTTAGCAAATTCCCTCATCAAAGTAGTAATGTCTGCATCAGGATTATCAATGATTAACTGGTCACTAATATCATATAATGATTCAGGTATCTGACGAGCTTCCCATATCTGCATGAAAACACGTTCAATCTTTTTACTACTTAATTTTATTAACTCCATCGGATACTCTTCAGATAACATCCTGTAAATAAATTCAGTATGATGATTCTCATCTTCAAGATAAATTTCTTTAATTTTTTCATCACCATACTCATCGAAGTATTTCAATACTTCTTTGGTAATGCTTCTGCGAGGTACACCATTTTGGCTGCGGTGTTCCCTTTCAATATCACGAGGTTTACATTTTAACATTCTAGGATTACACTTAGAATCACTAGTGTAGATAACCACGCCTTCAATTGCATTAATCTTATTATACTCATAGTATTCCTTGTTTAATTTTTCAAGGACATCTTTTATCCCATCAATTGCATCAATATTAGTTGGAGAAATATAAATTTCCCTTCCAAGATAATGCTTAAACTTATCACTAGTAACTTTCAACACCCATTCCGTATCCACATGAGATAATTTGAATACTAAATCAGGGATTTCAAAACCATAATGCTTATAATCATCAGGTTTCCAGAACATATTATAATCATACACGGTTAACAGTTTAATCCCAATTCCAACATCATAATGTAAGATTTGATGAGGGTTTAAAATACCGTATAATTCAAATATTAATATGCCTTTATTCTTTCTGTAGTAATCTTTGATTGGTTTTTGATCTACTCTATTGAATAATTCCCTGAAATGCGCAGGCATTATGGGATGGTTCCGGATTTTTGGGACAATCTCAATTATTTCACTTTGACTATTTTTTAAGGGATATAATATTAAACATGTCCCGTCTAATTTTTCATAACAGTAACTAACTGTTTCAGTTCCTATATCTCTAGAGTCTTTGAAGTAGTGAAGTTTTGGCATTGATTGTATAAATTGATTAGTCTCTTCACCATTCACATGAGTAATCAACATAGAACCCATATACCTATTCGGTTTTACACAGATATATCCTTGAATATGATTACCCTCCGGAGTAGTCTCATCAAAAGGATTCAAATGCTTAGGTTTAACATGACCATCAAAATATTTTCCACAAACAACATCAATATCAACCATAAATATACCTCCTAAAAAAAAATAAAAGAGTAGGATAAAAATTTAATTTATCCTACCTTAAAGTACGGACCTCCCTAAGATTACATAAATTAAAAGCAGAATCTTCAATAGGCATCAGAGTTGGATTCTCTTCTGAATATTCCTTATTGAATATGACCAGATAACCATCTCTAAAATCAGCAAGCATGTCGGGTTGAATAGTCATCACAGAACCATCTAAGAATACAAATTCAGTATCATAACCATCATCCCTATTTCTAGCTAACATGTTAGAAATAATATGGAACCTTTCAAAAGAGGAAGGATAATGTAAATCCTTATTAACTTTCTGTAAAGCAACCATACTCCATCTATTTTTTTGGAGTTCTTCCTCATCATATTCTTCTTCAGCTTCTTTCTTACGTAATTCCTCATAAAAAGATTTTACTATACTTTTCAATGGAATCGTCTAAGTATTTACCGATTCTAACTAGTTCACCAGTCATAGTTTTATACCACTTTGGTTCCGAAGTAATCTCCAACGGTCTTGTTTTCTGCATGAGAATCATCAATCACATCAACACTTAAAATATTAGGAAAACCACTGTTAAATCCTTCTCTCCACCCGTAGCTTGTCACGTTGATTACAGCGCCAGGTTTGGCTTTATTCAAAATATCTCTTGTATCGAATTTCTGGAATAATAGATTCTCCTCATTCAAGTAACCACCACCATCACTAGTGACCATCATTAAATCATCCGCTGAATCAATAACCATCATACCTCTTTCATCAGTATTTAAACCAGGTTTAGCCTGCCAATCCTGAACCGTTACAACCTTACTCTCAACAGATGGAACTTCAAAATTCTGCCACCATAACACATGAGCACAACCAATACCAATAACCAGACAAATTATAAGAATAACAGTCCCAATAGTAGGTTTATCTTTTAATGCAAAGAATACCCATGCAATAACACCAATAATTAAAGGTACTGCAAAGTAACCTGCATAAATCAACATCCCCATAAACCAGTTTGGTGGAATAAAAGCAGACATCTATATAGCCCCCACATAGACTTTTAATTTAGGATCATCAGTTAAAATCTTACTATACAATCCAGCATATTCACTTCTTAACTGATTAGTCTTATCCCTTAATTCCTTAAAATCTTCAAGATATTTATCACCAGTATGTCTTTGAAGTATACTTAAATCTTCGTGGAATAAACTTAACTGGTCAATCTCAGTATCCATACTATCCAATGGATTAACCTCGCTCATCTGAACAACTCCTCTTCTTCTTGAGTATCCTTGATTTTTAAGGTTTTCACAACATCACTACGTAATGCATCACAATCAGATTTAATAGCATCCAAGTGTAAAAGGATTCTTCTTTTTTCCTCATTAATCCTTGTGATATTCTCATAGGGATATAAGCATTCTTTCAACATTTCATATTCCACAGTTGTATAAGGGTAACTGTTTAATTGGTCGCATACTTGTTTTAATACACGGCCTAGGAATAAGTTCATTTCTACCTTGACTCTTTCCCTTATCATCTTATCATCGTCAAGGTTTTCTTTCATCAGTCTCACCACTTCAGCTTTCGCAAAGGGTAAATCTATTGATTCAGTTTCAATATTTTCAATCTCAGCTTTTTCTTCGGGCATAAATTCAAACCTCCAATTTTTATAATAAATTTATGAAATTTAATCGTCTTTAATAACTTCGGTAGCGTCATCTAACATTTTTACAGTGTTCCAGTAAGCACGATATAATAACATAGGATCAACATCAATATATTCACTTGACAAGTGACCTGCTCTACCTTTACCTGCTGTTACGGTGTCCGCAATTTTTTCTAAAATGTCAATTAAATTACAATCCACTTTGGCATCATCATTAACATGGTGACGTTCCGTGTAAATATGGCGAGAATACCAAGGGTCTGCCTTGAATTCTTCATCAACAACACCAGACATGCATAAAGGACCATATTCTTCCGCAAAATTGTCCATTTTTGTCCAGTCATGAATAAGTCCTGCTTCATGGATTTTATCTGCAAAGAAATCCATACATTCTCCTACTTCTTTGATGTGGATTTTGGTTGCTTCTCTTAAATCATCCATTGTAAAATCCGCACTTGCAGTTCTACTGTCAGCATTATGTGTGTCTTGTAACATTATTTTTTTATCATCCATTTATATTACCTCATTGTAGTCTTTTTCTTGTTTTAGTAAGTGGTCTCTTTGTTCTCTTAATCCTTCGAGTTTCTTTTCAATTCTATCTATATCTTTTGCTGTTAGCAAGGGTCTTCCATCGTTTTCAATGGATTTGGTTTTGATGAGACTATCATCTCTAAGGATTTTCTCATAGTGAACAATGAGTCTTCTATAATTCTGTAATTCTTGATTGATAGGATTCATATTCTAGTCCTGTACAGTTTCTATGCCTTCAAGGGCTTTTATCATCATGTTTTTATTTTCTTCTGTCATTGGTGCAGCTTGCAATGTTATTGGTGGTTTTAATGCTTTTTTAATATCCTCTAATATTGCTGTTTGTTTCCTTTGCTCTTCGTAAATCATTTGTAATAATTCGTTTTGTGGAATTAACATATTTTTAATCCTCCATTGGTGGTTTGATTTTTTCTTTATATTTTTCTAGTTCTCGTTTAGGGTAGGCTTTACCTATTAGTTTTGCATTGGATTGGCTGAGTAAATGGTTACCCATATTTACCAGACTATTGGCGAAGCCTACAACTTCAAATGGATTTGTTGTATCTAATCCTTTTATAATCGTTCCTAATTGAGTGTAGAATTCATCTAATTCTTTTGATGTGATGTATTCGGTTTTCATAAATATTATTTCCTTTTGAGTCTTAATCGTGTGAATTCTTTTTCTATCATTGATTGTTCTTTTTCGAAGTCTTTATGCATGTGGCCTCCTAGTGTACCTGAACCGAGACCCCATCTTTGCTTCTCACTTAATTCATGTTTGTGATTATGGTACCAGCGGTGTGCTTTCATTCTTGATTGATGACCTCTTGCATCTTTTCGGCAGTCATCACCACAGTATTTTTCACTATGGTGTTGTTTTAGGAATGGTTTTCCACACCATGCACATACTCCTATGCGGGAGTCTTGTGATACTATTCTACGCCGGCGTTCCTCATAATACTCTTTTGAATTTATTGTCCTTCTAAATTCATCATCATCCCAGTTATTAATACCTTTAATTATACTAATAGCCATGTTCTGCTTCTTCTACCACCTTCTCTCTTTCGTTCATCCACTTAGTTACATTCCATGAAATATCTTCAAGATAATCCCTTACATGTACCGCTGCATCGATAGTTTTATAATATCCGAATGCTCTTGGTTTGCCCTCGATGTTTTTACGGATTAAATATTTACCTGTTGGTTTGTATTTGTAAATGTATCGAGTATTTTTTGTTGTGCGAGTGTCTTCCAGGCCATGTTCTTTTTTTATCTGATTTAATAAGTCATAGAATCTATGGTATGGTATTTGATATTTTTTTAAGATATCACTCCATAACATTTTTTTAGTGTAATAGTCTGTTTCGATTAATTTTTTCATATGTTCGTCTGTCGCTTGCTCTATCTCAAATATTGAGACTCCATCATCAAATAATCCTAGTTTGATTTCCGCATCCTCACGTGTAGGAGCATATGTTATGATTTCAAAATCATCATTAGAGATATGTTTTTTAATGAAGTATGAATCTTTAACATATTTCCCATACCTATGAGGTGTACGGCGATAATTTGATGGTAATCCTAAGTCATGTTTAACGTCTAATAGTAACTTGGAGTATTCATCATGTGTTAAGTCTAGTTTTTTCTGTAGTTCTATTGAAGTTAAATTACTATAGAATAATCTTCTTAATTCATCTCGTTTTTCTTTGGGCATCATAATCATCATCTAAAAAAAAATATAAAAAAAATTTTTTTATGATTTTGGGAATAGGTAATTATAGAAATCTTCACGTTCCTGTGATGTTAATTCATTTGATTTCATCATTTTGAAACTTACACTATTCAAGAGTTTCCTATCACATTCTCTGTCAGGATATAACTCATGACATTTAGCTACAACACTATCATAACATGCCGGTTTAGGAACCTGTTTAACTGGTTTGGAATTAGTTTTTTTATGAGTAATGTTGAGATTATTATTTGTGTTATTGTTTTTTGGTGGTTCCTCGGCAGGTAATGCGTCGATTGAATCCGGTTCGGTTATATCGAACATTGCCATGTATGAATATTTCCTCATATATGTTTGGTATGATCCTTCACTTTGTATTATATTCATTCTTTGTAACTCTCTGAGTGGAGGTCTAGGAGAATGAACACTGATAGTGTCTTCAGGATTATCAACATTTATAAGGGTTAGTATTACTTGTTCTGTGTCTGGGAAATCGGCATGTGTTAGGCAACGATATTTTTTACATAATCTGTTTACTGGTGGGAGTATGTCTTTTAGTTCATGGTAGTCGAATTTGCCGTATTGGTTGTGGCCTGATTTTTTTATTTCACAGTCTAATAGTTCGAATTTTATGTTCATGAGTTTTTCATGGATACTCATTTTTTTGATTTCTTCTAATTCATCAATCTCTGTTGTCTCGTTTTTGTTTTTCTTTGGGTTTTTTGCCATAGTATATATCTCCTAAAAAAAGTTTTTATTTTAGTTGGTAGTATCTTGTTGATTCTAATGCTCCAGTTTTATATGTAATATATAAGGAGAATAGTAGAATTATTGATACTCCTAAAATTAGTAGTAGATCTGTTGTTTTCAAGTGGAATTTTGGTTTAGTTTCTACTTGTTTTTCTAATCTACGTGGTTCATTATTTTTTTCTGCGAGTAAGGTGACTAACAATGTGGCTAGGTATGTTAATTGTAGTTTTCTTCCTGCATAAGTTAATAGTTTCTTTATCCAGGACTTTCGCATTTAATCATCTCCTGGATAAAAGTGTCGAGTTGATTATATTTTAAAATTTGAGCACATATGAATCCGTATTTGGCGAATGCTAGAATTGTTGGCATTGGCATTGTGGGTCCATAGTCTTCAAATTTCTTTAATTGAAATTTTTCTGACATTTTTATCTCACTTATTTTTTTCTTTGGGTAAAATTTTAACAATATTTTTAGTATTGTTAGTTAATATTATTTTGTTTATCATATATATAATTTGCTTATTGTATTTTTTTAGTGATTATTATATATTATTTATTCATCATTTTTTGAAGAATACTGAATTTTATATTGGTTTGTACAATATTAATGAGTAAAAGGAGTAGTTTTTTTAATTGTTTCTGTTTGAAGTGGTTATATGATTGTTTTTTAGAAAAGTTTAAATACTTAATTTACATTATATATTAATTGGTTAAAGAGAATTTTTAAATAATCGTCTCGGTTTTTTCTTTGGGTAAATAAAAACAGAACTTTTTTTTAGAAACTCTATAACCAAACACTTTATGTATGGGATTGACTAATACTCATCCCATCATATTATCCTAAAAAAATACCATAATAAAAAAAACAAAAATTCCCACGTTCTCATTTTAAATAAAACACTTTAGTATGGTAATTAGAACCTAATAGATCCAAATATTTATTATACTATTTTAGTAGAAAAAGAAAATTTTTTTCCACCATATAAATTTCTGTAAAAAAACATTAATAAAACTACACCGAGAGAGCATTTGGTAAGTAATCGCCCCTCATCAAATCACCATAAAAAAAGCCTAAAAAAAGAATAACAACCAAATATTCTATTAAACAGTATAGAAATCTATTCAAAAACATAGAAAATCCTTGAAAAGTTTCTACACTAAAAATTTTCTATTAAACAGTATAGAAATCTATTCAAAAACATAGAAAATCCCTGAAAACTTTAGCAGCATAAAATTTGTATTCAAAAAAAATAATGTAATAGAAAATCTTTGAAAAGTTCATACCCATAAATCTTGTATTCAAAAAAAATAATGTAATAGAAAATCTTTGAAAAGTTTCCCCGTAAAGATCTTCTATTAAATAGTATAAAAATGTATTAAAAAATATAGAATTTAATCAACGTTCCTTTTAACACTAGCTCTTTCCAATTCATCAATACGATTTTTCAAATCCTCAATCTCAAGCTCTAATAACCTTAAATCATTCCTTTTAAGAACAAGTCTTTTATAAAGTTTATCCAAATCAGTTTCAGCAGCATTAATCCTCCTAATAGAATCACGAAGAAACTGACTTTTAGAAGTATTAATATTATATTCCAACCTGTCCCATTCCTCACCTTCAATAAGAAAATGTGCCTTAACTGTCCTCTCTCCATCACTAAAATCCTCACGTGACCACATAAATATACCTCCCTTTTATATATATTTGTCAATTAACTCCAGTTCATCAGCAGACATGCTATTACTAATAGCTTTCTCAATATTTGAGATTCTGCCTTTTAAAGAATCATATTCCTTGTTCTTTTTTTCCAGTTCCTGCTCAAGTAAATGATACTCTTTACTTTTCAAGTTAAGACTATTAACCGTACCGTTAATAGTGATTACATCCAAGTGTTTAACATATTCTTCTTTTAAATGTTCGGGACTGTCAAAGAAATAGGGTTCATTGATTGGATGTTTTCCTTTGCCTTGAATAGCATTGATATCTTCCATGCTCATACCATCTTTTTTAAGATTACTTGCATGGAATTTCCGGAACATGTGGGTTCTTAATCGTTTGTATGTTCCTTTACGACCTAGTCCTAATTCATCATTCATTTCAGATAATATTCGAAGTAATGCGTTAGGATGTATTTTAAATAGTTTGTCTTCAGGTACGAGTTTTCTTCTGGCGCTTGCTAGGTATGATAGTATTGCGTGTGTTGCTTCAGGACTACAGAATGTATAATAGTATTTGTTGGTTTTTCTTCGTTTTAAGTAGAATGTTGGTACTAGATCATCACGGTCGATTAATAATTCTATGACTTCATAGATGTTGTTGCTGTTATGGTATCTTGATGTTGTATTTGATGTTGCGTCAATGAAATCCTGTATGGTTAAGCTCATTACTTCTGCATTAGCGCATCCGCTGCTTATGCTGAATAGTACGATAGCTCGGACTAGTGGTGTTGATTGGTCCACTACTTGTCTTAGTATTTTTTTGGTTAGTAGGTCGTCGTATCGTAGTGGTGGGTTTTCATTGGTGTTTTTTGTGCTTACTGGTGGTAGTATTGGTATTTCGATTTCGAAGTGGCGGTAGAATGTGAGTATTACATCCATGTTGCTTTTTGCGGTTGCTACCATGTATTTGTCGTATACGTATGTTCTGAATTTTATTAGTCTGTCTTTTATTTTTCTTTTTTTTCGTCTTATTCTTTGTTCTTCTTCGTCGTCTGCTTCGTCGAGTAGTTCTTGTAGTGTCATGTTGTTGAATTCTGAGTATCTGTTTAAGATTAGTTTGTATCTTCTTTTTGTATTGTGACTGAGTTTTCGTGTTACGGCGAAGTTATCTATGATTTCTTGGTTGTTCATGTTCATATTTTTTCACCCAAAGAGTATATAAGTGGTTGGCGAGAGAGCATTTGGTAAGTAATTTAGTTTGTATATTATTTGGTTAATAATCTAATAGTTATACGGGGTTATTTTTTGGCTTGAAAGTTGTATTGTTGGGTTGCGCAACAATATTTTCTAACAGTTTTGTTCGAGTTAGGTATATGACTCACAACAATGTTATGAGCTTGTACTGTTTTGTACCCCATTAAATGCCCTCAAAAACAGTAACCAACTAATATATAGTATCAATAAAGTAATATATAAAGTTAACTAAAAAAACACCCCCTCACACAAAAGAAAAAAAACACAACACAAACAACAACCTTGAACCTCCATGACTTGTGGAAGTCATTGATTCCTAACTTCGAGTTGAAAGGCTAATCCCCGTTGTCCCAACGGTTAAGAATGTTAATACTTGCGTTAATATCCCTATCAAGAATATTCCCACAAACTGGACAAACCCATTCACGAATATCACAAGTTAGTTCATTATTAAATAGTATAGAATTATATTAAAAAACATAGAAAAAAAGCTTAAAGTCATATCCAGGATTCGAACCTGGGAAAAAACTGGTTTTGCAGACCAGCACCTTAAACCACTCGGTCAATATGACATCAGGTAGTTATTTAAAAAAAGGAAAAGCAGAAGATTAAAATATATAAATAAAAGTATTCCTAAAAAACCCAAAGAACTCATTTTCCTAGCCAGATTAAAAAAAAATGAATCCTCAAAAAAAACATGAATGATAATTCAACCTTTTATATTATTTTTTTTAATCTCCCGTCTTCTGCTTCACCTATTCTCCCTTATTTAAGAAAAGCTGTCTGTTTTAGAGTTTAAACTATCTTATATCTAGAACTTGCAATTATGTTTTTAGTCAGTAATATATGAAATATAGGAGATAAAAAAAACCCCTAATAGTGTTCAAAGTTTATCTCCTTTTATTTTATAATATGACTTTTTTACTGACTAATATATATTTATCCATTTAATAGTATATTAAATAGAGTTAAAGGATATGGTTCAAGATATTCTTTTAAGTGTTAATTCTCCTGCGTTAATTTCCTCGTCTTCCTCGAGGACTGCTAAGAGGTTTATCAGATTATCTAACTCTATTATATTTTCCCTAAATGTCTCCCATTCTCCTGTTATTTTACGGGGTATGGGTATTTCTTTTTTTAGATCATCCTCATTGTCATAGTAGAATATGTTCCTTGTGGGTCTGCCCCAGTCTACTTTTACTTTTAAATTATTTTTGGAGTTATTGTCTTGTATGAGGTAATCTATTTCTCGTCCGTTTAGTTTAGCATTTAGTAACCTTAGTATTATATTTTCATATGTTTCGGTTTTTGTTAATGCCAAACCTTTTATTCTGTCTTTTGTTGTTGTGCTCACTTGGATGCTACTATAGTTTCTCAAAAATTAATCCTCCCATAATTATATGAAAATAATAAATTGGGGGAAGTTTTAGTATGCTTCCCTGTATTTAATTTGTTCTAATGTGAGTTGCTCATCACCAACATCATGTTTCCGGTAGAAGGAACCTAGTCCATTGGTTAGGTAGTATCCCATTTTGAAGAATTCTTCGGATATTTCACGGAATGTTCCTGTGAATGTTCGGCCTGTTGGTTTGTTGTTAACATATTCAATGTAGGCCCAACCATTTGGTGTGGATTTTATGATGAATTGTTTTACATCACCGTTTAGGCATTTTATTGGGCTTGTGTTTCCACCGGTTCGTGGATAGTAGCGGTGGTATACATATGTTATGATATTTGTGCGTTCTTCGACTTGTTTGAATTGTATCATATTATCATCTCACTTTTTTTTCTTTGGGTAAAAATGTGAATACTTTTGTATTCACTTGATTATTATTATGATGCCCAGAGTATTTAAACTTTACCCTTAAAAAAAAAGATAAAATCAAATTTTTTTTTAGAATGAAAACAATTTAATCTTATCATCACACAAATTCAATTCTCTTTTTAATTGGGTGACCTCATTACGGATCATTTCTTCAGCAACCCTTAAGTCATTTGTTTCATGATTAACATATGCTCTGCGAGTATCATCATTAGTGTAACCTAATTCTTTGAATGCTGTGTTTAACCAGAGGTCGTTTTCTTCTTGTTTTAAATCTGCTTTTGCTTGAGTTAATCTGTCTTCTGCATCTTTCAATTTATTTATTATTTCTTGTTTGGTGTCGAATAAGTTTTCCATCAATCTCACCGTCCTAATTTTTTTGTTTTAAATTACCAATTTTTTTTAGGATTTATTTCCCGTTTATAATGCCGTATCTTAAATTTTTTTTGGGGGAATAAATCTTTTACACACATATTGTTTATCACTTAAAATTAAGTTAATAACAAACTTTGTGTAATATATTATATTTCTATAATACTATATAAACTTATCGGTTCTAAACTAAAAAAAATAACAAAAAACAACTAACCAACACAACCAATACTCAAACCACCAACATGAGTACACTCACCACACTCCAAAACAGCCAAAACACCCAACAAATCAGAAACACCACAAACACTCTCCCTAAAATCAGACCACAAACCATCATCAAAACAACAATCAACCGGAAAATCATCCACCAAAACACCATCAGAATAAAAACGAATCCTCGGAGAACAAACATCCCAATCAACAAACAACCTAACACAACAAACATCATTAAAAACAAGATAATCCAACTGACCCACACCCAGCTTACAATCCAACAACCTACCCAGAATAGACTCATAAGACTCACTAGGACTAACAGCCAAACCACGCAAACGACCCATAACATACCTAGAAACTTTAATCGGAACCCTACTCATAATACATAAACATATAACTATTAACAATATATTAAACATACATAAAGAATATTTAAAAAAAATAAAGGGCAAACCCTCATAAAATAGGATTTGCCCTATAAAATATTTACTTGGAATCCCGCTCATCCTCCAAGATTCCAATTTGTTCATCTAACTTTTCTAACAGCTCATTCATATCCAACATACGTTGCATATTCAAATTATCTTGATTACTACCATATAACCCCCAAATACTATAGAAATTCTTTTCCAAATCTTTCAATATATCTAACATTTTCTTTAAAACAGTTTAAACTCCATTTATTCTCTAAATTTATCTGTTCACATTAGCCAAAAACCAACTAGGGTCTGTTGCGAGCAATGTATATCCTGAGGTGCACCAGTTGTATGATACTGGTTGTCCATTTTTAGCTAAAACGGCTGCAGGATCTCTAAGGAACCATTCATTATTAGAATGTTTTTTATGCCTTAATTTTAGTCTGACGTGTCCGTCGCCTCCGGAACATTTTACATGCAAACAATGGACTTCATATCCAAGTGCTTTTGCAATATGCCAGAATACTTGGCATGAGTCAGTACAATTGACACCATATCCTGCTTTCATTCTGTCAATAGATGTTTTATTAGTGTATGTATCATCATAGTAATAACCATATCCCCTATCTTTAACTTTTCCTAATGCCCCATCAATTGTGGTTACATTACCGAAGACTTTTACGAAATATTTGAAGACAGCATCATTGGATACTGTTTTTGTAGTGCTGCTTGAATTAGTACTGTTGGTTGTGGTCTTGTATACATTACTATAGTATAATGCATAATTAGGCCATGCTTTGTTTTTGTTGTAGTATACTATGATTCTTGCGAATGCGTAGATGAAGTCTCTTGGTCTTGCTTGTTTTTTACTTTTTACGGTGGTTACATAGTTTGGGCAGGTTCCGTGTTGTTTAATGTATTGTGAGACTCTTTTTGCTTGGTCTTTATAGTCACTTGCATATATTTTTTCGTTTAGTTTTGCACCTGTTGATTTTGATGCATTCTTAACAGATTTACTGGTGACGTCTTTCCCTATACTGGTTATGCTGGTACTTAATAAGTAAGCCATCTGCCCGTATGTATATTTTGTTGAGCCTACCTTGAGTGATGTGGGGAATTTATGGTTTTTTTCAATGTATGTTTTGATTGCTGATGCTAATTGTGTTATTTCTTTATATGTTGTCATTTTCTCCTCCGTAGTGGTGGTTGTGAATTGTATTTGAGGGGATAATCCGTATCTAAATAATATTACTCCTTGTGCGCCATTACTTGTGCAGGTTTTTATATCTGCTTGTAATTCTGTACCGGTTAATAGCGTGGGATTGTTATCGGATTAATAATTTAGGAATAAATCGGTTACTCCGTTATTATGGAGTGCTGTTAAATCTACATTAAGCATGTCTTTTCCGAATACGAAATATCCGTAATGTTTTTGATTAATCATAATTAAAAAAAAAATATAAAATGCAATATTAAGCATCGTTCATGTCTAATATTGCATTGTTTAATGTTTCGAGAAAATCAGAACTGTTTAATTTACTGTCTAAACCTTCTTTCACTATTTTGTTTTGTACTGGGTTGGTTGATGTTGCATTTAGACTGGTGTCGATTGTTGTTTTATTGGCTCCGGTTTCAATGCCGTTGAGTTTGGTTTTATCAGTTGTACTCATTAACCCTTTACTAGTGGTTGTTGCTTCAGTCGCTGGTATGGTGATTGTGCGGTCGGTCATTCCTGTAACATGTCCGGTTGCATCACTGGTTACTTGTGTGACTGTTGCTGTTCCTCCAAATGCTGGTGATTGATTACCTGTTGGTTTACCGGTTCTTGCAGTATATGATGGATGTGTGTATTTATCCTCTGTTGTTATTAAACCATTACTGTCAGTTACAACGTTTTTACTTGCTTGAACGGTTGAACCTACTTGACCATTATTTTGAAGGTTACCATGAGTATGACTGGATGGGGTGAAAGTTGATGGTTTACCTGTTATATTACTGTATATGTGAGTATGATCTGTGTCTGATTTTCCATTGAGTAATGATTCTGTTTCGGTTTTTGTATAGAATTTCTGACTTAGAAAAGTCAGTATATGATTATACAATTGTTGTAATGTTGCCATATCGTAATCATACTCCATTTAACTTAAAAAAAAATAAAAAATTTAGTTTATAATATATGGGATATTATAAACTTGCACCATAGGTGATTAATTGATTTACCACACCATCCATTTCAGTGACAAGGTCACTTGTGGTGATTGCTCCAGCAGTACCGGTGATTAATATTTTACCTGCGGTGGAACCGATTTTACCATCGTTGGTAATGTCTCCGTGTGTGTGGCTGGTTGGTGTACGTGCATCACTTAATCTGCTGTCATCTGTGGTGACGTAATTGGTTAAGTCGATTCTTGCAGTATCAACTTTCTCCCAATCATAAGAACCGTTATCTTCAACAGTTACATATATTTCATATGCATCGTTGGTTTCTGCATCAGATTCTGGTATCATGTACAATTTGTTCATTGTACTTGCAGATGCGGTTGGTAAAGTTGATTCTAATTGTATTAAATCAACATCTAATAATGCACCGATTTTATTGTCAATTGCATAGTTGATTGCAGATTGAGTAGCATTAGCACTAGTACCAAGGTTACTGTATGCGGTTGCATCTTTCACTTCACTAGTGAAATGTTCGTGTGAACTTGGTGCGAATGTTGCAGGGATATTCTCCAAATCAGTATATGAACCGCTGGTTGCTACAGTATGTAAATCCGCAGTATTTGCCTTACCAGATATGTCTTGATGTTGTGTGAGGTAAGTGTTAGTGTCGATTGAACCATCATTCTTAACCAATCCGGCAGTTTGGCTTTTTTGAATGTAATCAGTACTTGCATCAGCAGTGCTTAAATACTGTGTAGTGTCGATTGTACCATCGTTTTTGATTAAACCTGCTGTGCTTGATTTTTCAACATAATCACTTAAATTCTGATGTTCAGTTAAATAGGTGTTGGTATCGATTGTACCATCGTTTTTAACGAGACCAGTAGTGTTGCTGGTGCGTATTACATCACTTACATCAGGGATGTCAGTGGTGTCTGCTTTACCGTTTAATGCAGTGTCTATTTCATCTTTATCGTAGAACCATTGTTTGGCTAAAGTTTTAAAGTGGTTGTATAAGGTTGATATTTCTACCATATTTTTTATTCTCCATTATTTTTGTGGGTTATTAAATTTTGTATTAATTCATCGATTCTTTGACTGAAATCGTATTTGTCTTCTTTAAGGTCTAATGCTTCATGCACTGCTTTACTACTAATAGCCTGTGTACTATCAGGGTCTAAAGTATCAGTGACTTCGAAGTTATTTGCGGTTTCTTCAACAATGTCTAACCTGTTTTGTAACTCAGCTAGTGTGCTGGTTGTGGAGGTGATTAGGTCATCGACTATTGTCTCATCAGCAAATGGCAAATAAACTGATTCAACGAGAGTGTCTTTGTTGAATAGGTTAAGGCAATGATTACTGTAGACGATACTGTCGGGTTTAGTGTCTAGTTCGTTGAAAATCTCTATAAAAATATCTTTTTGTTTTCGTGTGCAACTAGGGTCAGATAAACCGTTAGTGTAGCCACTGGTGACAAGTGGTATTGAAACATTGTTTGTGGATAAAAGGTCTCCACCGTAAACCATTACTTTGAAGTGTGTTCCGTCGAGGACATTATTCGGAACCATGCAACAGAGAATACTACTACCTTTACCTATGTGTACAGTAGTTGTTTCTCCCCATCCGTCACGGAATATGACGAATTTGTTTATGTCCATCCATTCCTCGTCGAAGGTGAATCTACACCTATAAGTGTTATAATTTTTACTTACAACTTCAGTTGTAGAATCTGTTCGGGTTAATCGTTGTGTATTATTAACATCAAATTCTAAATTCACAAAGTATCACACTCCCTCATTCATCTTCATATACATACGAATCGAGTATGCAATGATTCCGTACGAGGTAACAACATTTTTCTAAATCATGGTCACAGGTACGTCTGTTACAGCAACCATCACAAAAAGTAGTATTATTTTTAGTTTTCATGAAAATTCAAAAAAAAATATATTAATAAAAAGTTTTTTTAATATGTTTTCACACGTAAATTACGAATACAAGTACTACCATACTGACTAGTAGCATAAGAATTACTTAGATTAGTTACCCCACCGATAGTGACTCTTGACTTTTCTGATAATTGTTCCCATTCGTAAATTACTTTATTGGCAACATCATCATTTTTCCATACTTCTAAACGGGTTGGGGAAGTTTTACGCATATGCACAGTATGCCAATCAACAACCGGATTATTATTAATAGATGTCCCGGATGGTAAATCAGTTAAAGTAACATCAGGGGATTTAACAAAATTAGCAGTGCCTGAGTCTAGAGTTGGATTGCTTGTGATTGGTCCTTCCCAATTTCTTATACCCCATCCAGAAAATGGAGTATCAAGATTAGTTAATAAGACTATACCAGTATATCTTAATCCGTTAAGGTAAGCTAAATCGAAAGTGCATTCCCATAAACCAGTATTGTCCCATCCTCCATTAAGAACTGCACCTTTAAACTTAGCAGTATCACTATCAACAATAGTGTAAGCATTACCATTAGATGCCTCTTTAATCACATCAGATTGGTCAACATATTCCGGTTTATAAGTACAATCTTCTAAATGATAAGATATTGTTGGTAAATCTTCAAAACGACCTAAGAAATATACATCTCCTTTATTCTGAGAAGTATGTTCAAGAGTAATTTCACCATCATTATCAGTTATAAAAGAATCATATAATGCAAAAGAATGCACTTCCATATTTTTAATGATGCATTCACCAGATAAATAAAATAAATAATATGGGAACATGCCCTCATTTTTAATAGATTTAATTAATGTATTATCCACAAATATCTCTGTATAATAACCGTCATGAGTAATAGTAAGATGAGAATTATTAGGAACATAATCCGATAATACTTCATTTTTATTATACATATAAACTTTAAGTTGACCTGTGATTTTAACAATATCCACATCTAATCGTGAAATTTCATTAGATAATTGTCCTCCAAGGATAAATCCTGAATTTGAAGATATAGAACGAATCCGTGTCCCTATATAACTCTTATATGCTTCAAGGTTGTATGAATTAGTAATACCATCCACATTTAACTGAGATGAAGATAATTTCCTCTCAACTCTGAAGTTATCCACAGTAATATTCCCCCCACCTATGTTGAAACGGAATTTATAATATGGATCATCAGACTCATAAACATCATATTCCTCCCCATCAACATATAAGGTGAATTTACGGAAATTATTGAATTTAAGTTGAACATTGGAATTTTTAAACGAGGATAGATTAATCTTATCATAATAAGAGTTATCTTCATTGAATACTTCGAGAAAAACATTCTCCTGAACATTAATATCAGGTATGTCAAAATTAATAATCATATCTGATTCTAATAATGTATTACATGTGTATGTTGCTTGTTGTTCTCCACTTGCAGTAAAACCGTTTAATGTACGTGTTACAGTTAATGCTCCATATTCTGTGAAGAAATCAAAAGCATTAGATAATCCTTTTTTTATAATATCGTTTGATTTATAGATAGTGACTTCACTATCTCTGATTAAGTGATTATGTCTATAGAACGCACCAGTTACTGAGGCAGTTTCATGGTTATTGTTTTCATCTAAACGGTTATAACCTATGAATTCGGGTGTGCTGTTAAACCATACACCATTATGCCATATAGTTGTACCGTCTGCATCTAACTTGATAATTCGTTTATTTTCCACCATGAAATTATTAACAATTTTATTATCTAGAATAAGGTCTGGTTTAATGTTAAAAATAGAGGATACTGATGAAGTATATTCATTTCCTCCAGTAGAACCATAACCAATATTCACAGTAATAGTTGCATCCTTACTACTAATTTCTGGGAGATATACTTCACCGTTTAAAGAACCATTAGCTCTGTAATTAATGCTTACAGGAGTGGGTTCTTCAACTAATAATGCTTCTATTTCATTGATAATAACAGAATTAATCCAAAATCCTATATTATTACCAATAGTATTATGGATATTTACTGTGAATGGAACAGTACCTCCTTCAACAACATTACTGGAAGTTATACTCAATGTTGCCTGCAATTGTGTTACATCAGCCATAAATACCTAACTTCCTGGTAAAATTTTATAAGTTGCAGTTGATCCGTCAGTGAAAGATGCAGTTAAAACCACTGGTGAAGTTGTGGTTAACACTCCATTAGTTGTTGTAGTCACTACCTGACCGGCACTGGTTCCTATGGCACCATTGTTTTTCAGGTTGCCTATCTGGTTGCTTGTGGTTAAAACTCCACTTTCTCCGGTGACTACGAACAAACCACTTGTAGAACCGATTTTCCCATCATTAGTAATCTGTCCATGCACATGATTTTCCAAACTATTTAATTCCCTAAGAGCATTATTTAAAGAGGTGACTTGTTCAGTTGTCATTAAACCTTTAGTTGCTGTTGATGCATCAGGATAAGTAGTGTCACGGTCATCAACAAGAACCCATGCACCTTGACCATTATTAAAAGCAGTCCAATGAACATAAACCGCTAAACAAACACTCCTATAAGGCAACTCACCGGCTTGTATAACACGATTTTTATAGTATAATGGTTTAGCACCCAGACTATTAATATTTAAAGTAGCATTGGCCTTGTTAGTGGAGTTAGTATTATTATAAAGTAACACTGATAAACCATGATGGAGACTGGTAACAGTAACATAAGAACCAGTGTAATTAGTTGCATCTGTAGTAGTTATAATAACACCAGAAATAGCACCATGATTAATAATATTATCTATCTCTGTCTTGTAAGTGCTATTAAAATCATTACTGGACAAATCCTTACCTGAAACCTTATCCACTTTACTGGTTGCTGTTGATAACACTTTTAAATCATAATGTTTCATAAAAATAAATCCTTATTCGTTGATTTTATATTCAAAACCAGTTCTTTCACCACCGCATTCAACTTCGAAAAGATAAGTTTTATCCTTTTCAAAAGATATGCCTGCGATGGCTACGCCTTCACTATCAGTCATAGTGGTGGCGAGATGATTACCATCAATGAAAAAACTAATCTCAGCACTAGAAAAACTAGTCTCAGCTTTAATTTCCAACATTTCAGTATTAAATTCTTCCTCTAATTTTTTCTCAACATTAATCTCAATTGACATAACCTAAAAATCCTCCGAGTTATAAGTAACAGTAAATAGAAAAATAGAAAAAATTCCAAGACTAAAAATCATGAAAAAATGATTATAATTATCACATGGAATGTCATTATACACTCTTACCAAACAAATAAAAAAATCAATAAAAGATAAAGAAAACCTCCTAACATTCAATCCTTGGAGTGCAGGAGAATATTCTAATAACTGGACAGGATTCTATAATTACGGTAATTCCACACGATTAATCACCAATGAAAAATCATATATCGGAGATAAATCACTTAAATTCATAACCTCAACTGAAAATGTAGCAATTCATGATGTAGAAGTGTTAACCTCCTCTGAAAACATCGGTGAAACAATAAAAGGTACAGCTTATATTATCGGACATAATGCAAATTTAAAATTAACCTTCTATAATTCCAATGGAACAATATTTTATACAGTTACAACAAGTATTAATTCAGCAGATTTCCAAAAATACAGTTTAAGCACAGCAATACCATCTGATACAGTAAAAATACATTTACGTATACACTCCACCAGTGAAGGTATAATCTATGCAGATAATTTCACTATGAATATTCAATAAAAGATAGGAACAATCTATTTTCTCATCTTATTTGGACATGCGGAGAATCCGATCAAAAATTAACCTCATTCTTTTTCACATCCAATACTAAAAGTGAAATATCCAATCAATACTCGACAATAGGAGATACCTCCTTAAAAATGAGTATGATTAATTTGAATATTCCTTATTATGGGGAAGTTAGAAGCAGTAACGCATTTAATGAAGCAGGTAAAACAATAACATTCCAAGCAGACATTTACTCTAATTATACTTGTAGACTTTTCATTTACACTTATATTAACGGAGTCTATTCTCATAATCATGTAACCATTCCACCAAATACATCAGGAACATTTTCTGTGACTCGGACAATACCTCAGGATACAGAACATACCCTATTCCGTGTTGAACCAATCGAATATTCTTATGAAAATGCTTTTTGTTATATGGATAACTGGAAACTAACCCTATAAAAGATAAGAACAATATATTACCATTTAATAAATGGGCTCCGGATTATTCTATTGATTTTAACTATAATAAAGAAACTAACTCTACTATTACTCGTTCAGATGAATGGTCAAGCATTGGTAAGTATAGTTTAAAAGCAACTAGTACTGAAGTGGATCATTACAGACAATTCATAGGAGTAATTCATAACGTGCAAGAGGAGGGTATTTCTGAAGGAAGTGTAACAGTATATAATCCTATGACTAATGCTCAGGTACTTTTATATAATCGTACAACACAAGGGATATCCATAGTTACAATACCAAAATCAGATACTCCTACAAGAAGCAGTGTACAATCAAATATAACCGATACAAATGAGTTAGAAGTCCGTGTAAGAATTAATCCTTCTGAAATAGGTCAGTATATTTATGTTGATGATTTTAAATTAACTCTTCAATAAAAGATAAGGATAATTTACTAAATTATAATATTTGGAGTTGTGGAGATTTTGGCACAATCCCCATTTTTAAGAGAAACGATTGTGCTGCTGAAAGATCAAATGAATGGTCATGCAATGGTGAGTATAGTTTAAAATTAAATGGGGACGCATGGGATTGGGCAGGATTTCAAATCATACAAAAAATATCATCATCCCAAACCATTCAAATATCCTCAAATATATACTCCAATACAACTAACCAGTTTAGAATACAATTAATTGATTCAAATAATGAAAAAACATCATATTCCTTATCAAATTCAGCAGGTGAAAGCAACCCCTTAATTAACATTCAACTTACCAATGAAATTCAAAGAGTAGACATTCACATAGTTTTATTAAGTGAGGGAATAATATTTATGGACAATCTAAATTTAAAACTAATTTCATAAAAGATAAATTAAACCTCTTAACATTCAATCAATGGAGTGGAGGACAATATAACAATAACACAACAGATTTCATTGTTAAAATAGGCGGAACATTATCCGTATCAACTGAATACTCCACTATAGGTGAAACTTCAATAAAATCAACAGCATCATCAGGAACTGCTTCGGTAGATGTAAATTACATTATCACTAATGGTGAAATGGGTAAAC